AGAAAAATTACTTTAAGAGTTGGAAATGATCCAATTTATTTAGATCCTACAGCTGATCCTTATGATCTTATTAAAATATATGCAATTGAAGCTGGTGGATTTTCTATTGTTGCTCCAAATTTAAGAGATGCAAAAAATACACCTGGCTGTAAATTTTATTTAGATAAACTAGAAGATACAGTAAGTACTAGAACAGAATTATCTAAACTAAGAAATAGAGCACTTGCTGCATTAACTAATATGTATGATTCAGAAAATACTAAATTATTCTATGTAGCTAAAATATGTGACATGAATAGTACTCAATATAATAAATCTACAGCTAATGATGTTATCTATGAAGTTATGGATGATTTTATTCATGCTAAAGGTCATGATAGTAATCAAAGAAGATGTGCTGAAAAATTCCTAGAAGTATCAAGATTGAGTATGGAAGATTTGAAACTAAAAGCAATTATTAAAGATGCAAGTGGATATAGTATTATATCTAATAAAGCAGATGGATGGATTTATTTTGGTTCAGTGAAAATGGGTAAAACTCCAGAAGGATGTTTAGAATGGTTAAAAAATCCATTAAATGAAGAACATCAAATGGGAATGTTAAGTCAAGTAGAATACTACTGGAACATGTAATTATGAATAATACTACACTACAAATAAAATTTAGACAAAGACTTAATAAGCTTGCTAGTAATGACTATGATAATATAGAATGTTGGCAAATAGTTGAGGCTTTTAATAAAGCACAAATTGAGTGGTGTAGAAGACAATTACATGGAAACAATATGTATAAAGAAGGTGATGAAATGTCTAAAAGACGTATTGATGATCTTCAGCTTTTAGTAACGGATGTTGGTTTGACTTTTAATACTGAGGATACTTATATTGAGTCAACCAATTTTCCAACTAATTATTTAGAATATAAAAGAGTTTCTACTGAAGCATTTACTAAATGTTGTCCTGTAACAGAAACCCCTAATGATCTAAACGGTCCTTTAACAAGAGGAAGATCAATGACAGTTTACTTATCTGAAGAAGCTAATGTAGATCTTATAATGAGAGATCCTCTTAAAAGACCTGATTTTGAATGGGGTGAAACATACTGTACATTACAAGGTAATAGAATTAGAATATATAGAAGAGATTTTGAAATTGTAAATCCTTTACTTACATATTATAGAAAACCAAGAGACATAGAAATAGAAGACTGTGTAGATCCTTATACATTAGTTGCATCTGCAGCAGATGTAGAATGTGAATTCAAAGATGATATAGTTGAATTATTAATTGATGAAGCATGTTCTATAATTGCAGGAGATATAAATGATGCAAATCAGTATATTAGAGGATCTGGATCAGCAGAAAAAAATAATTAATATATTAGTTTAAACAAATAAAAAGTAGTATATTATTTATGTATATCAATATCAATATTAATCAGTTGGGGTAAAACCTAACACAAAACAAAAATTATGGCTTATTTTAATCATGCGTTTGCTAAAGCTTTTTATGCTGCAACGCACAATCAAACAACTACAGAGACTACTGCTGACTTAGGTGGAGCAGCTGGAACTGACTTAGGAGAATTTGCAATTGCTGATTCTGGTTATAAGATTATGAATGCTGTAGGAGTAGCTGCACATGCAGGTGGATTCTATTTAGCGCAATCATCTTTCCAGACTTCTGATACAATTGGAAACAATCCAGGACACGGAGGATACTCTGAGTCTCACAAATCAAAAATGATCCTTAAGAAATATATCTCTGATATGTGGATTACGGATTGTGTAAATGAGGCTGCTACAGTTTATGAATTAACAGTTAAACCAACAGTAGCAACAGGTTCAGATTCACAATCATGTTTCCCATGTGGATCAGATCCTATTTTAAGAGTGGATATTAAAGGTACTGCGGCATTAAGATTATTAAATCACAATGCTTATCAATCTTTATCAGGTTCTTTACCAATGTTTGGATCTGACTCTGTAACAGCTGCTGCTACAGAACCAACTAATGGTGTAGATATGTGTTGCGTACCACAAGATGCAACTCACGTTGGTATTGCTCCATCTATTGTTGCTCTTAACTGGGTAGATCAATTTAACAACGATCCTATTTTAAGTAAATTAGGAGTTGCTAAATTACAGAATAATAGAACTGGTGCAGCAACTACTTGGGATAATACAACTGCTGCAAACTTAACTGCAATTTATGCAGGTGGTGCAAGAGGTGTAACATCTGCTGGTGGTGCTGGTGCACAAACATTTACAGCTATTGCTTCAGGTGCTACAGGTTACTTTAGTGCTAATCAGTTTAAAGTTGTTATTTCTCTTTACACTAGTTGTGAACTACAAACTCAATTTTCTTCTTGTTCATTTGATACAAGAGACTTCTACTTAATGGGAGGTCTTAAAGTATCTGCTGATTTACAAGATGAGGTAGGTCAACCATGTGTTGCTTGCCAAGGATATGTAGTAGGAGAAGAAGCAACTACATTTAAGCAACGTAGAACATCTTCTGATACAGCAATCAATGATATTCTTTTAACTGAAAACTACAGACAATCTCCTTATAACCAAGGAAACAGAGACTCTAGTAGATTTAGAGAGCAAGAAGGAATGTCAGGAATTATTGGTGAATTAGGTAGAGATGCTACTACAAGTTCTTGTAATGGTGCGTTTAGAGTTTATCACTTATTGCACAATGTGCCTAGATTTAACAATCCTTCTGGAGTGTTTGATAATGATCAATATCACTACAAAGTATATGTTAAATGTGCTAGTTCATCAGTAATTGCATCTTTGGATACTGATTGGTTAGCAATTGCAATTGATGCAGGAATACACAAACTTGATGGTTCAGGTATTGTTACATCAGCTGCAGATCTAGTTGACAAAGGTGGTGACTACTAATAGTTAACACTCTATATACATAGATTAAGAAGGGGGCAGAAAAATCTGCTCCCTTTTTATTTCTTTTAATCAAGTAAATTTTGTATATTATTAGTGAATAGTATACTTATTTAAACATATAGCATATGGCTTCCAAACACATTTTAAGCTTAGATGTCATTGAAACTGCAAATTGCTCAGTATTAAATGTTGTTGATACAAGCGTTTATTCTGATCAATTGCCAGTCACATGTCCAGAGCTGCTTATTACTCCTCCAGGTTTTAATGCTCCTGTATTAATAGAAGTACAGGAAGGTTTTAATTTACCATTAAACACATGTTCATTAGGAATTCAAACTACTAGTTGTAATACCTCAATAAACACATTACCTGATGGAATATATATCATAAAATATCAGGTGGCTCCTTCTGATAAAGTATACGTAGAATATAATCATCTAAGAACCACAGAACTACTAAGCACATACTATCAAAAACTATGTGACCTAGATGTACAACCATGTGAACCTTCTTCTACTAGAAAAGATCTATTAGCAGAAATGTATTATATAAGAACATTAATTGATGCAGCTAAAGCAAAAGTAGAGTATTGTCAAAGTCCAAATGAAGGAATGGAACTTTATAATTTTGCAAAAAAGAAATTGAAGAAAATAACATGTGATATATGTTGTTAAGATCTTAAGTTATGGCTAAGAAAAAAACACATGAAGAGCAGGTAAAGCAAATTAATGTAAAACAATTATTTGCTGATAAGGTGTATAAAAAAATGAGGGCTGATAGATATGGTCTTACATTTTGCTGCCCAAATGACTTAGAAAAAATAAACATTAAGAATTATACTTGTAATTGGCAAGATCTTAAAGTAATTCAATATGATGAATCATTTACACAAACAATGATTCAAGATCCAGGTATTCAATTATGTGCACCTCCTTCAGTTTTAAATCCACAAACAGGTTTATGTGAATCATCAGTAACTGCAACTACAGTTGGTACAAACACATATTCACAAGCAAATGCTGAACCAAACGGAACACCTACTCCAGTAACTGCTGAAAATGTATGGAGATTTGGTAAAGAATGTCCTATTATATTTTCAATGCCAACAGCTACAGATGGTTCAGGTTCTAATCCAGAGTTTATTGGAAATAGTTCAGCTGAATTAGGAGGTGGAAGTTGGTGGATAACATATGATGCTAGAGACGGTAGTTCAACTGGTGGAGTTAATGGTCCTCAACATAATCCATTATATCATCAAGGTGTAACAGAAACTAGTTTAATAAATGCTTTAGCTAAAGCACCACCAACAGGGTGGCCAGGTAATACAACATTAGAATTTGCTGTTCCTATTACTGTACCTGTAACAAAAAATTATTATGTATTATTAGCTGCAGACAACCACTATGGTATGTCACTTGATGGTACACCTATAATTACATCATCTGATGCTGTTACAGCAAAAAATATGACATGTTTAGCTTCAGGGCTTGGTTCTAATTGTAATGTAGTTAATTTACCTTCTAATTGTAATAAACAATATACAGGAGGCGGATACCCAAATAATTATGGATATATAAGAGCTTGGTTATATGAAATTAGAATAACAGCTGGCTGTCATAACCTTGTACTAAAAGGAATTAATGATGGTGCTAACGGTATGTTTGCTTTTATGGTGTTAGATAATACAAGAGCAGAAATTATAGCCTCTACTTCAAGAGATGATTTAACTGAAATTGCTTCATCTGATCAAGTTAATAATTTCTATAGTAATATAAGTGCAACTATTCCATGGTCATGTACACCGCCTGCAGTATTATATACTGGTGCACCATATTCAGCAAGTTGTCCAGGATGTCAAACACAAACCTCTACTACAACATATGAATGTCCTCCAGGATTTACACTTAATACTAATACAAATTTATGTGAAGGTGTTGTTGAAGGTTGTGATACAGAAACATTAATGATACTTGTTGTAAATCAAAATGGAGATCCAATGCCAAATTATGACATTGTATTTGATGGAGGTAATTATACAACAAATGATTTAGGTGAATTAGTAATTGTAGTTGAAAACGCTTCTGTAAATACTACACATACATTTAATATTTCATGTATATGTATAACTACAAGTGGAGGATGTGCTATTCAACAAATTGATATTGTTGTTACAGATCCTGATATTGAAACATGTGAATATCCTGATTTACCTTGTGAGTGTGTTGCACCATCATTTTTATCAGAAATATTTAAATCTCCAAATATGACGGTATCATTTACAGATGCAAATTTTGCAGCTGGAAATACTGTTACAGCAACATCATATACTTTAGCTTGGAGACTTAAAGGAACAACTACTTGGGGTCCATGGAATGAAATTACAGGATTAACAATGGATCCATTAACAGGAGTAATATCATATAACTTCTTAGCTTTAGATCCAGGATTTTATGAATATAAAATAAAAAGTATTTGTGATGATTCAGAATCAGCTTGGTCAGCACTAAATCCATTTATAATACCAGAAAGACCTGTAGATGTAACAGGATGTATAGATGAAAAAGCTGATAATTATAATCCTTTAGCAACTACAGCTTGTGATAATTGTTGTACTTATACTGTTTATGGTTGTACAGATCCAACAGCTATAAATTATTATGGAACTGTTCCATCAAATACTACCTTAATTGATAATGGTTCTTGTTATTATAATTGTTTAGCGTGTACTGCAATGGGTGCTATTACTACAGTTCCTGGATGTTGTGATTCAGCAGCTTCTAATTATAATCCTGCTGCAACATGTGACGATGGTTCTTGTATCCCTATTTTCTATGGATGTATAGATCCAAGTGCGGCTAATTATACTTCAAACCCTAATGTTATACATGATGGAAGTTGTGTATGGATTGGATGTACAGATCCTAATTATCAATGGTGTTCTGAGTATATAGGACCTGCAGGACCAGCACCATCACCAACAGGGTTTATAGATCCAATAACAGGACAGGTATTAATGGGTACTAATATAGATAATGGAGCATGTAGTAATTGTTATCAATCCTAATAATATTAAATGAGAAACAAAATGAATAACTTGGTTGTATCATAAAAAATCTGTATATTATAATGTATACATGTATTTAATACAACTACAAAGAAAAAATATTTATGATTCCTAATAAATCAAATACAACAAACGGATGTGATAATACATCTTCAAATTGTGTAATTTGGCAAGGTCCAGATCTTCCGTGTGTTAATGTCTGTAATGGTGATACCATTAGTGACATACTTGCAAAAATGTGTGAAGTATTAATTAATACTACAAGCACAAGTACAGGTGTAGATATTTCAACTATTAATCAATTATGTTTAGAAGAAACATACGGTGTTGCAAATAATGTACAAGGATTAATTCAAAACATAATTACTGAAGTATGTACAATAAATAACCATCCGGGTACTGATCCTTGTTCTTGTGTTATACCTTTACCTCCTTGTTTGCAGTATAGAGATGAACAAGGTAATTTTATATCAACTCTTCCATTACATGATCCTAATACAGGAACTGGATATGCAGTAATGTTAGCAAATAATATTTGTGCTAATATAGCTGCAATTGACCAACTTCAAAATGCTTCAACAGGTCATGAGGGTAGAATTGTTGCATTAGAAAAGCGTCCAGCAGGAGAAAGATATATAGCACCAAAAGTAGTTCCAAGTTTTGTTGGAAAAGTTGGTGTACCATCATCATTAGAAAATGTATTAAGATTAACAGAAGAATCAGTTGGAGAATTACAAAGAGCAACAGGATCACCAACAGCAATAAGTAATGCATTAAATGTTGCACCAAACCTTAACGGTAGAGATAGATTAAGCGGTAAAGGTACAATGTCAGCAATAGCTCAATGGAATAATAATGCTATAAACATGGCACAATCATTCCAAAACTTGTGGATCACAATGAATGACACAAGAAATGCTGTTCAAAGTATAAAAGAAACTGTGGCAAATCCATTATGTGGAGATGTAACTTTTGATGTAAAAGGACATATAAATAGAAATGCAGAAGGTGCTTTTGTAGCTATCAGTTTAGATTTTACAGATACATCTATTCCAACTGATTATACAAGTTGTGATAGCAGAGGAACTAAAGTAACAATTACTGATTCATCTTTAAACTCAATAGTAAAATATGTAGATGTAGTACAATTTTATCAAAACAATGGTGTATTTGGATTAGCTACTGGTGAAATGGGTAATTTAGATTTAGGAAGTAATTATTCAGTTAAAGTAGAATTCTGTGTATCAAATGGAGAAAATCAATGTTCTGAAATTTATCCTTTTACAATAGATAATGAATTACAATGTCCTAACTTAGATATAGGAACTGTAACAGCAGATACAATACCTTTTTCTATTAGTGGTGTAAGAATACCATCAGGTAAAGGTCATACATTATCTGTTGTTTTAAAAAGTAGTGCTGGTTCTGTAATAGATTCAAGATCATTTTCTACTTTTAGTTCAGGAGTAAGTGGAAACTTTACTAATCTTGTAGGATCTACATCATATCAAATAACAGTGGAAATACAAAGAAGTGGTAGTTCAACCCCAATTGTATGTGCAACATCTACTGTTTCAACAACAGCTCCAGCATGTGCACATGAACATAAAATACCAGCAACAACTGGTTGGTTTACATCAACAACGGCTGAAACAAATTTACAACAAGGTGCAAATACAATTGAAATTGCATCATATAATGATGGTGTAACTCAGACTAAATGGAAAGTAGGTTTTGATACAACTAATACCCCAATTGTTACACAACAAAGTGGATATACGGATGTATCAGGATGGAATCATGCAGGAAGTTTTTTAGCTAATGAATACTCTACTGCAGCATTAGTAATAGGAGGTCTTGCAACATCTCCTTTAGTGCCAAGCGGAATTACTAGAGCTGATAAAGAAAGTGGATGGAAATATATGGGAAGTTTAATGTCTCCAAATAGTACACTATTATATATTTATGCAAGTATTGACACATCAAGTCATACAGTTAATGATGTAATATTTGCATGTAATTGTACGGGACTATATATAGATACTCCACAACCAGTATTTTATACTAAAATTGGAGGAAGTGTTGTAACAGAAATTGATGCTATAGGATATACTGAAGGTGATGAAGGTTACACATGGTCAATAACTTCACAACCTTCTCATGGTACAGTAAGTAGTGTGGGTGGGTATCCAACAAAAAGTAAAACAAAATACTTGTATGGTCAAAATGGAGACAATATGATTTCTGATTCATTTACTGTTTCATTAACTAATCAGTGTGGACAAGTTGTATCAAATAAAATTGTATCAATATTACCAGCAAAACCAATTAGATATACAACTTCAGAAATTGTAGTATTCTTTGATACTACAACAATGACGACAACTAGAGCTAATACTATTAAAGCATCATTTCTTGATACTATAAATCAAATGAGTTCTAGCTCACCAACACCTAATATATATTTTATTGCTGTTCAAGGAACAAATGCTGGAGATTATTTAAAACATCCAAAAGGATTAGTTGAAAGAATTAATGGAAATACAGAATATAGTGCAGGTAATAAATCAATAGATATACCAACCGTTGGAGCTTGGTATACAGATGTTATGGCAAGTGGTGCTACATTACCAGCTTGGTTCACAGGATCAACTAATGTGTTCCCACCAGATATTAAAATAATATCTTTTGTTAATAAAATGAGTTCTACATCAGGAGCATATACAAGTGCTACAACGGTTCCAGTTGTACCGTCTTGGGCTGGATTTGGACCTACAACTTCTAACTGGGCTAATCCACATTTATATTCAGAAGATTATGCTTGTATTTCTGACATGTTACCTTCAAGTATTCCAACAACAGGTAATAGACAACCTTGGACTGTACTTGTACAAGCTATATCAGCTATCCCTTGGACTACTGGTAGTATTCCATTTACGTTTGACCAGGTTGTTATACCTATAATTCAAGATTCAGCAGGAACATCAGCTGTAGCGGCATTACAACAAGCAACGGCTATTAATGGAGAAGATTTATTAACTCCACAAGAACTTGGAGGTCAAAAATTTGGATTAAGAGAATATGGATTTGATGGAGCTTCAGGTATAAATATTAATGAGTATTTAAATTCTGCAGCAACAGGTACACCATTACCATATAGTGGAACTACATCATCTTCAGGAGGAGGTATTGCATTAACAATTCAAGGATTAAAAGATCTTACTAGTAGTAGTATAATATCTCATAATTACTTTGAAAATAATGATGACTTTAATACTACAACTAATACTAAAATATTAGGATTTATAAGAGGAATGTTTGGAATGGATCAAGATGGAAGTGGTCAACCTACAAATAAAGGATTTGGATATATAGGAGGAAAGGGAACTTTATTTGGAATTAGTGATGTAGCAGGTGCACCAGGTCGTGCTGCTGCATGTGTTAATGCCAACCCTGGAGTGGTTAGCATATATACATCTGCTGGAGTTGATACTTCAGGTGGTTCTGCAGATTGTTTTAGTTCTATTGCAGAAAGTAGAGCATATCTTTCTCCAACAGCAGCAGCAAATAATATAGCAGGTATTGAGGAACTTACTAATGATAGATGGTACGCTATTAATCCTGGAACAGGAAGTGTAAGTTATATTGCTCAATATAAAACAACAGCAGTAGTAGGTAAACATTGGACAGGTATAACGCAATGTACATAATAATTAAAAAATAAAAAAAATGGCTTGTAATAGATGTGGACATACAAAATCATCACCATGTGCCTGTCAAGATCATGGTTTAACTACACCTTGTTCTTATACAAATTGTGAGACACCAGCATGTGAAGAAGTAATATGTTCTGAATGTATTATAGAATGTAATACTATACAAAATAGATCTACAGGTTCTGTAACATGGGAAGCTGAAAGATCAGCAGGTATAACATCAACACCTGGAATAGCTGTAAGACAAGCAGCAAGTAGTGTTGAATTATTACAAAGATTAGCTTTAGCAACAACTGATCCAGCAGGAGGAGATGCAATGGCTGTTGCAATTGCACCATTTTCTGTAAATAGTGTTTTAACAACATCTGTTGATATTGCATGGTCTAATGTTCCAACAGCAGTAACTTCTGTTAGTATATATAAAGCACCAGCTGCTTCATCTACATGGTCTTTAGTTAAGACTATAAATACTAATGTAAAAACAACTTTAAAGGACACAATTACAGGATTAACAACAGGGACAGCATATAAATTTAAATTAGTATCAACAGCACCAGGTGGTGAGGGAAGAGCTAATATAAATGCTAATTCAGTTGCATTATATGTAACAACTAAATAATATAACAAAAGTGGAGACAGTTTGTTGGTTTTAACTCTGCAATTGTTGGAAGCCCCAGAGAAATCTGGGGTTTCTGTTTTATATAGCAATTTTTTTGTATCTTGCCAGCAATTTTAATTAAAAATAACTTATGGAATCATTACTAGAAAAAATCAAAGCTTCCTTCAAGTGGAAGAAAACTTCTGATTATTGTGCAGAAAAATTAAATATCACAATAGATGACTATGATAAACTAAAAGACTATGTGAAATCTCAAGAATTAATGGAAAATTCTTCAACTTCATATGAGTATAATTTAGAAAAAGGTGAAGCAAAAATGGAAACAATGAGTTCATCAGAACCAAAATCACCTGAAGAAATAATTGATGTTTTAAATATTGATACCACAAAGTGGAAATTATCTAGTTATTGGAATAAACAAATGGGTGATCACTGGAGAGTTTCAGCAATGGTAACAAGAATAAAAGATAATGAAATAGATAATGTTGCTGAGTTATTAAAAGGATTTAAGCCAAAAAAATATAAAGAAGTAAAAAGAATTAAAACTCCAGGTAGAACAAAAACAGCTGGAGTTTTGTCATTACAGGATATACATTTTGGTAAAGAAGGGAATGAAACTATTGATAAATGTTTTGAAGAAACAATTATTGATCTAGTTGAAAGAGCTACAAGTGCTCACCACCTAGAGAAAATATACTACGTGGTAGGAGGTGATTTAATCAACATGGATACATGGAGTGGTACTACCACTAGTGGAACACCTTTAGATAACTGTATGACTGCTACAGAGGCTTATATGCAAGCCTTTAATGCCATTCAATGGAGTATTAATTATATTAAACAGTTTTGTGATACTTTACAAGTAGTATATATACCAGGTAATCATGATAGACTTTCTTCATTTCATTTAGCTCATGGGTTATCTAAATGCTTTGATAATCCAAGTATACTCTGGGATGTAGTTTATCTTGAGAGAAAAGTATTTACATATGGAGATAACTTCTTTGCATTTGAACATGGTGATGTAAATACTAAAAATTCACTTATGTTATACTCTATGGAATATCCGAGAGAATGGGGTAAGACATTATTTAGAACATTATATACAGGACATTATCATCATAAGAAAAAAATAGAATATATAACTGCACATGAAAATACTGGGTTTATGCTTAAAATATTACCAAGTCTTTCAAGAACAGATTATTATCATTATCATAATAAATTTGTAGGATCAAGAAGATCTGGTGTCTTATCATTACATACTCCAGATAAAGGTGAGATTTGTGAACTGACATATTCACCTGAATAAACTTGAATAAATCACCTTTTTTTTGTAAATTATAATGTATGGTAATATTATGATAAGTAATTTTAAAAAACCTAATTTAAATGCTCCAAGATATAGAGAAAAAGTCTTGGGGTTATTAAATGCGGATTTAATTAATGAATTTAAAGAAAAAAACCCAATATACTCTCAGATAGATAACACTAAATTTAAAAAAATAATAAACTTATTTAATGAGAGAATATGGAAAGAAGTTATAGAAAATAGAGATGGTGTAGAACTCCCTGATTCTTTAGGATATATATTTATAGGTACATGTCCTGCAGCAAAGAGTGTCAATACAGATTATGCATTATCTAGAAAATATGGAAAGGTCTTACAGAATAAAAACTGGGAGACTGATGGTAAAGTAGCAAAAATATTTTATACAAATTATTCTACTAAATACCGTTTTAAAAATAGAGAGCTCTGGCAGTTTACTGCTGTAAGACAATTTAAAAGAGCTGTTGCTAAGTCATATCCTAAAAAGTGGACTAAGTATATTAGAATGGAAAATAAGAAAAGAGTAGCTGATATGTATAAGAAAAATAAATAGAAAATATGACAACAATAGGAGAAGCAGTCTCAAGAGTGAGACAATCTATAAAAGCTGAGGTACAAGATTCCTTTGTTACAGACAGATATATCTATAGCCTTATACTAAAAAATGCTCAGTTATTAATGAGAAGACAAGACAATGCTAATAAGCTAATGAAGTTTAATGGTGTTTGGCAAGCTTTACCTTTTGTTGAATTAATTGAAGTAGATAAAGTAGAAGCTAAGTGTGCTGGTATACAAAGTGGTTGTACAATTAAAAGAACTAAAGAAAAACTTCCAGTTTTTATGGAAGGTTATTGGGGGCCACTTATCCGTACAGTAAGCTCTATAGATACTTCTATTGAAGTACAACCAACAAATCCTGGTACATATACTTCAATGACTAAAACCACATCTCATAAATATAATAAAACAAAATATTACTGGTGGTTAAATGATTATATCTACATTCCAAATGTAGAATGGGATGCAATTAAAATAGAAGGTGTTTTTGAAGGAGATATTTCTAAATGGAATTGTGATGTAGATGATGATTGTACACCTAGATATTTACAGCAAATGTATATTCCAGAATTCTTATTTGCTGAAATTGAAACTCAAGTAATGAATCAACTTATGAATACTATGAAAGTTCCTACAGAAGATTCTGATAATAAATTAAATATTAATAGATAATGGCTGTCTCACATAAATATAGAACGTTTGATCAATTACTTGAAGATGTATCAGTTGATTTTTCAACTCAAGCATTAGAAGGTATGATTGAACCTCAGCAATTAATTAAAGTTGCTACAAGGGTAAATTATGATTTAGGTCTTAGAATCAATAGAACAAAAGAAGCTGTTATAGATATTGAACATAGTAAGGGTCAATTACCAGAAGATTTTTATACATTGAATTATGCATTTTGTTGTGGGTCATATACGGTTAGTAATACACCTCCAGCAGGGACAACAGTAGATACAACATATACAAAGTATGTTCCAGATCCAGGAGATCCAAAGCAATGTTTAGATCCTGAAGATTGTAAAGATGTATGTGTAGTTAAAACATGTCCAACTACAACTACAGATGGAAGAACTACAACTACAACTTATGATGAATATATGGTTGTACAATTTGTAGGTGCAGAACAATATAGAACTTATTCAAACTATATGCCTTTAAGAATAAGTACATCTAACAAAGTATTATGTGATTGTCCAAATGTTAATGTTCAAGCAATGAATATTGCAGAGATAAGAGATAATTATTTAATTACAAATTTTAAAACAGGCAATGTATATATAAGCTATCAAGGATCAATGGAAGATAATGAAGGAAATCTTTTAGTCTTAGATCATCCATATTGTAATGAATATTATGAATATGCTTTAAAAGAGAGAATTTTAGAAAATATGATATTTGCTGGAGAAAATGTATCTCAACAATTATCTTTTATTCAAGGTAAATTAAGAGCTGCAAGAAATAACGCTCTAGGATTTGTTAATACTCCAGACTTTGAAGAAATGAGAAAAATATGGGAAGTAAATAGAAGAGCACAATATCATAATTACTATAATATGTTTAAAAGTCATCCAACATTAGGTGGATAAAAAATAGTTTAAAATGGCTGAGAAGCAAAACACACCAAAATTACAGAATACTTCTGATATAGATACTGACGTATTTGTAAAAGGAATGACTAAAGATCCTGATTCTAGTATGATTACTAAGGAGCAATGGACTCATGCACGTAATGCTATTAATAATTCTGTAGATGGTGATCTTGGAACGCTAGGTAATGAACCTGCAAATAAACAATGTTCATCAGCTCCTTTTACTATTATTGGAGCTATTCATTTATATGGAGACAAATGGGTTTTATTCTCAACAAATAATCAACAAAGTGAAATAGGAACATGGGATGACAGTGAATGTAAGTATGAAAGAATAGTAAATGATTTTAGTTGCTATCAATGTTTAGAGCAACTTGGAGGAATAGAAGAAACTCCATGTTTAAATTTTAATACTCAACATTTAATTACAGGAGCATCAAAAGAAAACTTTGATTGTTCATGGCAAGTTTATTGGGATGACGGTGTAAATCCATCAAGAACTTTAAATTTAGATAATATACCATGGAAGCAAAATGTAATATCTGATGAAGGTGCTGATTGTGTAATATATGAAGATGCTATTCCTTTATGTCTTGATTGTGAAAAAATAAGACTTGCACCACTAATTGATATTCCATGTATTGAATTATCTAAATCTGTAGATGGAGGTCAATTAAGAAATGGATCATATCAAGTATATATAGCATATGTAATTAATGATCAGAAAATAGGTGATTATTATGGTATTTCAAATATACAACCTTTATTTGCACATGAAGATATGTTATCTGGTTTAGAAATAAAAATTTCTAATTTGGATAAAGAATTTGAGTATTATGAATTAGTTATAGCTAGAAATACTCAAGGTGAACAAACAGCAAAGCAAATAGGTTTTTATAGTACTGAACAAACTAATATAAGTATTGACTATATAAATGAAAAACTTCCTTCTAAACCATTAGGTACATTACCACTAACAACACCAGCTTATGAAAGATCTGATAAGATGTATGTTGTAAATGATTATCTTATAAGACAAGGACCTACAGAACAATTTGATTTTAACTATCAACCTTTAGCAAATAATATTCACGTACATTATACAGTTACTGAATTTCCAGATGACTATTATGCCAAAGGTGGTAATAAACCTACATTCATGCGTGATGAGGTTTATTCATTTTTTATAAGATTTGTCTATAATACTGGTGAAAAATCTGCATCTTATCACATACCTGGAAGAGCTCCTTATAATTGGCCTGGTATTACTGATCCTGCAGGTAACAATCCTAATGTATTAGATCCATGGCCGGGAAATAATGATTTAGGAACAGCATTATGGAATCAAAATGGTGGTCTTGGTACAGCTGATGTAGACAGATTATTTGAAGTACACAATACTGCAGATGATGGATGGAATCCAGCTGGTATAGCTTCAAATACTTTAGAATTACAAACAGATGATGGAGGAAGAGTTATACGTGAAGGACATATGGCATACTGGGAATCTACAGAAAGATACCCTCAAGATCCTGTAAGATGGGGTGATTTATGTGGTCAACCTATTAGACATCATAAAATGCCTGATGAAACAACAGCATATGTAGGAATGTTTGAAGATCCAACAGGAGCAACTGTTGTAAATCCAAATAACTTTTTAGATAGAACTGGACAAAACAATGCAACAATAAATGTATTAGGAGTTAGATTTACAAATATTGCATGGCCAAGATTTAATGCATCATCAGATGAATTATGTGGCCCAGATAACGGAGCACCAACAGGACCAAGAATCCCAAATATAGTTGGATACGAAATATTAGTGGGATCAAGAGAAGGTAATAAATCTATTATAGCAAAAGGTATTACAAGAAATATGAGAAGATATAATCTTCCTAATACTTCAACAGGTCATGAAATAGGCACAGGAAATCTAACAGGATATATGGCAAACTATCCATTTAATGATTGTAATGCAGATCCTTATCTATCCGCTGGTAATGATTGGACATATACAAGAAATGGTGGTATAGTTAATCCAGGAGGAAATTACACTGCAGGTGATACTGCAACAAATATTTTTACATTTCATTCACCAGATACATCATTTAATAAACCTTTTTTATCTCCGTATGAATTAAAATCATATGGTATATGTACAGGTACACAAGTTGGTAATTTTGTAAAATCCGAAAAACATCCTCAACATAAATTACTTAGAAATATTTCTATGTGGATTGCTATAATTGTAGGTGCAGGTTATGCAATTGGAGAGATGCGTGGTAAGAAAAATAAAAAAATGATACCACCAAAAGCATTAAATGTAGGTTTGGTTGGTTTTGGAGAACAGCACGGTGGTAATAGAACTACAATTGTTAATACACCAAGTACATCATTTGCTAATGGATGGACAGCTATTGCCACTACAACTAGCGCATCATTTAATGAAAATACAACAGCAAGAAGTGGAGGTAGACAAGGATCAGCTGCTCCGTATGATGATGGTAGTAATGTTGTAGGTGGAGTAGTAACTGGAGCAGGAACTTCAACAGCTCCAACGTGGGCTCCTATTGGTTCTTTAGGTAGACTTGATACAGATGGTGATCAATTTATGATGGCTAACTATAATACTAATTTAGCTAATCCTCTTACTGGTATAAACTCTGGAGCTGGTGGACAAGGTGTTTTATTAAGTACAGCAACTGTTGCCGGAGCACCAAAACTATTTCATTCAGGTTCAAGGGCTCTTGGTATGAATATTGGATATGAACCAAATGTAAGAAATAACATGAGAAACTGGGGTCCTAATAGAGGTTATATTGGGGCAGGTGAAGAATGGACTTATGAAGGAACTAGATTTGAAAGCATGCCTTCATTAACTCAAATTTTATTTGGTGCATATCAATTTATGATGTTCACTGCAGAAGGTGGTCAAGTTATAATAGACCTTATATATAATTTAGTATCATATCAAGATTATGCTTGGAAATATAATAGTCAAGGTTTGTATTGGTCTACACAACAAAGAAGTGCGGGAGGTGTATTTAGACAACTAGTTAATAAAGGAAGATATGTTGGTTCGTCCATGCAAAATCTTACAGCTAATATTAGAATTAATAATGTTCAAAGACCAAAAACAGTTGTTATAAATACAGTAACAAATGGAGCAGATTTTGATCCTATAGGAACTTTTGATCAATCTAGATTTTGTATTGGTCCTACTTCTACAGGAGGTATTTTAGGTGCATGGTTTAATCCAGGTGCAGAAGTAAACTCTACTATTGGTGCACACTATTGCGCTTTAAAAACTAATTTTACAAATCAATATGGACAAATAGATCAAATTAAACAAATTCCTGTTGGATGTATAACATACTTTGCTGATCAAATTAAACCTGAAGATGATCACAGTCCAAGAGATCTTGATGACATGCTATTTACCACAGACATTGTCTATGGAGGTGATTGTTATATAAATAGATATTCAGAAAAAGTTATAATGCCTTTCTTCTGGGATTTTCAAAAAGACATGCCAGATGGAATGCCTTATGATTATAAACTAAGAGCTAATGTACCACGTCCTGTATTTTGGATGGACACTAAGAAATTTGAATTATCTCAATTAGTTAGAGACATTGTAAATTTTGGATGGTTAATTAGTCAAATTACTGGTGGTGGTGGTGGTGGTTTAAGTAACTCATTACCTTCAGGATTATTTGTATTAGATAGACCTACTGGTGATCTTGGTGGTGATGATGGTACTAACCAAACAACTGGTGCTGGTGGAATTGGTGCGCCTTCTGGTGGTGGACCAGGTGCTTTGGCTAATGCACCAAATATGGCTGTATCAGCAACACAAGATAATAATAGAAGATCAATTTTCCATGTTGTAAATGGATACATGTATACTCATTGTAATGGAGTTAATGAATTTTATTGTGAATCTCCTATTAATACAGCATTTAGAGATTGGGAAGATGTAGATGAAAAAAGACATTATGATAGATTAGAGTATACAGATGTAGATGCATTATTTCATGCAGATATTATTAAAAAAGATAACTACTATAAATATGATACTTCATTAAGTAAATCAAGATTTAATACTCAACTTATATCATATGGATTTATACAAGCAAGAGATTATGATCCTTTAGTAGCTGAAGATTGTTACACACATTATCCTAAAAGATTGATGTACTCTCTTCAAGCTCAGTTAGAAGCTAAGAAAGATTTCTGGAGGGTATTCCTACCATACAACTATAAAGACTTTAAGAATAAGGTTAATGTCATCAAACCAGTTAGTAAGAGTGGTGCAATGATTTTATTCCCACACTTATCTCCAGTACTTTGGCAAGGTGTAGATCAACTAGAAACAGACTTAGGAACTAAGCTTACTATTGGTGACGGAGGACTATTTAGTCAGCCTCCACAAGCTATTGTAAATGCAGATTTACCACATGAATATGGATCATGTGAAAGCGCAAGAAGTGTTGTTAATACACCGTCAGGTTTATTCTTTATTTCTCAAGCACAAGGTAAAATATTCCAGTACACTCAAGGTCTTACCAATATTGCAGATCAGGGAATGAAACAATGGTTTAATAAATATTTACCATCAATTCTTTTAAAACAATTTCCAGAAATGGAACATTGTGATAGTTGGATAGACAATCCAGTTGCTGGAGTAGGATGTCAATCAGTATATGATCCTAATTATGATTTAGTATATTTTTCTAAAAAAGATTTTGAATGTACATTACCTGAATGTATAGATTATGTTCCTTGTGAAGGATTTGTATATAATCATTCAAAATGTGAAAATGTAGAACCACAAGCATGTTGTCCTGAAGGAGATGATCCTTATAATCCTTATGTATTTGTTCCAGGCGGACCTACATGTCCACCAGGATTTGCTGTTGTTAGTTGTTTAAATGGTAGTCCTTGCTGTACAGATTATAGTGGTAATCCTCCATTTCCTGCTACCATAACAGAACCAACATGTGAAAGAATAATAACATTACCTGCAGAAGAAGATCAATCAAGTGGTCAAGTTGATATTGTATTTGCGGTAGATAGTTCAAATTCAGTGGACGGTGCTATACCACAAAATGTTGGTAATATGCAAAACTTTGTAAGAACAATGATTACGGAGTTAAACATAAATAATGGAATAACTAATGGAGATATAAGAGTTGGTTTAATTCATTTTGGTGGAGGTAGAGCTGTACGTTTTCCTTTATTTAACGGTCAGCAATCTTCTCTTCCAAATTCTGATGAAATGTTTGAATTTGCAAATCAAATTACACTAACTAATAGTGTACCAACATTATTGAATTGGATTGGAAATCCAGGTGCCTGGAATGGTACTTTTCATCCAGCAGATTATAGATCTACATACGGTGCTGCAAGTAACTCTATTGCTAATGGTGGACCTAGTTATGACCTACCATATGGTACTGATATACTTGCTGGTATTTGGGGTGGACAAAATTTACTATATGGTCTTGGAGCTAGAGCATGCCCTAAAGTATTAATTACAATTTTTGATGGGCCAATGGGATATAAATGTGATGGAGGAGGTGTTGCTGGTGCAAACAATCCATTAGCAGGATCAGCTGGAGCAGGTTTCTTCTACACCAATACACCGTACAGTGTTGGTGGTATTACAGGACCTGATACATTTAATGGAATGACAGTTCCAGATCCAGCTCTTGTAGCAGCAGGTACACCAGCTATATCAACACCAGATATTAGATGGGATGATGCATCTTTAGGTGGAGGCTATGATCCTTGTTTTAATACTAATCAAGGTTTTGCTCAAACTGCAAATGCATATGATGCACAATGGTTTGAAACTAATGTTAGAGCAGCAGGTAACTATACTCAACAAGTTCCATTTATTCAAAAAAATTATTCTATTGTTGTTGATCCACAAGGTAGTGCTCCTACAGCTACTCATATAGCTTATTCAGAAAGATATGCTGGTGGTGGTGGATTATTACCAGCAGATTGTACATTTGGAGGAAGTTTTTCTAACATTGCACAAATTCAAGCTATTGCGCAAGATATAATTACTGCTATTACACCGCCTCCTGTTTATTCATGTCCACCTGGATGTGACTTAGTAACAACATCTGCAGGTCAATTTTATTGTGAATGTATTGATTATTTAGATCCTGAATATATTGATATTACATCACCGGTTAATATAGAGGATGATTTATATTTTAAAGATGTTTCATGGACAGTAAGTTACGATCCTAAATATAAAGCATGGATGTCTTTCCATGATTGGCATCCACAACTAATGATTCCTAGTTTAAATCATTTCTTTACAACAAATACTTATGAAGATCTAGAATCACAGCCAAGTTGTCCTCCAGGATTTACTTGGAATCCTACAACACAAACATGTTGTCAAACATACCAAGGAGAATTTGAGGCAGATATTATTGTTGATGAAGTTCCTGTTGAAATAGATATTGATTCTATTCCTTGTAAAATAGATATTGTATTAGCTTTAGATGCATCAGGATCTATGGGTCTTGGAGCTGACGGAGCTAATGATAATTGGAATGCTGCTGAAATTTTTATAAATGAGTTTGTATTTAACCTAGCAGATGAAATGATTATAGGTAATATACAAATAGGATTAAATCATTGGTCTAATCCAACTTTTGCAGGTATTAATGCAGCTAGCGGACTTAATCCAATTACAAATGATACATACCCATCAATAGGAAATGGAAATACAGATGTTATTGGTGGTGTTACATATACTTATGCACAAGCAGTAGTACCTGATGGAACAGGTGGTTTATCTATGACTAATAATCCAAGATTAGTATATGATGCAAGTGGAAGTGCAGTAACAACACAGTTTTGTTTTGCAACTAATCCTCAACAGGGTACTGCAACTGAAATGGCAGAAGCTTATCAGTATTCTCAAAATCAATTATGGGAGGTAAAAGCTTCTGCTCTAGGAGATAGAACATTAGATCCTGGATATAGAAGAATATTAGTTTTTATATCTGATGGTGGAGATTTTGTAACTCACCCACTTAATCCTGTAGCTAATCCACCAAACATGGATGGAACTGCATTTGGTAATACAGGCGGAGGTGCTTTACATAGTCCTCCTAGTAGTGGTGGTGGAATGATAACACCACAAAATAATACTGTAGATTGGAGTAATAACAATGTAGGGGGTGCTGGAACAGATGCTCTAATTAATGGTCAACAAGTACATTCTCAAAATATAACTATTTTTGCAAGCAATGGAGGAGGTGCACCAGCTGCAGGAAGTCAAACTGGGTATGAAGCTGTTGCAAATTGTGCTACTTATGGAACTTGTAATAATATGTGGGATGTAGATACAGGTCCAGGATGTAATCCTTTACAAGATTGCCCATCAACAGTTGCAAGTGCAATAAGTAGTAATTTATGTACACTTCCTCCTGTTTGTATTTGTCCTCCAGGATATGAAAGAATAACTAGCAATTTAGATGGTACTGCACCACCTCACCAAGTTTATAGTGATCTAGATGATTGTGAACCAGAAAGAGCTGGTATATGTAGAAAATTAGAATGTGAATGTGATGTTGCTAATTTACCAATACCAACTATTCCTACTACAACAACAGGAAACTGCCCAACAGATATTTTAAATGGAATAGCTTTATACTACAATGAAGACACTTTTGTAGGAGATCCATCTTGGACAGGATACTCTAGTAATCCTGTAATGTGTCATTATGATTATGAATGTTGTGTTGAAGGTACAACAATTAGAGGTGGAATATGGAAACATAATGATAGATGTGATTTATTTGCAAACTACTATGGTAAAAATTATCCATGGGAAGTTGAATGGGTAGAAACTGTTGGTCAATCCGTAAATACTATTAGAAGTATTGAATATCAATTAGAGTCATATATTTATAAAGGTAACTTAGCAGATGATTGTGGTGACAGGTTCCATGATTTAGATTGGAATTTTGATGAAGCTATTATTCATAACACAGAACAAGTTTCTGGATTACTAAGATTTAATTTAGATCCAAAAAATAATGTACCTTTGATAACTGAATACCCAATAATTACAGGTAATGATATTCAAATACTATATAGTAAGGTAGAACAAAAATATAGATTTAATCAGTTCTGGGATATTACAAGAGACAGAGGAGAGTTTGATCCTAACTGGAATTCATCAATATTTATAACACAGTTAAACGGTTACATAAGAGATCTAAATCAAGCAAACTTAGATTACTTTAAACCTTCCTTACAACGTAAGAAGTTTAGACATTACTGGAATAAAGTAGTTCTTAGAAAAAATATTTCAGGTAATAGAAAAATGATATTTAAATTAGCTAATACAAAAATTAATGCATCCTTTAGATAATGAAGAAACCAAACCTTAAATATAATTTACCTAGTTATTCTGAAAAGTTTTTAGAATCTCTTAATCCTAGGATGCAGGCGTTAAGATCCTCATTAGGTTATAGTGATTATTCTCCTTTTAGAAATGAACCTTTCATAGATATTAAAACTCCAACGGGTATGATAGATATGTCAAATACAGGTATTCCATTATATGCTAATGGTAGGCTTTTAGCTCCATATTCTGGATTACATAATATGGGAACAACAAACGTTAGAGAAATACCTGCACGTAACATAGAAAATTTTACAGTCAAATTTCCATTAAAAAAACATTTAGATAACAAGTTTAGACTTAGTGGAAATGTAAATCCATCAATTAATCTTAATAGTCCGTATTTATTAGATCTATATGGTAGATTAAGAGGAGAATATAATTTAAATAAAAATGTAAATATTTTTGGAGAAGCAACTACATCAACAACAGATGGTGTTAGTATTAATCCAGCAACAATAAAAGGTGGTTTAAATATTAATTTCCAAGATGGTGGTCAGTTAATGAGAGCTCAATATGGAATAGAACCTTATTTAGCAGTTCAAGATAATACATATGTTGATATACCACCACCACCTCCAGCACCAACAAAAGTTATAGATCCATGGCCTCAAGGTTCATATAGACCAGCTGATCCAGAACCTGCATGGTATAAAAAATTACTTAATGTTGTAGCTCATCCAATGGAGGCTTTTGGTAGAAGTATTGCTAATCAAGATTGGTGGACAGGTGACTTGGGACAAGGAATACCAATGAGTCCACAACATAGTGCAAGTACTTTGGGTGGTTTTGATTTGCTCAATACATTTGTTAATCCTGCTAGTTGGATAGAAGATGTAACTGATTCTGAATCTTTAGGTGAAGGTGCCCTTAATACAGCAATGATATTACCTATTTTTAAAGGTGGTAAAGTAATTAAACATGCAGATGAAGTTGTTGATGCTTCAAAACAAATAACTAAAGGTTCAGGTAAAGTAAAAATAGAAGATCCAAATGCATTATATAGAGTAGTAGATGTTCCTGTGGGAACAAGTGCAGATGAAATAGTTAAAGCTGCAGAGTATGGCACAACAATACCAAAAGTAACAACTACAGGAAGACGTACAGGATATTCACAATTACAAAGAGAAACTCCTTTTGATGTATTAAATACTACTAGTAATCAAGGATGGATTTTAGGTAGAGGAACAAATGATCCAGGTAATTTACTAAATTTATATGGAGGAAAAAATCCTTATGTAATAAAGATGGGTAGAGGAAATCCTTATGTAGGAGCAGAAAGTCTTAGTGCTATTAATCAAAGAACAGATATTTTAAGAAATTTTACTTTTCCATACACTCAAAATGTAGGAAAATGGAATCCACTTAAAGGTCAATATGATTTACCTTTAGAACTGGGTGCAGGTGTATATACAACAGTTGGAAAAAGTGTAGATGATCTTGCCAAGATAATGCCAGGATCTATTGTTAATCCTAATATGGTAAGTAGAGGTAGCAATAATATTACTACAATATTTGGTCCAAAAGGTTTTCAAGTTAGACAACCACAAGAAGTTTTACCAATGAGTGAATATATAAAACGTGTAGGAAATAATCCTAATTTTAAATTTAATCTAGGAGGATCATTACCAAAAGCACAAGAAGGACCAGGCACTGATAATGAAAGATTAGATGCACATTCACTACATCCTGTTGCATCTCAGTCAAACTGGAAAGATTTACTAAGTTATAATATTAATCCATTAAATTGGCCTAATATTTTTAAACATAGTATAACAAGACCAGCTGAAATAGCTTTTCAAGGAGGGATAAATGAATGGTTAGCTGCAAATGTAAGACCTGGTGAGTATCCAAATATACCACAATTAATAGGTGAACTTGAAGGTGGAAACCATTATATGAGAAGTATTAAAAATCCTGGTGGATATATTATGAATCAGGTAGATTCAGAGCCTTGGACAGATAAGCAGGGAGATTTAACAATTGATGAAGAAGCTTGGAGAATGTCTTTGGGATTACCTGGACAACCTGGAGACATACCTAATAAATATATATTTAAATCAGATAATGTACCTTCTATAGGTGCAAATGAAGGAGATGTTTTTTATACTACAGATTTATTTGATTGGGATAAAGCAATTAATAAATTTAATAATCTAAGAAACGAGTATGGTACAGAAGACTTTGATTTTTCTGATGTAGAAAATTTTAACCCAGCACAACGTTCTAGGGATCTAGACACTGAATATTGGAAGAAAAAAGAAGAGTATGAAGAAAGCATGAAGGATTCAGATGAAGAAATAGATTTTCATAGTACAGAAGAAGCTAAAATATTAAGGGAACAAATTAAAAACTTTGAGATGATAAAAGGATATCACAAAGTACTAGATAAAAGTGGACAACCAATTCCTAATACTTATAGTTTTGTAGGAGGAGGATCTGATTATATAACGGATAGGGGGTTTGAAGAAGGCCACACCTTAGATCCTTTTGCAAATCTTACAATGAGTATGGGGGAAGATGATAAAGGTAGATTTATATCTTATTATGATAAATATGATTTTGATAGTCCAATAACTAGGAATTTTATAACTCCTATAAATTTCTATGATAAAAGATATATAAAACAAAATGATGATGGACAATGGATAATAGATCCAGATCTAGATCCAGATCAACCAAGGAAACAAGATGGTGGTGGTGTAGACTTTAGCTCACTTCAAAAAGGAATTAAATGGGTTGAAAGTTTAAATGGTGAGTTAATGAAAAATACACAATCATCTGCATCAGGTTACTATGGACAACTTTTTGATGAAATAGAATATGATGGAACAAGAGATGAATTTATTGCTGATACAACTTTTCAAGATGAGCTATTTAGAAAAAGAGCACATGGTGAAATTGAAGGTGTCCCAGGATTAATATCTAATGGAATAGAACTAGCAGAAGAATATAAAGATGTAGATCATGGACTAACTACTTTAGAAATAGCTGGTTTATCTAATATGCTAGGAAGACAAGGAACAAGAGAATATCTTGGAAATGTTATAAGAGATGGTAGAACACTTGCAAATGTATTTCCACATTTATATGGAGATGATGTAAATCAAGCAAATAAAACACCTGATGAATATATTCAAAAGTTTAATGAAGGCCTAACAAAAAGAGAAGGTGGTGAATTTTTAAATAAAATAAGAAGACTAAATCAACAATTAAAAATATATAACTCTGGTGGTAGAATATCTCCACTAGCAAAAAAAGAATTGATTGATCTAGAAATGATTAAACCTAAAATGCAAGGTGGAGGGTCAGTTCAACAAAGTTCTTATGTAACTAAAAGAGGAGATAATCTAAGTAGGATAGCTAGAAATAATAATATGACATTATCTGAGTTATTAGAATTTAATCCAAGATATTTAAATAACCCAAGTGCAATAGGAGTTGGAGATGTTATACAATTGTCTGATGCACCAGTTCAAAATAACTCTACACCTAATATGGTGTATGAAGTAAAGGGTGGAGATAGCTTATCAAAAATAGCAAGTCAATATGGTATAAGATACCAAGATATTGCAGCATTAAATAATATAAATGATCCTACTAAAATAATGCCTGGACAGGTTATAAGACTTCCAGATAATGCTGTTGTTAGAGGATCTAATGTAACACAACAACAACATAGAGCACATTCAGTATATATACCTAGTCAAAGTAATGTTATTGTAAATTCAAATACTGGTACAAATGAAGTGTGGGCTAAAAGAGAACTAGATTCTGATGGAAATTGGAAAACTACAGGTAAACGTGCTTTAATCAATGAAATAAATAAAGATACTCAAGCAAATAGAATTGTTAGAGGTATGAATGATGTTGCTGAATCTGAAACAATAAATTATACAATTCAGAGTGGAGATATGCTAGGTAAAATAGCACGACAAAATGGTGTATCTGTACAAAAATTAATGGAGGATAACAATATCACTGACCCTAGAAGAATACAACCGGGTCAAGAACTTACAATAAATAAGTCAACAGGAAATCCATATATTATTGTGGATGAAAAAGCTGGAAGAATGCATGTATATTATCCAGGAAATTCTGATCCAGTAAAGAGTTATCCTATTGTATCAGGATTAAATGAAGGAGATGCACAAACTAAAACAGTGATTAAATTCTTTAAGGATAATGAAGAAATACCACAAGAAGAACTTCAACCACTTATGGATAAACATGGTTTTGATGAGGTTGGACAAATTACATCTCTTCCAGGATATACTAGTGAAACAATGTGGGATCTTGGAAACAAATCAACGGGTGCTGGTGTTTACACTATTGATGCAGTAAATGAAAAAACTAAATATATGGGAAATTCTTCTTCATTTGTATTAGCAAATCAAGCAGGTGATAGACCTGGTACAGTAATACACTCTACACCCAGTGCAAGTATGACAGGAAGATTAAGAGCATTAGATGAGGGTATGTCAGGTGATGAAGCTAGAGCATTAGGTATTGGTACAAATGGATGTATAAATGGAACTTGTAGTGCAATGACAGAATTATTTGAAAATCCTGATATAGGTAATGGAACACAAGTGTTTGTATTACCTGAATGGGAGGGAGATAACTTTGTATATGAAAATGGTCAAATAAACTTTTATACAAGACAGTCAAATGATGAAAGATCAATGACATATGAAACAGAAAGCGGTCAAGTAATGGTGAATCCTCAAGGGTTAAATGAAACTCCAGGAAATAAGCAAGGTAATTATAAACCTATTAATATTACATTTGACAAAGAATACTATCAAAATAATTCTGAAAGATATGATGGAAGTGCTGACAATGAGAATGCAGAATTTAAAAAACATACACAACCATTTTTACAAGCATTGACAGGTAATAAAAAAACCATGATGGATAAATTTGGAATGGATGGAGATACATATAATGATCTGTCTATGATTGCTTTTGGAATTTATGCTTATGAAAGTGGAATGGGAGATATTAATAGTAGTCTTGAAAATGCAACAAAATTTGCAGCAAAAGCTGGAGGTATGGGTCAAACTAATCCAGACGTAGTTTCTAAATACAATACATATGGTTTAAGAGATCAAGATAATAGTATAGGTTTTACACAAATACAATGGCAATGGTTAGATGAAGAAGAAAAAGAAATGTTAGGGAAATTAGATATTGATGAATCTAACTATGCGGAACATTTAATGGATCCTGCAAAATCTGCAGATGTAACAATGGCTATATTATACAACCGTCATAAAAATAATCAATCTGCAGTAAATATAAGAAATGATAAAGCTAGAGAAGAAGCAATAGCTAATGGTGAAGAATTTAAAGACAGTGATAAAGAAGTTTATGATCCTTTTCTATATCTTCCAAAAACCTGGAATAAAGCGGATGGATATACAGATATGGTAAATAAATATACTGACTACATTACTGTAACAGAAACAGATATTGATGATGTTGATAATAGTGTGATTGTCAAAGGAGAATACTCTGATGATAATGAAGCATATAACATAAGAGAAGAACTGAAAAGACAAGAAAATTTACATGGCCCTAATGCAGATTGGAAAAGTAAATCTACACAAATTATTGAAGATGTAGGTGATTTCCTTGGTGTAGATGGTTACACAGCTGATGAAGGTGTAGTAGGAGATGTTCTTGACAAAGCTATGGACTATGTTGGAAAGGACGCAAAAGATGTAACATTTGGTAATATAGCATCAGATGTTTATGATGTAGGTGCGCAAGCAGTAGATAGAACTATAGATTCTGTTGTTGATGGTTATCAAGCTGTAACAAATGCTGCATCAGATGCTGCTGATGCTGTTGGTGAATGGTGGGATAATGTAGATTTGAATCCTCTTTGGAAACTAGGAGGAGAGTTTGGAGTAAAAAATCAAGTACAATTTTATGATGACTATATCAGTGGTGTATACAAAGGAACAAGACAAGAAAATAGTGCAAATAAATTATATGATAAACTAAATAGAATGTATTACAATGATTCTAAGAAATCAGGTAAGAGTCAAATTGATGTTATGAGATCTATCCTGCATGGCAATAGGTAGCTCAAATATTAGCAAATCTCATGATTATTTAGTATATTAATAAAGTAAACTGTAACTTAATGTTTTATTATAACAATCCATATATTAAAGGTTTTGAACACGGTGGTGAGCACTGGATGAATGTACTTGGTGAAGAAGTTGATCCATCTGACATAACTACTGATGGAATTTACTTTAAAACTGATGCTGATGGTATGCAATCTAAACATGTATATTCAAGAGGTGCATGGCAACAAGGAACAGGTCCTAGTAGTAGTAATAATAACAATAATAATACTCAAAACAATCCTCCCAATAATACACAAAGTAATACACAAAGTAATACACAAAGTAATACACCAACTGAAACAGAAGAAGGAGTTTATGCTGATCATGATGATGCTTATGATTATAAAGTAATTGATGGTGTTTGGTACACAAGAAAAAAAGGATCAACAGAAGAATGGATTAGTTTAGCTGAAAATGAAGAAGCTACAAATAAATTAAATTCAGCATATCCAGAAGCAATAAGTACAGACAATGCTACAAATGATGACGAAAAAACAGATGATGATATTGTAGAAGAAGCAAATAAAAATATTGAAGGAGATAATAATGCTGTATATTATGATGGAGAATTTAGATCTCCTGAAGAAGCTAATTTATTATCTGGTGTAGGTGACACAGGTTTATTTGATTTAGTAAAGGCTATAGATACAACTTACGATAGCTTTAAGGATGAAAACTATTATGATCCAGGAACAAGAATGGATTATATGAAAATAGATTTTAAAAATACATCAGGTGAAGGGTTGTATTTTGATGAAGAAAGATTTTCTAAAAATCCTAATAAACCAGGTAGTTTTTTAATAGATGAAGAGCAGGCACAAGAACAGGACATGCAGCAGTTTCTTGATGATAGACACAAAAGAAATCCAAAATTATATTCTAAAGTAAAAGATTTTGACATAGATCTATATAACAAGACAGGACACCTAGACTATAGAAAAGGATTATTTAACAGAAAGCATGAAGGATTCTTAGGAGATCAATTAGAAAATAAATATGGAGACGCTTCACATATAGGTTGGACAATGGATAAAATGGGTAACTATGAAGATGCATTTGATTACTTAACACAAAATCCTGATGACCCAACTAAATTTAATCAACAAGATTTTGATGATGGATTTGGAGGTATACCATTTGATCCTAACAACCCTTTAAATTATGACTTAAGTGATGAGTATAGAAATAGTCCAAAACATAATCCATATATAGAATATGGTGATCATGATAATCCTAATATAATTCAAAACAAAATGGGAGATGGAAGGTATAGTAAAGTGCCACAGTTTCCACTTACACCAGAATCTCCTGACTTTATTCAACCAGATCCTAAATCAGATCCAGATCCAGATATTGAATCAGATTTAAATATTAAAAGTGCAGAAGATATTGCTGCAGAAGAAGAAGCAAAAAAACTAAAAGAACAACAGTTAGACTATATAGAAGAACAATTAAGAAAGTCACAGAAAAAACAATATGGTGGTATGTTTCAAAATGGAAGTGGTAGTTGGTTAGATAACTTTAGTACAGAAAACATAATTAAACGTTTTTCTCCAAACACTCATAAAAAAATAAAAAATGTAGAAAGTCAGTATGAAGGATATAGTAATCCAGATGCAAACCGTATTTTAAATATGTTTCTAGGAAATGATGCAAACTATGAATTGCAAAATGTAGATGCATATAATTTAGATGCTGATATAGTAAATACTAATACAGGTAAAGTAGATGAAAAATTAACAAACTTTGCAATGAGAAATATTGGTAATGCAAAAGATTTAAATAATATTTATCAAGATTATAATTTAGATAATGCTAATTCAGTATGGGATTGGGCTAACCCTTTCTTTTTCAATGATGATGCATCAGACAATAGAGAAACACTTTATGATGTAGCAACTGATATTTATAAAACATATCCTAATGAAGTAAACAGACATTGGGTAAATTTGAGAGACAAAACATTACAACAAGTAGATGATGCATGGGTAGAAGGAAGAGATAATGTTGTTAATACAGTAGATGATGCTTGGGTAAATACAAGAGATACTGTATCAAATACAGCAAAAGATGTTTGGAATTGGGCCACTGATTGGCAAGATGGTGGTGAACCAACATATCAAGTAGAGGTTATTAAATACCCTCTTGGTTATAAAAATATGCCACCAGGTCACATTGAATCAAGAATATTAAATCCAGATAGTTTACCAGAAAAATACAAAAAATTAGATAAAGATGGTGATCCAATTTATAAACCATATTTAAATGCTTGGATTAGTGGAAATAAAAAAGTAAGATATAATGCAGATGATGATTATACATCTGGTATACAAACACTTATCTTAAATCTAAATGAATCAGATTTAAAAAAATATATGAATACAGCTCAACAAAGTTCAAGGGGTGAAAGTATAGATACATGGTTTGGAAGTATACCAACAGCATGGGGTGGAGGTCCAGGTGACTATGATTTTATAACTAATAATTGTGCAGATCAAACGTGTACAGCATTTGGATTAAATGAGTCTGCATATACAATGGGAGGAATAACAACACCACAACAAGTATTTGATGCACTTCAGGAGGATCCAAGATTATTGGCAGGATCAATAAAAGGAAATCAAACAAATCTAGAAAGAGTGGGAAAAGGTATTCATGGTATTACAAATCTATATAAAGTACCATGGAATATGGGTAAACATTTAGTTAATAAAACTGGAGAAGGGATAGATTATATAGAAGATAATACAGATCTTCAATTTGACTGGGAAGGTGTTAAGAATATTCCTGACTATCATTATGATAATTGGATTCAACCAACTGGTGAGTTTATAGAAGATACTTATGAAGATACTAAATCAGGTCTTAGAGATGTAGGAAATGCAATCAATAGTTTCTTTGGAGGTAGCAGTAGTTACTGGAAGCAGGGTGGAGAATTACCTAAGTATCAGTTTGCAGGTTCTCCCTTTAGTGTGCAAAATCAACAAGGTATTTTACAAGGAGCAAATACAGGATATGATCTATATGGTAATCAAATAGAACCATTTAAGTTTGGTAATCTTTCAGTATCAAATCCTAACTTATCATTGACAAATTCAAACTTAACAACACCTCCTGAAAAGACTGAACCATTCTTTAACTCTGAGGATAGAATGTTTGCATATAATCAATCTGTAAATAGATCAATGGATGAATGGGATGCATTTACTGCAGATATGAATGATAGAATACAAAACCCATCTTTAATCCAAACAGAAACAGATATACTACAAACTCCTTCATTAGAGATTGACCCTAATCTACAAAAAGATATGGAACTTAGATCAGATATGTTTGACCATAGGTTACAAAGAACTGATCCAGATGCATGGATGAGAAAAAAGAAAAAAGAAATGAGGGATAGTGAAAGAGAGTTTAAAAAGAATATGGAAGATCTAAGAGATGATATGCCTAAATATGAAGGTACAAGAAAGAATCTAAGAGATTATGAAAAAGCTAAAGAATTAGGTTTTGAAGATGATTTCTCTGATCCGGATGATCCTAAGTTTATGATGGCAGAATATAAAGACTATCTTAAAAGTGAAGAAGAAGAAGATCTTAGAAGAGAGTTAAGAGAAGATCAATTAAATGAAGATAACAAAGATAGAGGTATGTCATTTGGAGATAAAGCATGGGCAGGGTTTAATAGATTTATGGATAGTAAAGGTGTTCAAACATTTAGTAAAATTGGACAAGGTGCAGTAAGAATAGCTAAACCTTTAAATAGTATTATAGAAAATTACAGATCAGAACAGCAAAAAGATAGTATGATGAAAAATGCATATCTATCAGACAATATGTTTGCAGCTAAAGATGCAGATATAACAGGAAGTAAAGGAGATTATGATGCTAACACAGGTATATTTAGACCAGATGATAAAGTAGTAGTTGGTCAAACTTATGCAATGCATGGTGGTGAGCATATATATAACAGAGGAGGAGAGATGGAAATAGATATGAATACATATAAACAATTAGTGGCCGCAGGGGCAGAAATAGAAATTATATAAATTATGAAAGTAAAAATAAAAAAATTACCAAAAGGTTTTTCCATGCATGATGGAAAAGTGTACAAAGACGGGGGTACAACAGGTGATCAATTTAACTATGGTTTAGTGGGAGTTCCTTCAACAGGTTCTTCAAATGCTTCTAATCCATTTAGTTCAGTTAATTATTCTCTAAACCCTGTGCCTAGAGAAGAAGCAAACCTTGAAGCAGAAAAAGGTGAGACAGTATTAACAGATATGAACAATGATGGAAATTTTGAATTATACAACATCACTGGTAATAGACATAGTAGTGGAGGTACCCCGTTAAACCTACCACCACAATCTTTTATTTATTCTGATACAACTTCAATGAAGTTAGATAAATTTGAGTTAGCAGAAATGGGATTAACTTCTCCAAAAAAAATTACCCCTGCTAAAGTTTCTCAAAACTTTCAATTAAATAATTTTATTGCATTACTAGATGATGATCACACTGATAATATAACAAGAGATACTGCAGAGTATATGTTATCAAAAAATAAAAAATCATTATCTCAATTAGCATTTTTACAAGAAGCAAAGAAAAAATTTGAAGATGGTGTTCCATTAGCTGCATATCCATATCTACAAGAGAAGGGATTAAATCCTTTAGAATTTTCTCAAAAAATTCAAAATATATCACAAAAGGAAGCAGAGCAACAGATGATGATGCAACTTCCTATTGAGCAACAAATAGAAATTTTAATGGCTAAAAGACAAGCTGCACAACAACAACAAGCTATGCAACAACAACAAGCTATGCAGCAGCAAGGTATGGTACCACCAAGTCAAGGTGGTCAAATAGGAATGCAGGGTGAAAACATTCAAGCTGAAGCTATGATGCCTCAACAAGGAGGTATGCCACCAATGGCACCACCTCAAGGAATGATGCCTCCAATGCCACCTAATATGCAACCTAACATGCAGTCTAATATGCAACCAGCTATGGCTAGACGTGGAGGTCAGCTATCTCACCTACTACCAAAAGCTCAAAACGGACTAACAGAATTTACAGCACAAGCTCCAATATATAATGCAGTTGGTGAGTGTGTTATGAACTGTAGACAAATAAACGTTCAACCTGTAGCTGATTTTGAAATAGGTGCTGGTATGTCTGCAGGTAAAATAGGTGATGAGTTCACAGGCTCTGGAAAACTTACATCAGGTTTTTCATTTAATCCTAATATGGGACAAGGTGGTCTTGATGCTTATATTGGTGGTAACATAGGAGGAAGAGCAACATCTGTTAATCAAGATGATGTTACTTTAAGTCCATTTGCTAATCTAGTAGCACGTGGAGGATATTCTGGTCATTTACCTCCAGTTAATTTTAGAAATAGACAAGGCTTACCTTTTGGTCTGGGAGCTTTTTATAATAAAAGCTTAATGGGTAATGAAGGTAATGTTTTTGGAGGATACGGTCAGTTAGGTAACTTCAATATTACTGGAGGATATAATTTTGACACTAATAGCCCACAGTTTACTGCTGGTATTGGAATACCTATTAGACAAAAAGGTGGTGAAGATTTTGAACCACATATGATGTATGATCCAAAATCAGGAAAAGGTTTTATGGCAAACACTTATGAAGATCATTTACGTATGAAAGAAATGGGCTATCTTCATCAAGAAGAAATGAGAAATGGTGGGTCATTACCTTCTTATCAAGATACAGGAGAAACTGGTAACTGGGAAGGTGATCTTTCTTTAAACTTTGGTGATACAAATAGACCAACAGTGTTTATGTCAGGAAGAAATATAACATCAAGTGGAACAGATGGTCAAACTGGATTTGGTGATATGAATGTTGATAAATACCGTGGTTGGAATTTTGGACTTAATCCTAATGCAGAAGGAAAAATGCCATGGGGTTGGTACGATCATGATACTGATACAAGGTTTACATCAGATATGGATTTAAGTCAGTATACATTTGACAGATCAAATACTAAGATGAATTTTGATAGAAGTATGGGTATAAATAAATATTCTACAGATCCAGGAAATAGAAGTAGAATGTATGCAGAAGGTAGACTTGGTGCTGGATGGGGTGTAGGTAATGTTTGGGATAGAGTATTTCCTAATTCTCCAGATAATAATTTAATGGAGTCAAAACATGTTCATTATTTAAATCCTTATCTAAGTGGTGAGGCTGGTATAGATATTGGTCTTAATAAGGACAATGAATCATTAGGATTAAAAGGAACATATAATACAGGATGGAGTCCATATGGAAAAGGATTTGGTATAGGTGCTAATTTTAAATCAGACAACTTTGGAGTTAATATAGGAGTTGATGATCTATTTAGAGGTAATCAACCTCAGTTTGGTATGTCATATAATTTTAGAAAAGGTGGTCAACCATTGCGTAAAGCACAAGGAGGTATGGATATTAAGTATGATATATATAATAGAAATATGCTTAATAACGTAATACCAGCTGATAAAACAAGGGTTGCAGTAAAACCTCCTATATTACCTTTAATAAATAATGATCAACCTGTAATAGAACCTGGTACTCAAGGAAGTATTAATAGTCCTATTGTTCAGAATACTGAACAAATTTTGGACAATATGCAATCATCATATGAAAATCAGTTAGCTACTTATCAGGCAAATTATCAGAGTCTTATGAATCAATACCAGACTCAGATGAATAGTATGATTCCTCCAGCAAGTCAACAAGCTAGTTTACTTGGAGCAACAAACTACCCTGATGAAAGTAAGATTGCAGTTTGGGAAACTCATATTGAGAATGGTGGACCACCACCAGAGAATCCAGATATTAATTATACAACAGCGTATAAGAATGTGTATAATAAAGATTTTGAACCTGAAGAAAAAAATGATAGATCAAATAGACCTATTAATAATATAACAAATGTATATGATCAACAAGATCCAGATGCAGGAAATCAAAGTCAAGGCCCTCCAGGAATGGGATACCCAGGAACAAACCTTCCTGCAGGAAATAATAATGATGACGGAACTATAGCTGGAAGAGCAAAAGGTTTACCACTTGATTACACAAATACAGATAACCCTTATTATGTAGGTGCTAATTGGATGTTCCAAAAAGGTGGAGATATAGATTTAGCTATCCAAGTAAAAAAAGACAAAGAACTTTTAGAAAACAGTTCATGGTGGAATGATAATATTTGGGGTCCTACAAAAAATTACTGGAATAGAAGTAGTTGGGGTGATATGATAGGTGATGCAGGTGTTGGTATGATGGCAAAAATGATGCCTGCGACATTAATTTCAAATTTTCTTCCTAATTATGCATTTAGTCCAACATATAGAGATTATGTAAATCCTATGATTGATGGTATTAAAGATGAGTTTGTAAAAGATAAAGGTATAAGTAATTGGGAACTAATTGAAAAGCAAAAAGATTTTCCTGAACAAAAAAGAAGAGGTGGAGGACTACCTAAAGCTCAGTATAACTTTAATATGGATAATGTAGCTGCGTCAGATAGTACATATGTTAATATGCCAACTGTTGGTGCATATAATATACAAACTAAGCCTACATATGAAATAGGACAGAATTATGAAGAGTTAGTAAGTGAATATAATCCTCTTGGTACCTATATGGGTGATATGAGTAGTTACAATGCAGGAACAATTGACAGAACTGATAAAGACAAACAAATGGATAAAATGGCAATGATGAATCCTGTATCAAGTATTGGTGTAGGATTAAATGCTATTTATGATGGATTGTTTGGTAGTCAATATGGAGGATCATTTGCAGGTGGTGGTGAGCTACCAATAGCTAAAAAAGGTATTGAATACAATGGTAAAACATACAGTAAAAGAGATCTAAAGAAATTAAAAAATAGTAAAGATCCTGTAAAGATAGATTTGTATAATAAAATCATGGGTATTGATACAAGAAATCAACAAGAAATAGCTAATGACCAAACACAGAACATCAACCAGATGCGTGAAAATATTGAAGGCTCAACTACTGTAACAGACTTAACAGGTGGTACAGGAGACTGGGGTGCTTGGTATATGCAAGATGGTCAATCTGAATATAGAGATCAAAGATATGAAGCATATAAAGCTAGACGTGAAAGTAAAGGTCTAGATGTATTAGATCCAGAAGAATTCCATAATGTATATGTAGAGTTCCAAAAACAAAATGCATGGCTTGAAGCAAATTTAACTCAAGAAGAAAGAAATGAGAAGAATTGGGATCAAAGTAGAACCTATGGTAAAAATAAAAGATACCAAGAATCTTTAGACGGTTCAGGATTTACACCTTTATCTGATGACATGATTAGTCATGTTCAATCAGGATATATTGGAGGTGTTGCATTAAATAAAATGAACGAAGATAATCCAGATGGTAACATCACTAATTATATGCAAAGTGGTGTGGATGATCAAACTGTATTTGGAATGTCTATATCTCCAGAAGATGGTGTATTTGGTAATACAACTAATGATCAAAGAGAAAGTATTTATACAGAAGAAGTTGTAGATCCACAACAGTGTGTTAATGCAGAAGCAATGCAAGCTGCTTGTACAGAAATTGGAGGTACATGGACACCATTTAATGAAGAAGATGGAACAGGTTGTAATTGTGATAAGCAAATTCCACCAGACAAGATTCCACCTCCTCCAGAAAAGAAGCAAACACCTTTCTGGTTACAAGATGAGCTAGGTTTAGCTAATGCAATGGATACTAAGATGAGTCTAAAGAAACGTTATCCTTGGGCTCCAACTTATGATCAACCTCAAATTGATGGTGTATTTAAAGATCCAACAAGAGAAATTGCTGCAATTGGTGAACAGGCTGCTATAGCATCTGAAGCTGCAACAGCATTTGGTGGACCAAGGAGAGCTATGACTGCTGCTCTTGCTGCACAAGGTAAAGCTAGTACAGCAATTGCGGATGCTATAAATAGAGTTCAAAGTGACAATGTTACTATTGCTAATGATATTAATACTAAGAATGCTGAATTTGAATATAAAACTCAAATGTTAAATAACAATGAGTTAAAGCAATTATATGATAATACAGTATTAACTGAAGAGAACTATGATAATGCACTTAGAAAAGCTAATGCAAATATTACAGCGCAATTACAGAATGCTTATACTAATAGAGCAAATACAGCTAATCTAAATAGTATTTATCCTCAGTTTAGAGTAACACCAGAAACAGGTGGTTTTGTTGAAATTACAGATCCTAAAGCATTTTATGCTAATCCTAATGATGCAATAGATCCTGCAACTTATGATGAACAATATGTAAAAACTATTGAGATGCTTAGAAAGAATAACGTTCCTGAAGATCAATGGCCAAAGTATAACAACCCTGGTTTAAATAAAACAGGGAATACTACTTGGGCTCAACAGAATGCAGGTGCTATCACTAATTCAGGGTATCAAGGAGGAGCTCCAACAGCATCTTACGGTAGAGAAACAAGAAAAAGAAACAGAATACTTAAAAAAGGGGGACAATTAAGAAATTGGTTTTCTCCATTAAGGGGTGATTAAACTTTAAAAGTGTACTGATATGATATTAACAAACTATAAAAATTTATTATCTTTGTAATATGGCAACTTATATAAAAGGAGTAACGGATTATATACCTGTCTTGGAAGCATTCAAGCCAGACTATAAGTTCTTATCTGATGTTTTAACAGTTAGGCAGGACAGGTATGATACAAACTATAAACAATTAAATAACTTATATAGTAAAGTTGTTCATGCACCATTATCTAGAGAGGATAATCAAGAACAAAGAGAACAATATGCTAATACATTAAGTAACGGTTTAAAACAAGTATCAGGATTAGATCTATCATTACAACAAAATGTAGATGTTGCTAAAGGATTATTTAAACCATTCTTTGAAGATAAAGCAGTGGTGAAAGATATGGCTTTTACAAAATCATATCAAAAACAAATGCAACAAGCTAATACATTTATGACATCATCAAGTGAAAAGATGAGAGATAAGTATTGGCAAATAGGTGTACAAGACCTTAAGTATCAAATGGATGACTTTAAAAACAAAGATGCTAATTGGGCATTGTCAGCTCCTATGCCTGCTTATGTTGAGAATCCTAATATATATGAAAGATCATTTGAATCATTAAAAGATAGTGGTCTTAAAATTAAACAAACTACACTTGAGGGTGATTGGATTATAACTACACAAAATGGTACAGCTTTAACTAGACAAATTGTAGGGTATGAAAAAGGTGAAGATGGAAAGTTAGATCCAAATAAACCTATAATTAGAAATCCTGCTGGTGAACACTTAAAGAATACTGTAATGAAAGACCCTATTGTTACTAGAGGTCTTTTAACAGAAGCTAAAGTAAAAGGAAGACAGTTCTCAGAAGATCCTGCAAACATACAAAAGTATGGAAGTTCTGAAAAAGCATTAGAATTTTGGGCTCAAGATATATTATCAACACAAACAAAAAAGGATCAAGAAGATCTTGTTGTTGCAGAACAAGAGGTGAAGTCTGAAAGTATAGCTGCAAGAAACTGGGAAAACTATAAGAAAAAGCATGGTATTATACCAGGTACACCTGAAGATGAGATGTACTTAAAAGCAATGTTTAATAAACAATTAGTTGTACAAAATAGAGATGCTTTAAAAAGTAGAGTTACAAATCAAAAGGGTCCAGCATCTGATATGGATCAACTTTTAAATAAAGCATATGCAGCTTATATGGGTAGTGTTATGGGACCTAAAATGACACAAGCTGCAATAGCTTATAGTCAAATAGATGCAGAACAAACGTTTGAAGCTAATCCATTTAAGAAAATGGAGTATCAACATAGATTTGATCTTAATAAAATGGCTATTCAGTATCAATATGATATAGGTAAAATACAAGCTAGACATATTGCTGATATGGAGTTACAACAATTAAAAAATCAAGGAGCAGGATTAGGTGGTAATGATTTAGCAGGTATGTTAGGTATTACTGGAGGCATGCAAACAAAAGATGGTGATGCAAATATAAGTGGTAGTTTAGCAGGTGTTGATATAGATGGAGATGGTGAGATAGATGATGATGAAAGATCATGGGTAGACGTGTTTGCTCAAAATCAAAATGATTTAACACAACTATTAAATTCAGCTGATCAAGCTGATATTTCATTTGTAGAAAAACTAATAGCTTCAAATTCAGATGACATGGTAGGTGTTGGAGGTTATTTAGGAGGTGGTCAAATTAAATACACCTACTACAAAGATGCAACTAGTGAAGGTGTAGAAAAAACAGCTGATATTGCTACAGCATTTTCAGATTTAACTGATCAAAGTAATGCAGGGTATCAAAGAAATTCTCTAGAGTTTGGAAGAATAGTTAAGAATGTTAGAGGTAAATATGAAAACATTATACAATTAGAAGATGGTTCTGCATTAAATTATGATTTAGCAAACTTAAATATGGATTATGGTAATGCTGCACAAATTCATGAATTATATAATTCAACTAAAAATACAAGAACAAGAATAAATGAAAAGGTTGAAGAAATGAATAATGTTTATAAAACTGTTCAGGATTATCAACTTACAAAAGATAAAAAAATATTTGCAGGTGGTAGTTATGGATATGTTGAAAATACACACCCACCAGTTCTTCTCACACAAGGTCAAATAGATATGCTAAATAAAGGTGTAATGTGGCATGATGTAAAATATGCTTCAGACAATGGAAATATTAAAGAACCAGTTCTTGATGGTAGTGGACAACCTGTATACAGAAGAGTTTCAGAAGATGAGTATGCTACAATATTTGCTAATATGATGAATTTACAGACACATCAAAGAAACCAACTTATAGGTGGTTCACAAGATAGAGATGATCATGAATTTTTAGTTTATGAAAATAGAGGTTTACTTGATGACTATGAAACAGAAGCTGAAAAATATTGGAATGTAGACTATGTATCATTAGCAGGTTCAGGTCAACAAGTAATGGATATGGAAGATCTAGATACTGAATGGCAATTTGACCGTGAAAAAGCATTAAAAGATGGTAGAAAAAAATACGAAACATTAAATAATGGTTTAAATGCTATTATGAGTGATAAAGGTGCTGCTGGAAGAGGGCAGACATATGATTTAAGAGCTGAGATTATTGGTCAAGAAATTACAGGTGCACCAGGAGAAACTGCATACAATCAATATACATCAGTATTTGATCCTGCTTCACCAAGTCAAGTTTCAATTGGACAACTAAGGTCATTGATTTTTGGAATGAATAACACACCAAATCAGAATGTACTTAAAACTATTAGTATTGGTGATAATAGAACTCTCACTACAGCTGAGATAGGACACGGTAAAGATGCTGAATATGGTAATGTATTAGCTCAAAAAATATATGATAAGTATATTGAAAGCTTAGTTACTAATAAGACAGATAAAACACAAGGAAGACCTTTTGTTGGCATATCATACGTAGAAAAAGTTAGTGGACCAGAACAACCAGATGATGAAAGAGTAGCTGGTTATCATTTAAATTTTGGAGCAGATTATGCTAATACTTTTAAAGGAATGTTTGTTACATCTGATGGTAAACATGATGCAAAAGGTTTTGCTAACTTCTTACAAAATGGTATAACTATAACTCTTCCACAAGATAAAGATATTAATCCTTATAAATCTACTAATCAATTATTATCATTTACTGACTTAGCAATTAAAGATGAAGGTAATTACACAAGTACTCCTATTCTTAATGGTGGTCATTATACTATCTATAAAAACTCACAAGGTCAGTATGTACAAGAAACAACTACTTACTTATTTGATGATAATACAGGAGGTATACCAGCACAAACAACAGTTAGTCAGGTACTGCCTGTAGATCCTAGTCAATTAGACATGTTAGTTATTAATATGGATGAACGTTTATTTCAACTTCAAAAGCAAAATCTTAATAAGAAAGCTGCGTGGGAGAAAAAAAATAAAGGTAAGACAGAACCTAATAATGCTCAATAAAAACCAACAGTATGGCAGATCAAGAAAATTTTGATGCAAATGTAAATTCAACTGAGAATGCTTTGGATATGAATTCTATAGTTAATACTGATGATATGCAAGTACCATCATTTAACTCTGATATTGTAGACCAAGTACTTCCAGGAACTGATCATGTTATTCCAGAAGTTAAACCTTCTGTAGACATGGGCAATCCTGTGTATCCAGATATAGAAGGACCTGGTACAGGTATTGTAAACTTTGAAGAACCATATCCTGGAAATTTTAATTATGATACAGAATTATTTGAAGATGTTGTAGATCAGGCTATTGAAATACAAGGAATGCCTAATCTAGAAATGAATCAGCCTTTCTTTGATATGATTGACAGAGCAGCTATTGATATAGATAAATATCCAATCATGTTTTCAAATAATGACATGAATGCTGCTTATCCAGGAAGAGCTGGTACAGATTTTGATCCATTTAGAACAAGTACAGGTATTCCAGATTTGAGTACACAAAACGGTATTAAAGCATTTTTATCTAGTGCAGTTGATGTAACAAAACAAATAAAAGGTCCAGATAAAACTCCAGGATATAGAGATCCTTTTCACTACAGTGCAAGAGACTATGACTTAGATAGATATTATAGACATCCTAGATTTTCTGATTTAGGATTCCACCCTATGGCTGATAATGAAGCTTATTATCAAGCTAACTCTAGCAAGTGGGATAATTTTACAAGAACACGTAGTGCTTACATGGATATGTTTGGTCCAGCATTTACTTCAGGATGGAGATCTATAGGTCAGATGTTTACAGGTGAAACTTTACAATCTGATATGATTGGAGCCATGGCTATGGATGATGCAATGAGAGTTGGTAGATCTACAAGTGGAGGAACACGTGGATTCTTTAATGATCTATTTCTTAATAGTGCATATACTATGGGTATTATATCAAGTATTGCTGTAGAAGAATTAGCATTATTTGGAGCTGCGGCTTTACAAGGGGGTCTGAATCCTGCTGCTGATGCCGCACTTATTGGTAGAACTGGTATGAATATCGGTAGAGTTTTACAAGCAATAAAAAGAATGTTTACCGTAGGTGAACGGGGTGCTGCTGGTACTAGGATGCTTGCCAAAATGAGAAATCTTAATAATGTTAAAGCCTTTATGACAGCAGCAAAAGCTGGCGGAAAATCTACAGGTAGATTTTTTGCTCATGTATTTGGTCCAGAAACATTATATCAATATAAGAAATTTAAAACTGCTGCTAAAGCTGGTGATAATTTCACGCAAATGGCAAAAGCTGCAGGATATGCAGGTGGTTTATATAGGGACTTTAGAGCTATTAATTTAGCTTGGGCAGAATCTAAGATGGAAGCCGGTCTTGTTGAAATGGAATTACAAAAATCACTCTATGAAGAAGTGATGGCTCTAAAGGATGGAGAAGATCCATCTGTAAAAGAAATGGAAATGATTGTTAGTGATGCTAGAGCAGCAGCATTAACAACTTCACTTATTAATATGCCTATTATATATGCAAGTAATAAACTTGTATTAGATGGTGCATTAAGAGGATTTAAACCTTTAGGTAGGATAATGGATGAATCTTTATCTGGGCCATTTGGTAGAATACTGTTTAGAAAGGGTCTAAAGGAAAATCCATTTGTTGATATGGGTAAGAAGTGGATTATTGGTGAGAATATGAGAAGAATGTGGAAGGCTGGTTTTAAAGCTAGTTGGAAACACATGGGTGCTACAGCATTAAGATATTCTACAGCAAACTTTGCAGAAGGTATTCAGGAACTTGCACAAGAAGCTACATCACATGGTGTAAAATCTTACTTTACAAGTTTATATGATAGCCCAATGGGTATAGCAAATGATGTTCATTTAGCACAAATGACACAAGCTCATCAAGCAGGTACAGAATCTATGTATGGTAATTATACACATACAGATAGAATATCAGGTATGACAGCTGCAGAAGCTATTAGTAAAGGTGCAGCTTCACAATGGAGCGGTCAAGGTCTTCATACATTTATGTCAGGATTCTTAATGGGTGGAATTGTACAAGGTCCTCAAAGATTAATGTTTGATGTTACTCCAAATGTATTAAGATGGGGTAAGGACAAAGTGATGAAAACTACAGATTATGCTGACTATAGAGCTAAAAGAGATAAAGAAATAGGTAATGCGGTAGATACATTAAATAAAGTTTATGCAGATCCTAAGAAGTATTTTGACATAACTAAGTTAAATGCTATGACTCAGAAAGAGTTAAATAGTGCAATGTTTAAAGCAGCAGGAGCTGATGACATAACTAGCTTTATGGACTATAAAGATCATGGTGTCTTTAGTGCCTTATATACTGTAATGGCTACAGGAAACTTAAATAACTTTACTGAACAACTTAAAGATTTTAAGAACTTAGATGACACAGCATTAAAAGAAGCTTTTAGTTCTGTTTCTTCTACTCCAGAAAAAATTAGAGCACGTATTGATAAAATGCTTACTAGAGCAGAAGAAATCAAAAAAGGTTATAACAAAATGAAAGATGAATTTGTTAATCCTTTTAATCCTGATAGATATAAAAAAGATAGCAGATCATACCATGAAGAACAATTAAGACAAATAGCATTTGAGCATGCCAAGATGATGGCTATGTTTACGCAAACAACTTTTGAACAATCATTAGAAAGAGCTAATGATATTTATAATACACTATCTTCTGATCCTGTACTAGGAAGTATTTCAGAGAGTGATATTAGAGCTTTGACAAGTAGAGAAGGTTTAGCAAAAGAAATAGCTCTATTAGAAAAAGAAGTAGAATTAGGTGCTAAAACAAAAGAAGAAAAAGAAATATTAGCTAGAAAGAAAAAGAAGTTAGAACTCCTTAAAAATTATTCTGAAATATTTAATGATTCAAGCAATCAAGCTTCAACCAACGGTCAAATGTATTCTGAATTATTTGAGATGGATGGAAAAACATATAAAACAAAATCTATGAATATAGGTAGGTATGACAAAAGAAAGATGGGTAAATTAAAACCTGCATTTGTTGCATACCTACAATTCTTAGCTGAAACAAATGATGATCTTGTTATTAATGATAAAATAATACCTACTTTAAAAAAGATTATAGACTTTGGATATTTAAAAGGTAGAGCTTCTGATTATGCACAAGCTGCTAATGTTCTAATGAATCCTGGAAATCTGTATGAAATGACAGATAGATTAGCAGCCATAATGGGAGAAGCTTGGGAACAACATAAGAATAAAAATAATCTTACATTAAAACTTAAAAAATATCACGATCAAACAATACGTAGACAATTTCTAAAAGATCTTGCAGATGATATGATTCAACCTGATCCTGATCAAACAGTAGCATTCCTAGAAGAAGGTATAATGCCTACAGACTTTTATGATGGAACACCAGGCAGTGAGGGTTTAATAACTAAAAGTAGTGATCCATTAAAGTGGGCAACTATAGAAGGACTTAAAGAAAACTATTATGAAGCAACTAAAGTAGATAAGGGTGAAACAACTGACGCTACTAAAGAAGAAAGAAGGCAGGCTGAGTCAGAAACTTCAGAAGGAACTCAAGCAGAACCTGACTTTGAAAGTGTTACAGGAAGAAGTAAATACCAACAGTTTCTACAAAAAGATAAAGATACACGTGAGATTATAGAAAGAAAGTATAAAGAATATAAATCTACTTGGAATTCTGAGCAAGGTCCGCTTATGAGTAAGAATGAATGGGCTGCTTCACCACAAGGTGGAAAAAATATTATAAAGTCTAGATATGAGTTAGATCAAATGTATCAAGCAGAACCTGCTGAAGTAAAAGATAAATATCCTACTCTAGAAGATTGGATAATTGCAAATAAAAAGAATCCTTTAATTGCAGGAACAAACGGAATACTCACTAAAAATAATGTTGGTATTTCAGATGTATCTGTAAACTTATCTAAAGAAACAGGAGTACAAAGAGATAAACTTGATGGTAACCAAAAAGTAATTGCTACAGATAAGGCTACTGGATTAAGTGTTATTGAGGTAACTAACTATGATGATAATAATAATAAAGATGTACAATATTATATATCAGATAAAGACCCACAAAATAGAGTTTGGAAAACCTATGAAAATCTAAACCCTAAAGGTAAACAAGTAATTAGATCTGGATATGTAAAAAAGACAGATGCAGTAAAAGCATATAATTATATATTAAGAAATATGCCTTCAGACACTGTGTTTGAATTTGGTAAGGATGATCAAGGAATGCCTATTAAGTGGACAACTTCAGATATTGTACTTGACTCTGCAGATAATGAATATATTGTTAGATCTAATCCTAAGATGGTTAGAAGAAATAATAATCTTTATGTAGTACCAATTGGTAAAGCTAAAGCTAAAAAAGGAGAGGATGAAAGAGTTTATATAACAGAAGATGAATGGAGAACTCAAGGATGGAAAAAGAAAGAAGAATCAAAACTTGATATAGGTACAACAATACAGAAACTTAGTTCATTTGAACCAGTTAAAATATATCCTTTTGACGGAAGTAAAGTATTATTTGGAAAGTTTAAAAATCATCCAGTACCAGAGGAAGGAGCAGAGTTGTCATTTGATGATGTTTTAAGGAGTTTATCAGAAGAGGATAGAAAAAATATTACATTCCTAGTTGAAAAGAATCCAGCGTATGATCAATATTTGCAAGACTTAGAAAGTGGAAGTCTTCAGCCATATCAAGGTGATCCTAGATTTGATCCAAATCCAGCTATACGTAAAGGACAAAATAAATATGAAGTTACTATAATGTTGGGTAATAGACCTATTGGTAAGATGATGGGTGTTGGGATAGCAACATTAGTAGATCCTAAAACTGGACAAAAAATTGATGGACACAAAATAACTACAGAACAAACAGAAAGAATTTTCAGACTTAATGGTAGAGATGCAGCAGATGTAGCAGCAATGGTTAGAAGAAATTATGCAAAGGCTAATTTAATAACTAGAGAAATTGAAAATAGAATTGGAACTAAAAGTTCAACTGTAATTAAAATCAGTAGTTTACAAGATATTGAGTTAAATGTGTTACCTGGTTACACAGGATGGTATGTTGATAATGACAACAATCCTATTAATCCTAGATCTCCTGGTGCAAAAAAGAATGCTAAACGTGCTTCAACACCGTGGGCAGATATACCTCAATCATATAATAATTATGATGGTGAATTAATTATATATGACACAAAAAGATCAAGAGATTCAGGAAGAAGATCTTCTACAAAAGTGTGGTCAATTGATCCAAGTAGTGCAAGAGGTAAAACAATATCTAATGAGATTACAAATTACATTCAGAAAAAAGGCTTATTATCTGTAGGTCAATTGGGATCAGGTAGATACTTACAGTTTGTGAAACTACCAAATGGTACAATTCATCATTTTGAATTAAAGTTAGATCCGCTATCAGAAGAAAGCTTAAATGATATTGCTGTTGATATTAAAAATAAACAACAGGAACTTATTGGTAAGGCATATAATGAAAAAGGAAAATTAAACAAAAAGCAAGCGGTACTTACAAGAGATAAAATTAACCAAGAACTAGCAGAATCTTTCTACATACTTTCAAATATTGTTGGGGATGATATAGAAATCTACTTTAAGGAAACAGGTGAGATGATGTTTAAAGTAGAAAGAGAAGATTCAAAAGTAACTATAGCTCTTGAAGAAAAATTCTTTGAACTTATCACAGATGGAAAAAGTTTAATAGAAACAATTAATAATGAGTTTAAAAGAGTGGAGGCAGATAAAGCAAAGAGAGATAAAAAGTTTAAGAAAACTAACTTTAATCTTACAATGGAAAGCTTTTCTCCATCTATACCAGCTAACTTAACTGATCCAACTCAACTTGTAGATTCTGGTGTTTCAGCAAGAGTTATAGCAACTGTGTCATGGGGACAATTAGCTGATATTAATTATACAAATGAAGTTAAGATTAAGGAAGAAATAAATGGTCCTAGTACAACAGGAGGTACAATGACACAAACAACTCCTTATGGAACAGAGCAAGGCCCAGAAGTACAGCTACCAAATACTACAAAAGAAAATGCTTATGAGATTCCAAAATCAAAGTTTACTATACCAGAAGTAACTAGTAATGAAGATAGATTAGCATTAATAGAAGAAACTTTAACTGAAGACCATAAGCGTACAGTAGCTTTAATGCGTGAAAAAAATATTGCTCCAGAAAAAATAGAGAGTTTTATATTTAGTAAAGCTAAAGAAACAGGTCAAGGAAATAATCTATTAGTGGATTTTGAAATGGAAGACATTTTAAATAATCCAAAAGAGTATAGTGAAGCATTAGTAGTTAATGCTATGAGAAGAAGAATAGATGGAAGTAGTCCTATTAGTAGTGGTAGTGCTGAATCTAGAACAGCAGAAAATCTAGCAGAAATTAAACAAGATATACAACAAGGAGAACAGTTTAATAAAACTTTTAGTAATGAGAATGCTGCTGGTAGATATAGAGCTGGTGAAGGTTATGTAGCATTTCAAGGAAAATATAGAACTGGTCAAATAGGATTGCGAAGATTGGCATATGAATCACTTATTGATTTAGGAATTCTTGAAGGTATTGACAATCTAACAGAAACTGAAATAACAGATGAACTATGGGCAGAGTTAATGGAGCAAGAGTTTAAGAATCTTCCTGAAGGTATCTTAATGCCTATAAGAAGAAAGATTGCAAACTCTACACCACTTACACCAAGAGAAAGATTAATTATTGACGCATTAGAAAGTCAAGGTAAAAATATACTTGATGGAATAACTTCTGAAGAAGCTGCCACTCAAAAGAATGAAGATAATTTACAAGCAGAGTCAGGTAATCAAAATATATTAGATCAAATATCTAAAAAAAGAAATGAAATAGCTCAAGCTAAAGATAAAGTAGAAAGAGAACTTACAGCTCAAATACAAAAAGCAAATCCAGAAATGTCTAAACCAGAAGTAGAAATTCAGGTTAATGAGATGATGGAGCAAGATGATGAGATTAAAAAGTTAAATACTGAATTAGCAAAATTACAATCTAAATTAGGGTATAAAATATTACCAGAATTTGATGGGAATGATGTTGAAAATATTGACAATTTTATAGACTGGGTTAAAAATAATTTACCAGAAGCTATTATGGTTGGTGATATTGATGATTTAGGTAGAAGATTAAAAGCTAATGGTGTAACTATTGGTGCGTTTGTTATGGAACTATCTAAGGTTTCTGGAGGAATAAAAGATCTTGTAGGTAAAGTATATGTAGGAAAACAATCTCCATTTAGATACCATGAGGCATTTCACGGTGTATTTAGAATGTTACTTACTGATGCTGAAATTAAAAAATATCTTGGTGTAGCTAAGAATGATGTACGTAAAAAAATGCAAAGCTCTAAAGGTTATGAAATACTACCTGGAGTGTTTGTTAAAAATATGAATCAAGCTAGAATAACTCTAAGAGGTCTAGCAAAGTCATATGCTTTAATGGACAATGCAACATTAGATGAAAGAATTTATGAAGAATATCTAGCTGATGAGTTTGAAAAATTCAAAACAAATCCAAGATCTTCTAAGGTAGGATCTGAAGTTAAAAGTTGGTTTACACGTTTATTAGAATGGATCAAAAATATTTTCTTAGGATATAACTCTTCAGAATTAAATGACTTATTTACAAGTATAGATTCTGGAAAATATAGAGAAGCAGGTATTCAAGAAAATGTATTTACAAGAGAAGCTATGCAAGAAATTGCTGAAGGAGGTGTAGTTACTTCAACAGCTTTGAAAGCAATTAGAAAAGGAGATCCTATTGAGTCAGTAAGGCCTACTGTTAGAAACGGGGTAGTAATTCCTGATGGAAGAACAATCTATATAAATAATTATTTTACAGCTAAAGAGACAAATGGAATAGTTGCAGAAATAGGAGCTATGTATCTCAATAGATTAGATACTCTTGCTGATGATCCTAATTTTACAGGAGAATACAATCCTTCAGCAATACTTGACCAAACAATAGATGAGTATATAGAAAGGTATAATTTTGCTAGAGCAACGGAAACTTCTGACGGAACTAAAAATTATTACTATGCTGGCAAAATAAATAGACAGACTAGAGAAAAATTAAATGAAAGATATAAGTCATTAAAGCAATATAAATCTGATGTTAAAGATTCTGTTACAGAATATCTAGAATTGTTTGATGAAGATGTTACATCTGAATTAGAAGTTTTAGAAAAAATTGATATGGATTCTGGAGGTCAAGTTAAGACAACAGAACAATATGAAAAAGATGCAAATGAAATAGGAGGATGGAAATCATTAAGTAAAGGTGTACGTAAATTTCTTGCAACTACAACTAAAGAAGTGAAAGATGAGTTTACTGGAGAAATAGTTTCTGTTCCAGTTGATTATATTACAGCATACAATGCGTTAATGAAATCTTTATCAGGTATGACTAATATACATAGTATGCTTGTTAAGTTAAAATTATTCTCAGAATCAAGTGAAGATGCAAGAGCAGTTATAGATGCAATCTTTACTAAAGCTAATCTTTCTAATATTACACTAGAGGATTTTATAAATGGAAATTATAAGCTTGATCAAGTAACTAATGAAGTTTTCTTCCAAGGTATTATAAAAGCATTTTCACAATTTAGAACGGATTATTATTATTTAGAAACAGATGTAGAAAAAGGACTTGTAAATATATTTAAAGCAAATCATAGAGATGATGCTCATACTCAAACTGATAAATGGCAAGGAAATTATACAAGTAAATTAGAGAATTTAAATACAAATCCTAATGCTCTTAGTGCTGCACAAGATCCTTGGGGTAGTATTGTATTTAATTCTAATAAAGAATCAATTAAAGAAGAAGAGTTAAATACAACATCAAAAAGAATTCAAAGACAAATAGAAAATAGTATAGGTTTTAATCTTAGTTGGATGACTGTTAAATATATGATTCTATCAAACGGTATTCAAAATAAAACAGATGCTCAAGCAAAATTCTTAAATACATTTAAAAGTGAGATAGAATTTAATTTAGATGATGTTTCTCAAATTCAAACAGCTATTTCAAATCATGGACTTACAAAAGATAACCGTCAAACTGGAAACTTATTTTATGATATGAATGAAGTTTCTGTTGAGGAAGAAGAAAATGAAGTTAATGCAGAAGGAACAGATGTAAAATCTAGAATTAAAAAGCTAGCAAAATTAAATGCAATTTTTGATGACACAGTAGGTGCTACAGTATTTAGGAATCCAGAAGGAAAACTTATATATGCTCATCAAATGCCAACTTATGATCTAGAGAAAATAGCAGAATTAAATAGTGAAGATGCTATAGATGAGTTAATGAACAGTAACAGATTCTTAAATTCTAACTATTTATTAAATGATCCTAGATTTAGAAAACTAGCTGCGGATGGTAAGCTAAGAATATCTAGAGTAGCTGGACAAAAAATAGTAGACTTAAATACTGATAGTGAAGGTAACTTTAAAGCATCTAATGGTATTGATCTAAGTAGAAGAGCTGTAACATTTGGAGATTCTACACCTAAAGATTTTTTATCTCAAATGATAAATCTTTATATAGCTGACTATAATAATTTAAACGGTAAAGTTCCAGAAAATACGTATAAAGCTGAAGATGATTTTGGAACAATGATAGACAAACCATTTACTACTTCATTAGTTAATGTTACAGTAATTGCAGAATCTAACACAGCTGACTTTGTACCTATACCTATTATAACCGCAGTACAACTAAAGAATGGAAAATCTACAATAACTGATGAATATGTAGATGATGTTATGACTGAAGTTGAAAATGAATATAATAGAATTCAACGTGAGGTACAACAAACAGAAGGATATACAGAAGACAACCTTAAAGGATATAATGAATTTACTTCTGTTGAAGATATAAATGATGAAGATGCTAAAACAGATAGAGCAGCTAAATTTGGAACTACTGCTGAACTATTAAAAAGCAAGAAGAGAACTTCAGAAACAATTAGAGAAGTTGGAGATGGTATTGAGTTTGCTTTAGGTCCTGCTGAAGTAAAGTCAGCAAAATCCGGAACAAGTATAATACTAAGAGAAGTTGGACATAATAATAAGAAGCTGGGTCTTAATCAAGATGAGTCAGTAAGAACTCCTATTTATACTTTAAAAAGTAAAAAAGAAACTGAAGAAACTTATTCAGTAACATATAAAGGTGTAGTTTCTGTAGAGTCATATTCTGTAGATACTATAAAAGAAATGTTAAATGAGGATTGGTCAGAAGCAAAAGATGGTACTCATACTCATAAAGTAAAGCTTGGTGATGAATCAATATGGGTTAGAAGTGCTAGACAAAGAGATTGGATTAATGGCAAAAAAGATCTTGAAGTATTTGAGGTTATACCTTCTTCAAAAGTAGAAACGGAGATAACAGAACTAGGTGAGGAAATAATAACAACTGAAGATAACGTATTAAAAGAACTACAAAGAATTGCAAGAACTGAAGTTGATGATAAGGGTAATCCTTTATCATTTGATGAAGCACTTAAGATGACTAAAGAAAAGACAGGAATTGATCCTAGAGCATTAGTTATTCAAAGATTAAATCAAGAGTTTGAAGAGTTTATGGAAGTTATAGGTCCGGGACAAACAGGAGCTATCAATCAAATAGATAAAAGATTAACTAGCAAACTAACAACAGCAGAGGGAAAAACAAACAAGAATACAGAAAGATCAATGGTTCTTCTTAATCTTGAAAATAACAATACAGATAATCACAACTTAAAACAAATATTTTTTAATGATTATCTAAATAGAATATCTATTAAACAAATTCTTATGGGTGATAGAGCTTTAGGTCTTAAGGATGTTGTGGATGAGATCAAAAGAATGAAAGCCTTAAATGCTGCTGGACCAAGTGCTGAAAGTGTTATTTATGCTCCTGAAAAAGGAGTGATGCATCCTACTAAACATATTAGTCTTATAACTATGACTGATGTTGAGACTCCTTCTAAATATAATACAAAAGGCAAAGAAGGTAAAGTTACTGAGACTGATGCTCAAATGTGGGGAACTACTAAAGGGTTTAGACATACAATGTTTGGATTTGGAATGCTTAATTCTGCACAAGCTAAAATATTAGACAAGATAGAAGCAGGAGAAGATATTAGTATAGATGAATTTTATGGTGCTGGAGTTTCTAAAAATGGATATAAACAATTAGGTGCTATTTTAAATTCTCAAAAACTTGTTTATTTTGATGGAGAAGTATTTCTAAAGATGTCTAATATTGTATTAACTAAGGCATTGACTTCTGATCCACAAACTAATTTCCAAACTGCTCTTCCAGGAAGAGAAGATATGCATAATCTAAGATTAAAGCTAGAAAAGATAGAACAAGAAGGTGATCAAACTATTGCTTTTGCTGTGCCTGAGTCTGCTTCTAAAATGGTTAAAAGAAATGTTATAGATTATACAAGAGCTTTTGATGCTAATTTAGAATTAAGTCCTGAAAATATTTCTAGCCTTGATGCACGTTGGATGAGATTACAACAAGTTAATCCATCTAATAAAGAAATCATTATTGATCCAACACAAATAAAACAAATCATCACAAGTGAGCAAGATGATAGTGTTCAAGTAATGTTTGCTGGAGAAATGATCCCAATAGGAAAAATAAGAGAAATCTACAATGATGCTGTAAGTAATAGAGTTGAAATTAAATATCTAGATAGAAGAAACTTAATATTTGATTTCCAAATAGGACAAGATGAATTACAAGCAAGTATTAAGAAAGGACAAGTAACTCCTGATCTATCTGCATTCTTAGAATACGCAAAAAATAGTTTAGCAGCATCAGGTGCAAGAGCACAATTTATGGAATTATTTGAAGTGGATAAAGCTGGTCAGCCAAAATATGATCTAAACAATCCTATTACAATCAATAAATTCCAAGAACTATTTATGTCATTCTTCACTAAAGGTGTAATGAGTGAAAAGGTAAGTGGTGAATCAGTTGCATTAGTATCTGGGCAAGGTATGAAAGTAATTAAGAAGGTTAAACAATTAGATCCTGTAACAGGTCAACCTATTGAATGGGAAGTTATTAGAATGCAAGACTACGCTAATCTTAAAAATAGACCAGAAATAAAGTATCTTAATTATACAGATGTTGCTAATAAGACATTTGCAGATATGAGAGTAGGTGATTTATATGTAGATGAATTAAAAGCTAATGTAAAAGAGTATGATGAAAATGGAAAGGAGACAGGACTAGTATATTCTGAAATGATGTTGCCTGCACATCATTCATCATTAAAAAATATTAAATCAGGACAAAAGATTCCTGATGTTGTATCAAAAGCATTTGCTACACGTATTCCATCACAAGATAAACACTCTGCAATTAATCTTAGACTTGTAGACTTTATGCCTGTATTTTATGGATCTTCAGGAGTATTCCCACCAGATCTTATTGAAATATCTGGGGCTGACTTTGATATTGATAAACTATATGTACAATTTAAAGAGTTTTATAGACAAGATGGTGAGTTTGTTGAGTATGGAAAAACAAAAGATACTGATAAACAATATGAAGAGTACCTTAGATATAAGCAAGCAGAGTCTAAGCAAAAAGGTACATCTATGCATATGGCTGTACAGAAGTGGAATAATAGAGGAAGAATTATTGATATAGATTTAGATGCTGATGTTTCTCTTCCTTCTGAAGAAATTATTGGAGGATTAAGATTGCTAGATCTGCCAGTAACAAGAGAAGAGTTTGCAGAATACCTAAAGAAAAATAATAATAGACTTCCATATTCTGGAGCACATAGTAATAAAGCATTGGATGCTAAGTATGCTTTATTAGGAAACGAAGGAATGACAGAAGGTAGAAATGGTAGAGATGTTGGAATTGCTTATGAGCCAGCTGTATTAGATCCTTTAGAAGATGTATGGAGCTTTATACAAAAAGAACTTCCGGAATTAGCAGAACAGGTTCAAGAAGAAGGTGTTATAGTAGATAATATGCTTGGTATGTATAGAGCATGGAAAAACAACAAAGAAGGTGCTAATTCTATTGGAGCTATTGTATTACCTAATATAGTATTAAATTTACTTAAAGAATACAAGGTTGATTTAAGATCAAAAACTTCAAACGGCAAAAGAATTTTAGGTGGTAACTTAGAACTTAATGGTATTCAGTATAAAAGTTTTAAAGGAGATTATGCTATAAATCCTGAAACTAAAAAACCAGATGTAAATGGTTTAAGAAAACAATTTGTAATATCTGCTTTAGTTACAGCTGCAACAGATAACGCAAAAGAAAGATTGCTTGCAAAACTTGGTTTAAATAAAGATGCATTAGCTACTGTTGGTACATTACTAAGTGTTGGTGTAGATATTAATACAGCAATATTACTTATTAATCAACCAGATATAAAGCGTATGTATGCTTTAGTTGCTAATAAAGAAAAGCCTACTGATCCAGGAATGGACTCAATGGTCAAAAGAGAACTAGAAGCAATTTTAGCAGAAGATGCATTAGCAGAAAAAAATTCTAAAAAAGTTAATGTTGATAGTGAATTATTAATAAGACACATAAAAGGTGGAGAAGTTGCTACATATGAAAGATTTGCTATATTAAAACAATTCCAAGAAGCTAGAACTTTAAAAGAAAATGTAGGCCATCTTCAAGCATTAGTAACTAAAGTAGCAGGTTTAGGTAGAGGCATGAAAGAAATGTATGATTCTTTTGAAAGCTTTGAAAAGTTAGGATCTGAACTTAACAATGTACAATTTGGAAAAGAAGAAATTCCTTTTGACTCAAGAGAACTATTTAAAGGAAAAACATTCCAAGCAACATACTATAAAATATTCCAAAATATACAACAATTAACACCTACTGTATTCTTAACAGAAACAGATGAGTTTAGAAAAATTACAAGTGCTATTATAGCAAACATGAAAGATCAGAGTCCAGAAAGGGTTCAGAAAGTAAAACGAGATGTTCTTTCTTATATGATTGGAAAAGGATACACAACTTATCTTGGTAAAGTAGGAAAAGCAACTCTAGCAGCATCTTTACAAAACGGAATGATATATGATGAGTTTGCTGATGGTCTTACAATAGTAGATGTAATAAATGAAATTAAAACTCTACTAAAAGGTAAATCAAATTACTTTATAGATCAATTTGTATATGCAAAGGATACAAGAAATCCAAATAATAAGTCAGGTATTAATCAAGCTGTATCTAATACATGGGGTAGAATTGGTGCTGATCAAATGACAGTTATTCAAAATAGTCTTAGAGAATTATATGCTGATGAAAATATTAGACACAACGTATATCACTTACTACATTATGAATTAGTTAAGAATGGATTACAATATAGTGAAGGTACATTATTAAGTGCATTCCCAGCAGCTATGTTAGATGAATTATTATTAGTATCAGAAACTATTAAGGATACATTTAATAATGAGATTGTTACTAATGAAATGTATAACAAATTATTTGGAATGTCTTTTGATGAATTAATTTCAGAAGTAACAGAAGGTTATTTACAGAGTAGAAGTAATGTATACTATACTCCTGAAATAAAAAAGACAAAATCTGAAGCTCTTACATATAATAAAGAAGAAGGTATATTAGATGTTAGTAGATACAGCAGACGTAAACCTAGAAGTAAGAAGAAAGGAAAACACAAAAGAAAAGGTACAGGTAAAGTATTTGATGGAGTACTTAGAAGAGCTGGTTTTGAACAACAAGAAAATGAATTTGAATTCCCTCTAGTTATTACAATGAATGTAGGAACTAAAAGGAAGCCAGACTATAGGACTTTCAAGCTTGAAGAAGTATATTCAACTAACAAGATTGAAAAAACAGAATTATCTGATCCGAGTTTCACACCACAAATGATAAATGTTGATACAGACTTTGGAAAAGCTACGGGATATAGAGCAGTATATAAAGAGTTTGATACATTTGGATCTATGCAGCAAAATGGAATGGGATTCATGTGGGGTGATAGATCAACATACCAATATTTACAAGATGAAATAAACAAAACAACAAGTGCTGTTGAAGATGGAAATCAACAACAAGATGATATGATTAATAAACTTGCTAGTCAAAAACAAAAATCTCCAATAGGCCCTGGAACAAATGTAAATATTAATGCAACAAATGATTCAGTGAAAACATCAGATAATAATAATAATCCTGTATCTTTGTCTAAGATTCAAAAACTAAGTGAAAAGGGAGAACCTGATTTTGATGCAATCATAAAGAAGGCTGCACCAGCAACAGGTTTAAAGAAAGAAGCAATGAGTGAAAATGCTACTCAACCTGGAGAAAATAAAGTTTTAGAAGATTTTTATAATAACTTAACAAAACTTGATAAAGCAATGCTTGCTAAAGCAGCAGATATATCTAACATAGAAGAGTTAATAGAAGATTTTAATGATCCTAATAATCAGTATAATGAAGAGGATTTTATAGAGAATCTTAAAAAATGTTATAGTAAATAGGAAAATATGGCAACAAAATGTTATAATAGAAATAGTGCAGAGTATCAAAGTCTACAAGGAAAACTTGGTAAAAATATTTTTGTAGATAGTGTTATTGACAAGTGGCAAAAAAGTAATAACTCTGATATGATACCTACTGTGGAACAGGTTGATAAATTTTTAAATCAACAAAAAACTATGCTTAATCTTAAGAAGAGAGAGTATAGTGAAGCTGTTCTTGCAAACTTATCAAACAAAGGACTTATAAGTAAGTGGAATGGTGAGTACTATATAAATGTAACTGAGCCAGGTCAAATAGAAAGAATAGATAGAAAGGTTGCTGAATTAAATAGAATAAAAGCACTTAGATTATTAAAACTATGGGGTGTTAATCCAGAAGCAATAACTATGGAGAGAACAGATAAAACCTATAGAGTTGATATAAATCCAAACATATTTACAAAGGGAGATCTGATAGCTCAAGATAATATTAAAAATCATACACATGTTTTAGATATTCTTGAACACATGAGTGATTTATTTCCTCAACTAAATATTCAAGTAGCAACAGTAAAAGAAGCAAGAGAATATTACGACAACTTAAGTGAAGAACAAAAAAGAAAAGTATCATTTGATCAGATTACAAGTTACTATGTAAAGGGTACAGTAATGATTATTAAAGGTAGAGTAACACCAGAAACTGCTATTGAAGAAGTGTTACACCCTTTTGTTGATGCTGTATATCTAGAAAAGAGAAGTTTATTTGATGGACTCCTAAAGGAAGCAAGAGAAATGTTTCCTCAATTAAGAATGGAGGTAGATGCAGAGTATAATCAAAGAAGAGGTTTTTCTCAACGTGATAGAGATCTTGAATTAGTTACTCAAGCATTATCTAGACATTTCAAAAGAGAATATGAAAATGAACCAACATCAAGTTGGAGAAGTAAAATAGCTCAACTATTAAAATTCTTATTAGATGTTATACAGGATCTAAGTGCTTTTGTATCTGGGAAAAGATTAGGTATATCAGCATCTATGCTTAACTCTAATAATACATTAACTAGTATTGCCAAACTTCTTAATACTCAAGATCTACAATTTAAGTTTACAACAGATTCAGTTTTAGATACAAAAGTTAGATACTCTTTAACTCCAAAGTTAGAAGCAGCATTAAATAAATATAAAGATTTTGCAACAGAGCCAATTCAAAAACAGATAATAGATAACCTATTTCATAAAGCTCTTAGTAATAAAGAAATATTTCCTGATTTTACTGCAGGAAGTCCATTGACTGGAACTGAAACTCCTTTAGTAGTACTTGATAAAGATACTCATGTCTATAAAAATGTAGAAACTCTTGAGGTATATGATTCAACAACAACAAAAATAAAAGGTAAGTTAGATGATGATGCTGGTTTATATAAAATCAATAGAGATATAGGTAATGACTTTGATATGATAATGGAGTTTTTAGCACTGCAAGAAGCTAATGAAGCTGAGGCACTTGAAATTCTATTACCTAAAATGAAAGTTCTTGATAGAGATGCAACAATAAGGGCTATTTCTAAAATGGAAGATAAGCTTGCAGAATATAGAGAAGCAGGTGCTGTTATAATTCCACAGGTAGTAGTAGCAGATGCAGCGTCTAAAACTGCTGGTACTATAGATCTAATGGCTATTCATAAAGATGGTACAATACAAATAATAGATTTAAAGGTTAGTAAGAATTCTATTAATACAGATATGTATGATAGACTATTTCCTGTAAATGAAGGCAGTATTTGGTATGATCCTTCACTAAAGAAAAATGAGCAATTTGGATTAACTACAAGAATGCAGCAAGGTTTGCAGGTTAATACTTATAGAAGAATGCTTATTAATATGGGATATACAGTAGATCCTATTAGTAAAACTTTACATTTTAATGTTGATGTAACAGGTAAAGGAAAGAAACAAGAGTTTAAGGGTACCTTTAAATTTGATGGTGAGGTTAATCATCCATCAAGTCAAGCATTAACACAGGTTGATGAACTTGTTCCTTTAAATCCAGATATAAAACATAAGGAAACTATGGAAGAGGATCCTTATATTACTGAAGATGAGGCACTTCCACAAGATGATGTAATAGAAGAAAGGATTTATGCAGCTCAAGTAGAAACTGTTAAGCAGTACAAAGACAAGCTTGTAACAAGAAGAGAGGTAATTGAACAACTATTAGATAGAGAAAAACAAACAATCTTCACTAAAAATTTACTAAACAATATAGATAGGGCTATCACTGACATTAATGTTGCTATAACAGAAGGAAGAGCTGATATTGTTTATGAAGAATTATTACAACAAAATATAGAAGAGCTAAAACAATTTATAGAATATGTAGAAACTGGTGATAAAACTAGTTCTGAATATATTGATATGGTTTTAAAAATGGAAGATATAGCAACTACATATGCAGGATTAGATGTAGTAAGTCTTCCAGAAGGTATATCTTTAGGTAATAAAAAAGAGGCACTTAGAAATACTCTAAAAGAACTTGTTGATAAAATTAGAGGTGATGGAGCTTATACTAATAAAGGACTTGTTGATGAAGGAATTTACCAACACGTAAGAGAAATATATAAAGCAAATACAAATAGAACAGATCTTACAGATGCAGAAATAGATAAGATAATGTCTGAGATGGAAGATATGAGTTCTATAAATTATGGTACAAGTGATTTAGCTACAAGTAGAGATCCTTTATCACAGATAATGGATAAGCTATATAAAAGACAAGTTCAAAAAACAATTGATAAAGTTGAGGAAAGAAATAGAGAACTAAGAAGGTTAGGTACAAAGCTGGAAAAGTTATCATCAGGTAAAGTTGATTTTAGTTATATGTTAAACTTTGATAAGGAGGGTAATTTTAAAGGAACTTATGTAGAACAAATAGGACCACAATATGATGCCTTATTCAATGAAGTTAGAGCAGAGTTAACTGATGACAGAGGAGAATGGAAAGATTATATTGTTAAGGCTAATTTAGAAGATTACACAAAAGAAGAACTTGAATGGAATAAAAAAATAAAAGCTGCAAGAAGAAAGTATGCTCAATTAATGGAAGCAGAATCTGTTGTAGATGAAAGAAGAGTGGATGGTAAATACCATAAATATAATGCTGAATTTAGAGCTGCTAGAGAAGAGGTTTTAGAATTTCGTTATAATGCAGATAGTACATGGGGATGGTGGCAAGCTAAAAGAGGTGTTTCATCAGTAAAAGTTAATGAGTTTTACCGTAAATACTATGAAGAAAGTGTAGTTACTAAGGTTAATGAAGACGGCTCTGTTTCACAAGTGACTTCAAAAAGGTTTCCAAAAAGAGATTATGTAGAAAAAAGAACTACATCAAGAGGTGGAAAACTTAATGATATGGTCAACCCTAAGTATGAAAAAATTATGAATCCTGATCCTACTAATTCATTGGCATTAGCACAAAAGGAGTTTTTTATATTTTTCCAAAAAGAATTTTTAAGTTTATTAGATAAACTTCCTAGTAGTGTTAGAGATCAAATGATAGGTAGAATACCTGTTGTTAGAGATAATGCTCTCACTCAAATGAAAAGAGAAGGAGGTTTAATTGCAGGATTAGCTTCTAGAGCTTCTAGAGGTTGGAAAAATTTATGGAGAACAACATCAAGACAAGAAAAAGTAATAGTTGATGCACAAGGACAATTCATAGATACACTACCTATATTCTATGTTGGTCAACCACAAAATGAAAAATTATTAGAATCTATTGATGATGAATTACAATTATTAGAATCACAATACAAAGAAAAGAAAATAAAAATTGATGAGTATAAAGAAAAGAAAAATGGATTAATAACAAGAAGAAATGATCTTCAGTCTAAACCTACATTGAATCAAATGAGTTTAGATATGGTAGATAATCTATTAAGATTTTCTGCAATGGCTGAGAACTATGAAGTAATGAATGAAATCAAAGGTACTCTTTTAGCATTTCAAAAAGTTATTGAAAATAGAAATTATTCTCCTTCTGGAACAAAACGTCTTTTCTCAAAGATTAGAGGTAGAGATACTACAGTAGGTATGGGTCAAGAATCTAATATAACTGCTAGAGCAAGAAAGTGGATGCATATGGTGTATTATAATAATGATAGGCAAACAGAAGGTGCTCTAGATAAAATTTCTAAAAACTTAATTCAATTGTCATCATTAACATATGTAGGTTTAAACTGGTGGGGTAACATTAATAACTACGCAATGGGTAGAATGAATAATGCTATTGAAACTATTGGTGGTAGATACTTTGAACCAGAAGCAATGTTAAGAGCTACAAAAGTATTTCAAGGAGCTGCAATGCAAGATGTTGTTAAAAAAATGGGTAGCAGTTCTACTTGGGCTGGTATAACTGGAGGTAAAGGTGCTTATGAAGATTATATACCTGAAAGTAAATATAACGGATTGGTTGGATATTTTAGAATGATGGATGATATGGCAGATCTACGTGAGCAAGGTAGAGCTAAAGGTAAGGGTGGAGTTGTTAGAGAAGCAATGTCATGGGCATATTTATTCCAAGATGGAGCAGAGTATAATGTTCAAACTAAAGTTGGTATGGCAATTCTTATGTCAACTAAAATGCAAAAACTAGATGATGCAGGAAAAGTATTAGATGAGATGTCTTTATATGATGCCCTTCAATACAATAATAAGACTGGTGATGTAGCTTTAAAAGACGGTTATGATACTATGGTAAAGAAGAATGGTACTAAGGTTAAGTTTGATGATAATGCTAGATATGATCTTAGAAATAATATCCGTGAAGTAAACAAACAAATTCATGGTAACTATGCTCATGCTGATAGAATGATTATTCAACAACACTTCCTTGGTCAGTTAGCAGCTCAGTTTAAAAAATGGGTAGCTCCAGCTATTAAAGCTAGATATAGAAGAGAATACTATGATGAGAATCTAGGTTGGATGGAAGGACGTTATAGAAGTGCTTGGTCATTTGTAGGATTTCTTTTTAAGGAAAAAGCTAGCATAAATAAGACTGTTAAAAGAATGAAATATGAGTTTGGTGATGAAAGAGCTTTAAATAAGATTCAAGGTATGAAGAGAACTCTAGCAGATTTTACATTTATGATGGCATCTTTTGCAATGGCTATGATCATGGATGCATTATTTGATGATGATGATGAAGATAAAAATGTACACAGAAAAAGATTTGAGAATGCGTTAGTCTATCAATTTAATAGACAAGCAAGAGAGCTTATGTTCTTTACTCCATTTGGACTTAAAGAACAATTCTATATGACAGATTCTCCTATTGCTGTAACAAGAATGATGGGAGATATGGGTGACGCTGTAATTGCTACATTCAAAGTACCTCTTGCATATAGTTATCAGCTAGCAAGTCCGGACTATGATATAACAAAAGATAAAGCTATATATTATCAAAGAGGTCCTAGAAAAGGAACAATGAAAGTTTCCAAAGAATGGAGTGATGTTATACCATTACTTTATACGATCAATAGATATAGAGCCTATGACACTGTTAAAGATTTCTGGGTTAAGTAAAATGGAAAAAGATAAAAAGTGGTATATTGATCAATATAATAGGAATAGACCCTATAAAAACCAAGTGACAAGTTGGAAAGAATTAAGAATTAAACAAAAACTTGAACTAAATGGAAATAAAGAAGCCTTACAAACCACTACCAGATTACCTAGCAATAGGTCCATCTGATATACACGGAGCAGGTATTATTGCCAAAGAAGATATACCTGCCGGAATAGATATGGGTATAACTCATGTGTATGATCCAGAATTTCAACATGACTATATTAGAACTCCATTAGGAGGATTTATTAATCATTCAGAAACTCCTAATTGTGAATTAGTGGAAGATGACAGTGATGTTAGTTATAAAAGAATAAAGACTCTACATAAAATAGAAGCTGGAAAAGAGCTAACCTTAAAGTATAGTTTATATAAACTTAATGATTAGTTAACATAAACAGGGGTTACATTACGTATCTTATTTATATGAAACGTATAGATGTAACCCCAATAGTTTATATTGCAATAATGATTATTGTTTTTGTTTTAGGCACTATCTAACTTCACAGGCACCACCGGCACAAGCCAGTTCACCTGATAAATTAGTATTGTCATCATCTTCAGTAACATTGAATAAGTCAATATTCATTAAGGACTTTTCAAGTTCTATGAATTTCTTTTTTGTAATATCCTCAAATGGAGCTTGAGTATAAGTACCACCATCATAAGGTAAAACAGATAAACCATTATAATGATCCCTATTCTTCCACATCCACTCACCTGCCATATCCCAATCTTCCTCTTTAAGACTTACAGTAGCAGAGACATTGTGAGTATTACTTCCAGATCTATGACCTGGTTTAACCCATTCAGTGGCTACCTTTTTAATTCTTTCAAGAAGTGCAAAAGGAGACTCTGTTCTAAGTATAGATCCTTCTGGAGCTGACTGAGGTATACTAATTACAGCAGTATCATGTCCACGGAATACACAGTCTTCTATTAATTCAGGATGGTTTTCTACTAAATAACTATAAATAGATTCATTCTTACCAACACGTATTCTTCTTACATAATAATCATTATGCCAAGCATGAATACCAGAGCTTGTTCCTAATGTTAATGAGGTTGTACCAGCAGGTTTAACTGTAGTGCATCTAGCTGCTTTTTTCACTCCTATTAACTTTGCTACTCTTGCGTTCTCTTTTTTTACTATACTTGCAGCTTCCTTCATATCCATTTGGAGCACAGCGGCACTCCCTATTCCTGTCATTGACACACCTATAAGAGCGTCTTTTTCTGTTGTTTCTTTCCATATCTCTCTTAAATAATGAAAGTTAGTATATCCAGCTTGTAGTGTTCCAATGAAAGCAGCACCTTTAACTCTTTCATTTAAATCATCTTGTGATTCAATTGTTGACACATTTACTTCACAAAGATTACAGAATTGATAAGGACGTAAAGCTATCTCACAACAAGGATTAGTTCCCCAATCTTTATCATTGTTAAAGTATATACCAGGTTCTCCTGCTCCAGATAGTTTAACACGTTCCCATAGATCCATAAAAAATTCCTTTGTTATTTTATGTCTCATTAATACAGCAGAGTTATTAGCTCTACCACGTTGTGGGTTTAGTTCCCACCAGTTTCCAGATTTTGATGAAATCATTTCACTATCATCTGCACTAAATAAACTAATTAAAGCTGCACGTCTAATACCACCAGCTAATACAGCATCAGCTATATAACAAACTATATCATGAACCTCTAAAGTAGAAAGATTATCTCCATCTACTTTAGAACTTAACAAACCTTCAATTTTTAAAAGACATTCTTTAAGTGGTTGAGGACCAGGGGCTTTACCACCAGATGTTACAAGTCTAGCTCCTTTAGGTCTGATGTCTGAAAAATCAAATATAACTCTAGAAGATCTTCCATTAAGATAAGATTTCATTAATACTTTTATTGAGTCAGCCCAACCTTCTATACTATCACCAATTAAATATCTTTTAGTTCTTTTTGGATAAGGTTTATTAATAGGAGGAAGTTTAGCAACATGATGTTTTTGAACTGAATAACCTACTCCGGTACCACCCAATAACAAAAACATACATTCATTAAAAGAATCTAAACTATCTATAGGAAGATAAGCACAATTATATATTCTATTAGGAGAAATTTCAATTGGCTTACCACCAAACTGCATAGATCTCATAGACGGAAGAATTTTCTTATCATATACTAACTCATATACTTTTTCTATTTCATCTTTTAGTTTGGGGTAATGCTTAATATGCATTTCTTTATTTCTTGTTACAAGCTCTTTCCAAGTCTCTCTTCTTTTTAATTCTGGATTGTATTTTGCGTATTTCATATGGACAGTAATGTCACTTAGAATTTTGTTATTCAAATTCATAATTTAAGTTTTTAATAAGTTAATATAATAGTGAAACCTTCTTCCGTTTAGAGGGTAGTAATAATATACAGAATTATTCCATTATAATGAAATCAAACTGTATGAAAATGTTACAAAAATTAGACCTATTGAGATATTAAATGTTGGATGCCATTCATCACTCTCTTCTAATTTTGTTTCATGTTGTGATATAGACAAACCTAATAGGCTTGTAGCTCCTAAAAATTCAAAATTAAATTGATGTCTTTTCATTGGATATATTTTAGTTTTATTATATTTTTTTGTATATTATAAGTGTACATAACGGCAAAAGTACAAATTTTATATATATATACATTATGGATTGGGATATTATTGGCACCATTGTTATAACAGCACTTACCGTTTTGGGTAGCAGTGAGGCATTTAAGTATTACAAGTCTAAATTGACATTTAAAAGTAAAACTATGGATCTAAGAGAAGAACATAAAAAGGACTTACAAAAAAGAGTTAATAGACTAGAAGTTTTACTTACAGAATCAGCATCAGAGAAAGATGATCTAAGAATGTGTGTTTTGAAATTAACTGAAGAGGTTGCTACACTCCGTGAAAGAGTTAAGTTCCTTGAAGCAGAAAATGAAAGACTAAAACTAAAATAAATAATTATGGCAAAGAAAAAAAGTAAAGGCTCAAAAAAAGCAGCCAATCATGGTAAGAACCTAGCAGGTGCAATGAAAAGTGTAAGCACTTCAACTACACCTATATCTTCATTATATCCTAAAAAAGTTACTGTAGGTAGTTCAAAGACATCACCAAGACATATGCAAAAAGGTACCAGATCTCAAAGTACATCTGCAATGCCTCAAAAATTTTTATTATCAATAACTAATCCAGGAGAACAGCCTGAAGCTCCAACACCAGTTACTAATCCAGGAACATTGGCTAGCCCTACTAATCCTGATGTCTATGCATCATATGGTAAAAAAGGTTGGAACAAATTAGCAAAAACATATGCATTAGATCAAAAAACCTTAAATGTTGCTATATCTAATTATAATACTTATTTAACAAATCTATCTACATATCAAGATGATTTATCAGCATATAATACAAGACTTGCAAATTATAATAGAGATACAATTGTAAATAATAAAAGAACTACTCAATATAGCCGTGATGTAACAAAATTTATAAGGTCATTAGGTAGTAAATCTAAAGTATCTGTAAAAAAATCAAAGTTAGCTGGAGGTTCTAGAAGTAGCAGAACTGGTAAACCAGGTGGATCAAGATAAAATTTAATACTATGAACTATAAAAGAAAATATAATAAAGGTGGTGGCACTAATTCTGTTGAAGGTGACAATTCTGTTTCTGTAGATAGTCAAAATCAAGATGTATTTCAGCGTAATAGAGATGCTCAAAATCAAATGATGCAGCAGACTATAAATTCTCAAAATCAAGCCTTGCATGTAACTAATGCAATGGGTGAGATAGAGGCAAAGAGAAATATAGTTCAGCAACAACAGTTTCAGCAGCAAATGATGATAATGCAAGCTAGACTACAAATGATGCAACAACAAAATGAGCTTCTTAAAACTAAAATTGAAAAAGATGATCTCATTAATTCAGCAAGAACTGTACCCACTCATAACCAAATGTCTATCCAGTCTCCTAAGAAAAGGGGAGGATCTACTAAGTATGGTAAAGGTGGTGCAAAGAAAAAAAGTAGAATTGTAATTTCACAAAATATGGGAGGTGTGATGAAACATGGTGGACAATGTGGATTGCCAGGAGGAAGATACTCTAAAAAGAAAAGATAGATATGGCTAAGGAGTTGAATGAAGAAACTGGTTTTGTATTAAGTATTAAAACTCTTATTGGAATTGCATTTGCAATTGCAACTGTTGTTGGAATGTGGTTTGCACTTCAAGCAGATATACAAGAAGCTAAAGAATTGCCAGCTCCATTACCTCCAGATGTGACAAGAATGGAGTTTGATATGAAAGATAAGAATATAAGACTAACAATACAAAATACAGCAGATGATGTTGAAGAACTTAAAGAAGATCTTGACAGAATTGAAGAAAAAATAGATAAATTAAAATAAATAATAACTTTAAATTTAAGTAAAATGGCAACAGTAAATAACACAATTACACTAACATCTAATGATCTTACATCTGATGCAATATCATTAAGTGTTTTAAAATCTCTTACAGCAACTAAGGGTGGTATATCCAGAGTTCCTTTAGCTACAACAGCTATTGCAGGTGCTACAAAACTAGCAACAGCAGCTCAGTTCACTGAAGGATCAAGAGTATGGTTATACAATCCAGCTACACGTGATGGCGCATCAAAAAATGACAGAATCTATGTTTCATTAACAGAAGCAGTAGATCCTACTACAGCAGCATTTACAACTATTATGTTAAAAGGTGGTGAATGGGCAGTATTTCCATGGTCTGGATCTACAAGAACTACAGATTTAGACCTTGAAGCATATGGATCATCAGGTGCAATGGTAGTAGAGTTTGGAATTTTTCAATAGTAAATAACAATTAATAAATAAATAATTATGGCAACGTTAAATTTAACATCAAATATCAACGCAGCTGGTTTAACAACAGATACAATATCATCTACAGTATTATTAACTAATGCTAGTATTACTACAGGTGGTATATCTAGAGTTAGTACTACAGCAGTAGTAGGTAGTAAGGCAGTCTTATTAGATGCATCAACATTTCCTGATCCTACAGATACTACAAGTGTATATGTATATATTAAGAATGCTGGTCCAAATGTATTAAGACTATCTGTTATAAACAATACAGCATCTAATGCTGAAGATGAAATGTCTTTAGCATCAGGAGACTGGGCAATGTTCCCTTGGGCAGCAGCAACAGATATAACAATGTATCAAGCATCTGCTGGTACTACTGTTGTTGAGTATGGAGTTTTTGCATAAAGAAATGAAAGATCCAGTTTGGAAAATATTCTTAAGCTATCTTATTTTTTTATGTTTTATGACTTTAAGCTCAACAGCTTTTGGGCAAATTACTGTAGTTCAGTATAATGCTGGATGGAATGATGCAAATAAAGTTACTTGGTTAAACAAACTAAGTGATGTAGATAAAGTAAAATACGTAGATATAGCTACTGATATTAAGGCTCAAAAAAAGCATGAAATAGTAGTTGTACCTACTATTATTATATTCAAAGATGGTGAAGAAGTAAAAAGATACCAAGCTGATATTTCATTTAGTATGAAAGCCACTAAAGAAGAAATACAAGAAGATATAGACGAACTATTAATGGAAGATTTTTAACATGAAAAAATTATTATTAATTTTACTATTACTACCTACCTTACTTTTAGCACAAAATTCTTATATAGTTATTGAAGCTCAATATGATTCATGGGGACCTCAAGAATCAGAGTTTTATATTACTGATGCTCAAAGTGATACAATATATCATCATCAACCTACAGTTCAAAGTGAATATTTATTAGATACATTATGGGTAAATGCTCAACCTCTTACTGTTATTTTATTAGATCAATTTGGAGATGGTTGGCAAGATACAGGTCAACAAGGTTACTTTAGAACATGGAATAACTGTCAAGACACTATAGTAGAGTTTATATGTTCACCAACAAATTACTTTGCTACAGAAATTATAAACTTTAATTTAGGACCATGTTTACCTAATGGACCACCTCCAGCACCATGTTTTCCTGCTGCCGTTATTATTAATTTAGATCAGTATCAATCAGAAACATCTTGGGAGATAACTGATTCTTTAGGTTTAGTAGTAGCATCAGGAAGTGGTTATGGATCACAACCAGATTATGCAACTATAACTGTACCAGTATGTTTACCAGAAGGAGATCTTAATTTTACAATTTTTGATTCATATGGTGATGGTCTACAAGGGTCACAATGGCAAGGCCAAGATGGTTCTTATTTTGTTAAACAATGTAATGATACATTAGTATATGGAACAGATCCTGCTTTTGGTAACGATACTACTCATGTATTTACCATAGGTGAATGTCCTCCTATATATGGATGTACAGATGATGATTATGTAGAATGGAATCCTTTTGCAGATACTGATGATGGTAGCTGTCAAACATTAAAAATATTTGGATGTATTGACTCAACAGCATTTAACTATGACTCTACTGCAAATACAATGGATCTTATTCCACAATGTGAATTTACGTTAGTGTTGCATGATTTGATGGGTAACGGTTGGGTAGGATCACATCTATCTTTAGATTTACCTGACACTTCTTTCTCCTTTACACACACTGGAGGTTTTAATGATGAATATCAATTTACTATAGACGCTCCAGATCCTGCTGTGTTTAGATTTCATATATCCTCACAAGCAGCACTAACAACTATAGAGTGTGGTTTTACATTAATGAATCCAGAAGGTGATACATTAATTAGTGTTCAACCACCATTTATACAACCTTTATTTCCTTATGCTTTTGTTACTAATTGTGGTAATACATGTATAGAAAAAGTATTTGGCTGTATAGATAGCCTTGCTTTAAACTATGATGATGAAGCTAATACAGATGACAGTTCTTGTTATTATGTAGCTGGATGTATGAATCCTTTGTATTTAGAGTATGATGCTGCTGCAGACTTTGATAATGGAAGTTGTAGTACTTTAATAGTTTTAGGGTGTATGGATTCTACTGCATTAAACTATGATCCATTAGCAAATGTAGAAATACCTGGATCTTGTATAGCAGTTGTAGAAGGTTGTACTCAACTTTTAGCATTTAATTATAATCCTAATGCCAATGTAGATGACGGAAGTTGTGTACCTTTTATATATGGTTGTACTGACCAAACAATGTGGAACTATGATTCATTAGCAAACACTGATGATGGTTCTTGTATACCTTTTGTATATGGTTGTATGGACAGTACTATGTTTAACTTTAATCCTTTAGCAAATGAACCAGATAGTTGTATTCCTTTTATTTATGGCTGTACTGATCCTAGTATGTTTAACTATGATGCCTCAGCTAACACAGAAGATTTTAGTTGTATTCCTTACATTTATGGTTGTACTGATAGTACTGCCCTTAATTATGATCCGTTGGCTAATACTGAAAACGGTTCTTGCATTGAAGTGGTTACAGGGTGTATGGACCCAGATGCGTACAACTATAATTCATTAGCAAATGTAAGTGACTCAGCTTGTGTTTATGATGCTGGTTGTATAACAGGACCTGGTAATCCTTATTGGTTAAATGACGGATGTTATGCTTGGGTTATTGATGTAGATGTATACTGTTGTGAAAATGATTGGGATGCTTCATGTCAAACAATGTATGATTATTGTCAACTTGGTTGGCCTACTTCAATAGATGAAACAGCATCAAGTTCAATAGTTGTTTATCCTAATCCAACAAGTGGAATTTTAAATATAGATACAAGATTAGATATATCTGTAGAAGTATATGATATTAACGGTAAACTAATGATTGAAAAAAATTCTAAAAGAATTGACTTTTCTGATTGGCCGGTAGGCATATATAATTTAATTATAAGAAAAGATGAACTAGTAATTACTAAAAGAATAATAAAACAATGAAAAATAAATTAGGATATTTATTTGTATTAGTATTTTGGTTAGTAGCTACAACTGCTTTTGGTCAAGATGAAAATAAGTTTAAAAAGAATTTAAAGAAGACTTTTAAGTTTGCAACATTCTATGGAGGAGTTAATGGTGGTAATTCTATATCTGATGTAGATGTATATTCAGTTACAAATGGATTAGAGACAAGTATAATTGAAACCCCATTTGATTACTCAATTACTTTTGGTATAAGAAAGATAGCTAGATTTGGATACGAGAATAGAGCTAATACATTCTATGATGGTACAGAGAAGTCATATAGTGATGCAGCAACTTTAGGTAAAGTAAAAGGATTTGAATTTCTTTTTGAATTAGATTACGCTAGACAACAAGGCACAGACTTTTTTAATCAACAACACTTTTTACGATATGTAGCTAATAGATGGATAGCTAAGATGGAGTACGTTCAAGATGGATTTGCGGATATTAAATACTACGAGTCATCACAAAGATACAGACTTAAACTTGGCAATAAATTTTCATTTAATTTAGGTGCAGTACAAAGACTATCTGAACCATATGGATACGATCCACTAGAAGACTGGATACTTGAAACAGGAGACATACACTACACAAACCTTGCTCTAGAAGAAGGGTACAATGTAGAATTTGATGGCTCAGGTGTAGTAACTTATCTAGATCCCAATGGTGCCGTTGTAGCAGAAAACACACAGGTATGGGAAGCTGTAGTTATACCTGGCGTATTAGCAGACTATACAGAGAAAAAAAGAAATGAACTACCAACGCAATGGAACCATTCTTTAGTTATTGGTTTTGATTACTATCACTTTACAAAAGACTTTTGGGTCCACAGTTGGGCAAACATTATGCCTTATCACTATAATAATGGTGGTGAGTTTTCATATCATAAGTTTAACAATGATGACCAATGGAATGATTACTCAGGAGGTTTAATTTTTGGATATAGATTTAATAAACACTTAGGTTGTTTCATTGAGGGTAGGTACGCAAAGTACTGGAACCGTGAATGGCATGACTTTAAAATAGGTGTTAATTATGTTATATTTTAGGAGAATTTTTTGTATATTATAAATGTATAACGTTAAATAAAAACATTATGATTAATTGGATTAACAGCTGGAAAGCTGGAAACAAAAAAGAAAAATATCAAATAGATATTAGAATTGGTAAACTAACTGTATTAGAAGTTATGTTTTGCCCATGTGAATTTTGTGAGAATGAAAAAACTTCTTGTTCAAGATTTAGATTTATGATTTTTAACTTAGGATTTGAACTGTAATGGCAACAAAAACTTTAAATGTAACATTAGGATTATCAACTACATCCACTATTAATGGGATCTTTACACTTAATGCAAGTGAATCAGATGCTATTAGTTATGATGATACTGCAGCTTCTAGCGCAACTATAACTGTTGCTACAGGATCTGCATCACAGTTAGTTGACAAAACGGTGGTTACAAGTAAAAGTACATATGTTTATATAAAAAATCTAGATACAACAAATTTTGTAGCATTATATACTGATGATGCAAACCTTTGGGGAAAGATTCTTCCAGGAGAGTTTGCTTTTTTTCCAGTTGCACCAGGAGCAGGATTTGAAGTTAAGGCTGATACAGCTGCCTGTGTAGTTGAATATGCTTTATTTGAACAACCATAAATTATAAACCATTAAAAAAATAATAAGATGAATTTGGAAAACATAAAAGGATTAAAAAATGTAAATGTTTCAGACAACAAAGCTGAGATGACATTCTGCGCTAATTGTAAATCATGTCCAGCAATTGACATTTCTGCTGACTCAGATAGAGTTGTAGTAGGAGGTGATGATGAAGGATACACTGAGTTTACAAAAGATCAGTTTGCATTATTTATGGATGTTGTAAAGTCTGGAGCCTTTGACAAATACCTATAAAAATGGCAAGAAGAAGAAGAACATATGGAGGTGGTGGTGAAACAGACACTCAACCTGGAGGTGGAAGAAGAGGTGATAACTCTGGAAACAGTGGTGAAAGCAACTCTCAAACTATGAATGCTGTAAATGCTTCTGGCTCTATCACTAATGCTAATGGGAAATCTTCTAATAAATCTGCAGATGCTAATAGATCTACAGTTAAAAGAAAAAAATCTTGTAAAAGTTTAACAGGTATTACAAGAGTTAAATGTGTTCTTTCTAAATATAAAGGACAAAGTGGGCCTGTTGGTCCAAATATGTTATAGTCATGGCAAAGAATTGGATAAAAGGTGCAATAAAAAGACCAGGAAGATGCACTCCATTTCCAAACCCTGATTGTATGCCGGGAACACCACAATATAATCTTGCTAAAAGATTTAAAAGTGGAGACCTTAGTAAAAAGAAAAGAGGTGGTCAGGTTGCATCATGTGGATATGGTGCAGTAGGACCAAATAAAATATTATAATTATGAGTATATTAGGACAAATATTTTCAGGAGGAGCTAAAGATTTAGTAGAAGGTATAGGTGGAGTTGTAGATAACTTACACACTTCTAAAGAAGAAAAGCTTGAAGCTAAACAAAAAATGAAAGAATTAGTTGCTAACTATGAAGTAGAGATGGAAAAGCAAATCACTTCTAGATGGGAAGCTGATATGAAATCTGACTCATGGTTAAGTAAAAACGTTAGACCATTGGTTTTAATATTTTTAGTTGTTAGTACCGTGCTATTAATATTTATTGATGCAGGTGTTATCAACTTTGTTGTTGAAGCAAAATGGACTGACTTACTACAATTAGTATTAATCACTGTGATAGGTGCTTACTTTGGTGGTAGGTCCCTTGAGAAGACAAAAAAATAGAAACTATGCCAGGATATATGAAAACCCCAATGGATATGATGGGTATGAGAGATAAAAATCTCATGAAAAGAAAAATGATGATGAATGCAAAAATAGGTAAAGAACTTAAAGAAGTACCTGGTGGTAAAGATGGTGCTGGTTTAAGAGCACTACCTAAATCAGTACGTAATAATATGGGTTACGCTAAATATGGAGCATCTGTAAAAAAACCTAGAACTATGAAAGAGTACTATGGTGGAGGTTCCCCTTCTATGGACAAAAGAGGAAGAAGAATTCCTGGGATGTTTGATGGAATGATGTAAAATTAAAAAAAAAAGAAATTATGCCAGCAAATATAAAAAACAAAGGAAAAAAATACGGTAAATCAGGAATGGTTGCCTATAAATATGGTGGACGTAAAGTCCCAGGAATGTTTAAAGCTCAAACTGGATTTGGTGATCCTGGGTCAAGGCCAGCAATACCAACTACAAGATTTAATCCGTATACACACTTTAAAACTGAACAGGACTACAATGCTTGGGTTAACTCTGGATCACCTGACATTAATACATACGTACCTCCAAGGAATCCAAATATATTTAATATGAGGACACCAAGGCCTGATATGGGGAGTATGGACAGAGGTATACCACCAACAAGACCAGTAGATACTACAAAGGTTAAAAAACCAATAATAAAAAGAGGTGGAAGTACAGGACCAAATGGAATGTTATAATGGCAAAAGTAAAAATATATACGTATACTAAGCCTTCTAGAAAGAAGAGGCCTGGTGTGCATGCAAAGACTAAAACAAGTAAAAGTAAAAATTCTAAGTTCTACAAGAAAGCATACGTAGGACAAGGAAAATAAAATATAATGTTATGGCATCAACAATAAACTCAGTATTTACACTAGCAAGTTCTACAGGAACTGATCCTTTATCTATAAGAATAGCACCAACTTTTGCTATTGGTGATCCTACTGGCTCAGGATCAATAACAACTAGTGCAACTACATCTGAATCTATTCTTAGTTCAGCACAAAGTGTAGATACTTATGTATTTTTAAGAAATACAGGTGCAAGTTCTGCAGGAAATGTTTTAGTAACAGATGGTGGAACTCCAGCTAATATTGCTTTACTTAAACCACAAGATTTTATGTTCATGCCTCTTAAGGGTGGAACAGGACTGAGAATTAATTACGATACAGCAACAACAACTCTAGATTGGTTTTACTGGACTAGAGGTTAATACTTTTAGTTATGCCAGTACCACAAATACCAAATCCATTACCAGGAAGTCCAGGAGGTAATTATCCAGGATTCATTCCTAACTATATGTATTACTTTAAACAAAGTGCTACAGTAGAACAATATTATCAAGCAAGAAATTTATTAGGTTTTGGTTATGCATCTTCTTCTGTATTAAATGTTTATTTTCATGGAGCTCATGATGTAAACGCAGTAGATGTTGTGGCAATTACCTTATCTGCAGGAACAACACACTCTGATGCGGCAGAATATATATTAAATTCTGTTGTATATCAACAAGTTCATCCAACTTATCATCATATAATTAGAGTTTGTGTAACTGGTGGGTCTTCATTTAGACCTGAATTTGTTTCTTGTACTATAACATATGGAGAATGTTGTGGAGGTGGTAGAAGTACAATGGATTACTGGATACTAAGTGATGGATCTACTACACAACAAGTTGACAATACTGAAACTGTAACATTTGCAGATGGTACCTTTATAAATAATGTTGTCTCAGCAACAAATACTGTTACAACAGATTTATCTGCTGTTGATGGAACTGCTGTAGCAGGTACAAGATTTCTAAGTAAGGATAATACTTGGGATGTTCCAATTACTGGTGTATCAGGAACACTTAATCAAATTCCTAAATTTACATCTACAACTGCTATAGGAGATAGTAGTATGGCAAATCCAGTAGATGGGGCTGTAACTATTACTGGAACAACTACCCCTTCACTTTCACTTTATAAAGCATCTAATGAAAGACTTTTAATTAATGCTTCTGATTCCTATAGTCAATTCACTAATAAAGCTACTAGTCATATGTTATTTAAAACTAGTGGTGGTACTAATGCTCTAACAATTCAAGAATCAAATGACCGTGTTGGTGTAGGAACAACAGGTGCACTTAGTGAATTCCATGTTGTAGGAAATATAACAATGGTTGATGGAAACGAATCTGCTGGAAGAATTTTAACTTGTGATGCAGCTGGTACAGGATCATGGGCCGCACCAGCAGCAAGTGGTTGTGCAGATGTATATAAAACAATAACTAATGGATCAGCTCCTTTTAGTGCTTCAGGTTGTACTGATACATTAACTATAGAATCACCTAATGGCAGCATTAGTGTAAATACATCAACTCAAGATACTGTAAAATTAGAATTAGATAAAGGTAAATATGAGGCTATGACTATAACTCTAACTGATGAAAATAGAGTTATGACAGATGGTATAAAATATCAATTTAGAATGCCTTATGCTTTTACTTTAGCTGATTATCACACTGTTGCTTCTAATTGTGGAGATGCTGTAACTGCGCATATTAATGTGGCTCCTTCCGGTGGTGAAGAAGGAGCTTTTCAAGTAAAAATAGATTATAGTACACATACAAGTGGTGCAGGATCTTGGACTGCTTTAACAAGTACAAATATACATATTGATCATAGTGAATTAACATCCCAAACTGCAGCAACACAACCTGTTTTATCCAAAACTACTCTTGCTTGTGGTGAATGGTTAAGATTTGAAGTAACACAGTCTACTGGTGCAGAAAGAGGGTTAAAAGTAAATCTAGTTGGTTATCAAACAGCTTTAGCATAATGAATAATTCAGTAATAAATGGAATGACATTCTATAGTGGAAACAATCATACATTAGAAGTTGATGGTGTTAATGATCATTTAGATTGTGGTGCAACTACAAATTTACATTTCAGTAGAGCTAACATTGCTAGCCATGGTTTAACAATAATGGTTTGGTATTATGGTAAAGGAGGTGCTCACACAGGTCCTTTTATAAATATTGGTGGAGCAGGCGGTGCAGATAATAACTATTATGGAATTACTGTTGGTATAAATGGTAGTAATCAAGCATACATGCATACAATGGGAAACAGTACTTCTCCAGGAGCTGGTTATCAACAAAGAAATACTAGAAAAATGAGTGGCACTGTATCAGGTAATCAATGGAATCAATTAATATATGTTTTTGCTGATGCTAATACAGCAAATTGGAAAATTTATCTTAATGGAGTTAGTCAAACTTTAGCTACTTGTACAGGTACTTCATGTGGTACATCCACCACTTCTCCTGTTTATTATAGTAGCCCTAAAACTGTTATAGGGTGGAATGGTAGATCTACTAGTGCAGATTATCTTGATCAGGGTTATATAGGTGATATAGCTATTTGGAAAAGAGATATAGGTGCCGGTGGAGCACAATCTTTATATACTGTAGCAACTACTGCTCCTGCTACTAATGGTGTTGATTTATTAGCACAAAATATTTATTATCTTGAAAATGATGCTTTAGATCTTGTTGCTTGGTGGAGAATGGGAGACCCTTATGGACCAGACACATACCCTTGGATTAATGATGAGTGGTCAGTAAATAGTGACGATACTAGATATACTGCCACAATGACTAATATGACTAGTGGTGATATAGTAACAACAAATAAGTGGGGATAATGAAATATTATTATATAGTTGACATATCAGATTTAAATAATATAGTTTGGGATGAGGTGGTAGAAAACAAAGATACTATTAGATATAATGTAGCTAAAGATAAATTTTTAGTTAAACATGAAGGAAATAAACCTGCTTGTTTAAATGATTATTCTTCTTATACTAGAGAAGAAATAACAACTATTATTAATAATGAAAGTAATGGTTGGTTTGTTAGTTCAGAAGATTGGAACTAAAAAGAGCCAGCAGGAAATGGAAGTAAACCTGCTGACTCTATCTAGATAAATATAAAATGTTGGTTTTATATTTATTTTTCTATTCTCTCTTTAAGAAGCCCTTCCATAATGATCAGGTAATTAATAGCATCACCAAATTTTTCATTAATTAATTTTTCAGAAGGAAGTTCATCAGGAAGTTTTTTAATCATAGATTGAATTGACTCAAGATGTTTACAAGCATATTCATAGGCAACTTGTTCAGGTTCATTATGAATTGAAAAAGCTACTCCATTTCTTAAGTTTGCAAATACGTCTTGATCATGTGAGTATTCATCTCTTTTTTTATTAAATACTCTTTCAGTCCTATTAAAGACTCCCTGTAAAAGACATTTAAATCTACTTAGATTCATTTGTTTTATCCGCATTTACAATTGTAGATGCATTATTTCTAATAATACTATTTTGATCAAGATCTACATTGTTTAAGTTTGGTTCTTGATCCATTTTTACATTTGAAAGATTAGGCTCTTCCTGGGCCATTGGTTTTAAATTTTCATTCATTTTTTTGAAATTTTAAAGGGTTAATAATTAATACTCAAACTCTAAATTTAAAGTTTGTCTTTTTCCAGATGAAGGATAAGCACCATGCCAAAGCCAAGTTGGCATTAGTATTATAAGTCCTTCTCTAGGTGCAATAGTTTTATATCTGATATAATCATTACCTTTTTTATATACGTAATAAAAATATCCTGGATAATCTATTGATGTTTTTTCAGGAGTTTCTAAATATATAACTACTGATATTGAATTTTCATCAAATAAAGGATTATGTTGATGTAGTTTATGCCATCCAGTTTTTTCTGCTAAAACTGTCCAAGCATTGTTTAATTTAAGATCAACATTATCTGTTTCAAATAACTTACTATATTTACTTAATACTATTTTCTTAAGAGTTTTTAATAAATCATTATCAATATACTCTCTTAAATTATATTGAATAGAATCCCCTCTTGTGCTAAGTTTTTTAAGATCAGCTTTTTGTAAGTCTTCTAAAGTAGATTTTATTTTACTCTTTATTTTGTTTAAGTTGGACGGAACTACTAGTCCTTTTATCAGCCAGTCTTCCATATTTTCTGTCATAATTTTCCATGTTTTGTTCTAATTTTTTATTTTGCTCAAGTGCAATTCCTTCTCTAATAGCATATCTAGCTAAATAGAAAGTACCAACACCAACTGCTATTAATATAAATGTACTCATAATTAAAATATATATCTGATTGTTTTTAAATTAAAATATTTACTATATAACTTTTTAAAATTATCTAATGCTCTTGCTTTTTTTCTTACTGGATACCTAAGTGTACCACTAAGATTTTTAGGTTCATCAGAATATTTCATAAGTTCACGGGCTTCTTCACTTGCTTTATTCATTTGAAATACATGATTAGTAAGTGCTATAACTTCACATTTATTTTCACCTGCATATTTTTTTACAAATCTAAATAAATTATCATACTCAATACTCCATCCAGGATAAAATATTAAAGGTGAATAATTTAGATGAACTTCCCAACCTAGATCTTTAAGTCTATTTACATCTTTTATTCTAGATAATATATTTTGCATTTTAGGTTCAAGTATATCTGAATACTTTTGAGGCATCAAACTTACTCTTATTCTTGGTTTTTTATTAAAATGATTTACATCTAGCTTTAACAAACCTGGATACTTAGTAGCCATAGTACTATTTAACCTAGGATGATCATCAAATCTTTTAAGATAATCATGCAATGATTCAGGCATATGTTTTTGCATTAAAACTAAATCTGAATTACATGCTATATCTACCATTGTATATACTGGATCTTGTTGATTAGGAACTTTAATATACCCCGCCTCCCATGCAAGAACAGAATTAAATATGTCATCAACGTTTGTGTTAATATAAACTCTTTTACCATTATATCTTGACATATAACAATATGTATTTACACAACCACCAAAGCATCCATAAATTATATTTGGTGCAATACAATCAGAGCTATTATTATTTGTTTTAGTTATTAAAGTTTTGGTCTTTTGTTTTTTTATAGCCATATAATTTTTTAATTAAAGTGAAAAGAACCTGTATAACTAGATACTATAAAAAGTTATACAAGCTCTTAACACATTCTGACATGACTCAGATTTTAAATTTACCAAACATTTCATCTTGTGCCTCTAGATCTGCAGCATAATTAAATGATTTGTTTTCTAATTCATCAATTATAGATAGTTGACGTGGATCTATTTCATCTACATCAGCTATAATATTTTGATCAGAATTGTGCAATCTTGATTGACTCAACAATTCTGCCGTCATAAATTCATGAAACTTTTGTTGATCACTCATCCAAGATCTAGGATGTGTTTTCTTAAGTGCATGAGTTACATGATTATAAAAAGTCCATGCATTATCTCTATCAGCTTCATATGTATAAGATGGTTTTTTAATTTCATTCTTAATACAAGACATTTGAGTTGCATCCACTAATTCTTTTTCCATAAATAGTCTACCTGCTAATTCTGATTGCTCTTTTACGCTTAATGAAACTTTTTTTAATTCATCTTTATCAGCTATTAATTTATCAAAATGTAAATCAGCTTTTTTTATTTGTGACATTATATGGTTAAATGCTTCTGAATCAGCATTACCTGTATGTTTTCTAGCATATGTAGACATATCTCCAGAAACCATTCCATTATTACATACAAATACATAGGCTCCAATACCACATTGGAACCTAACTTGTTTATTGTAACTATTTGTCCAGGCAAACATCATACCTAATTCTGAATCTTTAGTAGATTGAATATGATATATCCCTTGAGCTATATTACAGTCTCCTGTTGCTCTATATACTTCATTAGTAATATTAAACCCGTGAGTAGCTAATATACTTTTGCTAGCATCAATTAAAAACTTATGACGTATTACTGTATATGTTTCTCCATGATTAGGAAATGCAGCTTGAGACAATATATTTGCAGTTGTCTCTCTTGGTTTTTTGTATCCCATTTTTTTTGATTTTATTGTTACAAATTTAATTAATTTTATTAAAATAGCAATAGTTGATTTGACTTAATTCCTATAATATTATTTATTTCTTTTTCTATTGCATCAAGATAATATTTTTCATTAATATTATATGATTTCCATTCTTTTACTTCAGCATCATTATAGATTGTTTGCATCCATCTACCTGATTCTAACTGTATTTCCCGGTTATCATTTTTATTAACTTTAATTATCTTAACACCTTTATTTGAAATAAAATATCTATTTATTTTTTGAAGTTCATCTTCACAACCTTGACCATCTTTAACATACCTAGCAACTTGTTTCCAGTTACCTTTAGATTTACCACCAATACAATAATCTAAAATATTTCTATTATGTTTTATTGTATCTTCTGGTAAAGTACCATCAACAAAGTAGGCGTATATAGCTTTTGGTATAATAAGTTTAGACTTATTCTTATGAAGGGCTAAGTTTTCAAATTCAAACCGTCCCTTACATTTAGCTTTACCATTATTATCAATTGCTATATAGTTATTTACATCTGCTAATATTAATTTTTTATATTGATCATGTTCAAGAACAAGATTAGTTATCTCTTCCCATTTCTTGCATACTTCCATATATAAATCAATTTTAGATCTAGGTATAATTGTCTCAACACCATCTGTATTTTGTAACAAAGGTGTTGCTTCAGGAATTGCTTCCATAATCATTTCATAAAGCATCATTAGAGTAAGTTGTCCATTAACTGTAATAAACATAGTAAACTGAGGATCATATAGAAATGAGTTTTTATCATTAGAAAGACCATATGTACTATTAAGAATAATTTTATATACATAATTCATAGGATTACTTTTAGGAATCTTTTTTCTTTCTGTGAAAAACCATTCATATAGATGACAGAATGCTTTTTTATCTAAATGTGCAGGTGCAATTTTATTCATAATAGCAAGATTAGGATAAAAACTTGCAACATCTGAAGACATTATAACGTTCTCATCATCAGACTCATACACTCCTGGCTGCATTGCTCCATGAGCACCACCTAGTCCAAAGTGTGTTTTTATTCCTTTATACTTTACATTATATTTAAATCCACCTTTTGTTTGATTAGGGTTAATTTCTACTGTCTTAAATTTCTCAAGTAAATTATTAAATTCAGGTGTCTCAAACTTAATGTAATCAAGAATAAGATCCTTAATTTTAATAACATTTCTAAAAGTTCTTAATTTTTTAAGATCATATTTAGGAATTCCTAATTCCTTACTAAGATAATAAGCAAACAACTCTTTACTTATACGTGGTTCAGATGCATTGTAAAGATTTATATTATATTCATTTGTTAAATTCTTTCTTAAAGCTATTAATGGTTTTGATCTTTCAAAAATTTCTTTTGTTGATTCAACATCATTAACACAGTATTTAATAATTAAATCTAATTGTTTTTGATTATCTATATTTGTAGTATGTTCAATAGGCATATCTATGATATTATCCCAGTCCATACTATATTGTATCCATTTTAAACTAGATAACTTAGCCATATTATCCCAATGATTAAGTTTAAAGACATCTATTTGCTTAATAGTCATATGCCACTCAGCAAAAGTTTGAAACTCTTTATTACTAGATCTTCTAATAGCTTCTTGAGCATAACCATATATCTCTTCTGCTATACTTTCTCCATCCATCAAGAGCAAGTTTTCATGGTCTTTTATTATATTATGAGTTATTTGGGCATCAAACGCTAGTCCGTTATAAGATATATGCCACTCATTATTTTCAAGATTTTCTTTTAAGAATTCTGAAAACTTTACATAATCATTTTGCAATTTGCAAATTGAAAATATATGTGTCTCATCTGTTTTGTAGTGTTTAAATACTCCAACAAAACAATTTGACAAAGTTTCATAATCCATTACCCAATGGTTCATAGTCATGTCATTTAAATCCAAAAAAAAAGGAGCACAAGGCTCCTTTAATCTTGGAAGGTTAGTAATTATACTTTTTCTAATATAGGTGTACTTGCCGTTGCACCTACAATATCTAATCCAGCTTCATCTAAAAAGAATTCATCTAGATCAAGTGCATCAGGATTAACAGCAAACATCTTAATCATTTCTCTAATTTCTTCTTCAGTGACTACATAATGTTCTGAACAAGTATCCATTGCTCTTCTTTCTTCTCTGAAGTCTTTACCATTTGGTCTTGGTTTTCCTTTAACAGGAAGTTGATCTCCATTATCATCTAGTCTAGGGACCATGTGATAAGATGTCTTCATAAATTTAGAGATTACTACCATAATTTTTTCACTTGGTGAGAATAAACATTCTACATAAGGACAGTCATTATGAATAGGAATCATTTTAAAACTTTTCATAGAGCCAAATGCACTTTTAATTAGTAGCATTGTTTTTGGGTTTTCCTCTACATACTTTTTTGCTTTCTTTGTCATATCAATTAGTTTTTATTATTTGCAAATATATAAAATTATTTTGTTTCTTGTAATACTGCTAGATCTTTTTTAAAATCTTCTTTTTCTAAATCTGGTACACTACATAGTTCACCAACTTTTTGTAGATCATCAATATTTACATTAAGTATCTCTGAATAATCTTCATAGTAAAAATCTGGATATAGATAACTTTCAACATATTCAGATATAGTTCCAGTTTCTCCAAAAAAATTCATTATAATTTCTTTAGTTCTTTTTGTAAATTTAGAATATTTGCCTTTTTTAAATTTGTTAATATCTCTTTTAAAAGTTTCTAAATCAAATATATATAAAAAATTCAGATCATCAATTTTATGTTTTTCTTCAAATAATACATTTGTTTCCAAGAATAATTCAGCAAACATTTCAAATTCTTTAGTCCAATTATTCTCCACTGTATAAAAGCATAATAATTTGTTCTTGTCTTTTGGATATATATCATTCCAAGATATATATGTTTGGACAGGAACAAATCTTACACCTTTCTTTATTCCCAGTAGAGGATAAAGAAAAACTTTACTTTTTTGAAAATATTCTCTGTATAATTTCTTCACTTACAATGTTACATTATTTTTAGAAAACTCATATGGTAAACTATATTCTCTTTCACTATAATGATAATCAGCAATGTTTAATATTTCTACAAAAGCATGATTCCATTCTTGCATAGTTTCATTACTTACATCAAATACATAAACTTGATCATAATTATCAATAACTGCAAACTTAAAATTAATTTTGTAATCTTGAACCTTATCTTCTGAATTTTTTATCACCAGAACACTGTAAATAACTGCTTGCATCCAATATTTATAGTAATCCACTGTTTCTGCAAATTTCTCTAAACCTTTAGATGTAGTTTTTAAATCTACAATAGTAATTTCTTTTGAGTCATGGTCAATTATATATCTATCAATATATCCTTGCAATCCAAACTGATAATTTAATAGTTCACACTTAAGATATTTTTCATTATGAACCTCAACTGGATCCATTTCAAAATCTGTAACAGTGTGCTCCATTAAAGACATAACATTTTTATTAGCTTTAAGTATTTCTACTCTCTCAGTTGCTTTAGCCAACATATCATTATCTATAATATCTTTACCACTTTCAAGTAAAAATTGAAAATACTCTCCGTTTTCAATAGTTTGAATTTTGCTTAGTCTTTTTTCATCTTCTTTAAAAGATTGGTAAAGATTGTGTTCTTTTAATACTTCAAGTATCTCTGGACCTAAATCATCTAATATTATAACTAAGTTACCTACTATTCTTTTTTTTAAATCATTTAAGACTTTACGAACATTATCTGAGGGTATTTTACTAGGTACGATACTAAATTCATCATGAAGCTTCTCAGGCTCTAATAACAATAAATGAAGTAATTTACCTTCAATTAAATGTTTATCAGTCTTGAGTTCCCTTTCTTTAAGAATATAATCTATGTAAAATAGTTTTGGACTAAAAAGTAATTTGTTTAATGAGGTGTAGCTAAAGTTATAGTCCTTGTTGTAAAACTCTTCCTCTTTGATTGGGTCTTTTCTCATTTTTTTAATTTTTAAAGTGTATGAGAAGTACGGGCTTCCACAAGATATTTTTACCTTACCCGTACTCCTGCATACAGCTGGTTTTGTTTACCTAAAAAGGTAAATCATCATGGCCTACTCCAGCTACTTCAGTTAATACTTCACTTAATTTGTTATCATTCTCATCTACAAGTTGATCTTCATATTTACTCTTTAGTTTTAAATCATCTGCAGTAATTGTAAATACACAATCTTTTGTGCCTACACCTAAATGTGATTCTATAACATTTTTAAACATCATATTTGAAATATATCTAGATCCCCACATTGTTAGACAATCATCTTTTATTAGATATTCTAATAAATTATTATATGCTTGTCCCCAATTAGATAAAGTTAAATTAATATAATTATCAAATATTTTTCTAAGATATTTAAAATTAACATGATTCCAAACCTTTCTTCCTTTCATATTCTCAGAATGATTTGCAAATAATAAAGCTAAATACAATTTAGAATCTTCAACATTACAATTAGCCATCATAGTTAAACCTATATTAACATTTTCCTCATCTTGTGATGAAACTAAATTATCTAATTGTTCAAATTCAGTTATACCAAGAGTTACAGAATCTTGAACACAAAGCTTATTAAGCACAGTATCTTTAACAAGTTTATCCTGATTGTTATAAATCCATGTATATAAATCATAAGAATCAGCTTTTATATAAGTAGTATAAGAAGCCTCAACTGCAGATTTACAACCAAGATCTGTTTTCTGTACAATCTTTTGAAGAAATGAATTTATACTTTTTTCACGGTCATTACTAGCATCTTCTGCCCAATAATAACTATAAGTGTTTAATCCAACATATATATTTTCTCCAAAAGTATCTGCAATACTATTTATAAAATCAATTATAATATTTTTATCATCTTGATCAATAGATGATAATGACAATAAATTTAAAACAGCACTCTTCCAAACATTATAATCAAATACATCTTTATAAGTGCTTTCTGTCATTTTGTTTAATGTATTTTCACCTATAACTGCAATATCTGCTTTATCTTTATCTCTTATCACATTAAATCCACATTCATCTTTAAAGTTTGCTAATTTATCTCTTGATAAGGTAAGATTTGGTAATCTATATAAAGTGCTAACACTATTGATGAAATAATCTTTATCATATTTTTCATCATTTATATTTTCAAGTATTTCATATTCATTTGATCTTCTATAATGACTATGTGATGCTCCTGCATAAACACCTAATTCTGATGCTCTGAAACATCCTTTAACATTATTGTGTCTAATAAATTGGTTTTCTCCCTCATTTACATCTAAATATTTTATTTCTATATTAATTATTTTCTTCATATTTTAAATATTTTTTATATTCTGGTTTAACTTCTACTTTAAATACATAAAGATCTCTGTTATCTATTCTTATTTCTTTTCTAACAATAGGTTCTAAGTATTTAAAAGCTGTTTTATCTAATTGATCACGGTCTTCTAAAAACTTGATCATATCTAATGCACTTTTATGATAATAGTCTTCTACGTTAGAAATTTTTTTCCAATAGTCTACATCTTTATTACGGCTTATTCTATAAATATTAGATCCAATTTCTTGTCCAAGCTTCCACATTAAATGTTTTTTCTTAGTATAATCAATTGTAGGTAATATTTTTCCTGCCATTTCAATGTTTTCATCATCATAAGAACTTAACATAGTTACTATTTGCTCTATAAGTTCTTCTGTAATTTCAACTTTGTTTGCACTACTATGTAATACACTTTCAACATCCATTGTAGTTGCTTCACCTGTATCAATTCTATGTGCAATATTAACAGCCATACCGGTCATCATCCATGCATCATAAGGCATTGCATAAAAATCTGTATTATATCTACTAACCCAACCTTCACATTTAGGATCATAAACAACTCTTGCAAGATTACCGCCTCTGGCATTTTCTTCACAATAAGTATCTATTGTATTACAACCACTCTCTACTGCTTCATAATTCCAAAGATGATTTAATAAAAACCTTGTACTTATGTTTTCACTATTTTCAGAACTTGTAGCAATAAAATCATGTGTTATATAAATTTCAGCTTTCATATAATCACTGGTTAATACAACTCCGTGTTCTTTTAATGCAGATTTTACTCTGTCAGCAGAAACTCTACAGTTAGGTAGTAAATATGCCTTTTTGTAAGAAGATAGATTTGTAGTTTTTGAGCTTTCAAGTATATCTTCTATTTTGTTATATATACCGTCAGACTCATCTAAATATACTGTTTCTATTGTACCATTTGTAGCACTAGTCATGACCCCATAGGGATCACAACTAATACCAAAATGTGCAATAGCATCATCATTAAATTTTTGAAATATTGATTTGCTTGCCATTATTTAATTGTCATTTTAATGATGTCCGGATTCATCATCATCTTATTAAACTTTTGTTTATTACCATTAAAAATTGTACGCACAACTAAATACTTAAGATCATCAGTAAAATAATCTTTAGTACATAGTGCAATTAATCTATCAGTAATTTTTTGATTTACAGTATTCTCTTTAGAGTACACTACAGCATAGTTTGCTAATCTTGTAGCTAACGTTGATGCAATATCTGCTCTATAAGAATCACCTTGACCAATACAACTTCTCAGTTCTCCAAGAATATATTGCTCATTATCATGTGTCAATAGATCTGTAGGAGTTACTAACTTATCCAATTTGTTATTAATGAAAGTAGTGAACATAGATGCAAAAGCATCTCCCACTGAACCTTCACCAATCATTTGGATCATAGTTAAATTATCCTCAAAAGATTCAAAACTAGATATAGCATTAAAGAATGCTGTAATAGATCTTGCATTGGTCTCCTGTGTTACTAATTCCGGGTTTAGTAATAAGAAGTTAATACATCTAGTATCTATTCCTGCTTCTTCTGCCCAACGTGCCCAAACATTTACATCAAACTTTAGATTTGCTGTAATATATCTAGTTTTTTGTGCTGAGTCAATAGAATTAACCATATAATCACCATTGTCTGGGTTAGATGTTAGAATTATATGCCAATCTTTTGGAAGACTCCAAGATATGTATTGCTGTCTGTCCACTAATTCCATAACTGCTTGAATAAATCTCATATCAGCACGGTTCCAGTCATCAAGAAGAAGAATACCACCCTCTTTCTTATCTGAAATCCATTCAGGTGCACAATAAGACATTCTATTCTTACCTGTTACTTTCCAACCTTGTCTTAGATATTCTTCTACTGCAAGTTCATCAACCCATTGACCAACTTTTTTAGTGATAGTTGCATTTCCTACTTGTGCAGCCGCTGCAGCTTTTTGTGCTGCTGTATATTGAAGATCATCTATTTTCTTTTGTACTTGCTTTTCCTTATACATTTGAAATTGACGTACAGGGAAACCAACTAAATCACCTAACTCCTCTATTTGTGCTAAGTTTAACTTAACAAAATTTAATTTATGTTCTTTAGCAATATCAATAACTGCAGATGTTTTACCAATTCCTGATTCACCTACAATTTCTACTGCTACTGGATTTTTACCACTCTCCTGTAAGAATCTATTATTCTTAATGATGTGGTTTGTAAAATCCTTTACTTCATCAATGTTTAAATTTACTTGTGCCATTTTTTTTAATTTATTTGAATTTTTAGTCCTGGTAACTCTTTATTTATCTCACAACGAGAACTGTGTACCCATAACGTATTCTTGGGACAGTTTTCTGGAGTGTATGCTTCACCATCTGTTAAATATATAAGAGCTGTATAAACTCCTTTCTTTTTATTAAATAGATCTATAACTGGTTGAAAGTCTGTACCACCTCTACCTTTGATCTCCCAATCCTTTCTTGGATTGAATTCTTCTACTGAATTTATTTGAGTGTCACATTGGGCAACTGTAATCTTATGACCAGTTTTATGCATATGTGTTAACTCATTCATAAATTCTTTTAATTCACTGTTAGATACTGATCCACTTGTGTCAACACCAACAAGAATATTATTTTTAAACTTAATTTTAAGACCCGGATTTTCTACATACCTCTTGTTATACTTACGTCTTAACTTTTTAGTATATGATACACTAGAGTTACCAACAAATCTTCTAAGATAACCTTTCCAATCAAATGATGGAGGTTCTATAGTTCTGAGCTTACTAATAAGTTCTGCTAATTCCCCTGGTATATTACCACGTCTTTTTTCAGTTTGTTCTGCAGTTTCTTTTAACTGATGCTCAATTTGCTTTTGTACTAATTTTTTATCTGCTTCAGTTAATTCATCAAACTCATCCCATGTTTTATGATCATATTGACTATCACCATCCATCTGATCTAAAAGTGATTGTAGTGTTTGACACTGACCATTTTTATCAGCTTCATCAAGTTTTTCATAGTAATATGTAGTACCTGCCCTAGGCTCTAGATTTAAATCTTTAAACATGTCCATAGTAATACCACCTTCAGGTAAATGATCTGAATCTATATATTGATTTATTTCCAAATCTGCAGCTATATTAAATAGTTTTTTATTTGGAAACCTATCTCTCATAACTAAATGACCAAATGATATATGAAGTAATTCATGTTTAAGCAATCCTATTCTATGTAAATCATTTAAGTTATCAAAGAATTCAGGATTAACTGCTAATTGCACTCCTATACCATGTTTACTCACACCTGCTGTAGGTATGTCTTTTCTAAAGGTTTTATTTAACCCAATCAAAAAGAGCCCGTAGAAGGGCTCCTTTAATATTAATGTTTTACCGGCTCTTGCCAGGTTGTCTGCTGTTACCATGCTAATTCTAAATTTATTTTTTTAATAAATCCTTTTTTACCTTCAGTAATAGTATCCAAATAAAGATTAGCTATTTCATATTCTATTATTTGTTTATCTATTTCAGTGGATTTTTTCTTTACATCCTTAAATAATTCCATCCAAGGTTTACAGTTATCTGATAATGTCATTAATCTTAAATTTACTTTATCTGCATCATCAAACTCAGATTCTGCCACTAAACGCAAGAAGTTAGTTCTTCTATGTCCATTTAAAGATTTAGCTAATGCTATTATCCCTACCTCAGTAATATTTGTATTCATTATATTGGAAACACCTATTGCTAAGTCATCTGCTGATCCTAATAATTTTTTATTTTTTAAATAAAATTTTAATGTTAATTCAATCATTTATTTTTGATGTTTTAAGTGCCCATACAGGCATTTTGTTACTAGACATTATATCTATCCATTCTTTAGCAGTAGGTATGTAATTATTACAGTCCTCCTTTACATGTTGTTCACCAACATATCTTGTATAGACGGTTTTACCATCTGAGTTAGTAAAGCTTTTACCAAATCTTTTTTCACATTCAAAAATACCCTCAGAGTGATGCCTAAACATTCTATGCATCATAGTTGCTAACCAACCTTTACTCTCATCAAACCATTCATGTATGTGATTATAATCTTCAACTTTACCTCCCCATTTTCTAACTGATGATTTACTATGTAGTAACGGGTGAGCCATCTTTAATTTGTTCTGAAAAAATTTCTAAAGCTTTTCTATTTTCATCATAATGATAGTCTTCTATATGTCTTTGTGAATGATCTATTGTTACATCTCCATTTTCAACATTAATAGTAAGACATCCATAACCACCTTCATTATTTACCCAATCCCATTCAATAACTGAAGAAAGTAATTCATATATATAATCATCAAATGCATCAGCAAAAGATGTAACAGATATATCATGGCTATATCTTTCTTCACCGTTTTGATCTATTGTATATACACCCCAATTATCTATACATCCATCATCTCCACCACCACTATAAGATATTTCAAGTTTGCTTACGTTTAGATCTCTTAGCTTTTTTAATTCTAGTTTTTGTTTTATTGTCAGATTTTCCATTTTTTAAAATTTTAATTTCTACACCTGGTTTCTCCTTATTATACTCATAAGGTTCAAAATGAGGAATAATATATGTCATATTATCATCCTCAATCCAACCGTGTTTCACCATATCATCCTGTACAGTTTGTGCAGGGTTTATATAGTCAAATTTATGTCTACTTCCTCTGAAAAATTTAAAAGATATTATAACAGGTAGGTCATATTTGACCAATTCTTTCTTAAAAGAAGCAGCCAGCTTCTTGTAGATTTTAGTAGTATCCTTACGATACTTCATTACAGTCTTGCTTGAAATCAAATATTTACCTGTCCATCTTTTTCCATTTTTACTACTTGGCACATTGCCCGGTATAAACCATTTCATGATCTTAAAGTTTTAATTAATAACTCTTTTAATTCATGATGCACTTTATCAAAGCCATAATCACTTACAGCATCTGATATATCTTTACTTAAAGTTAGGTGACAACCATCAATATTAAACATTTGTTTATATTTATCTATTGCGTTGACTCCTGCTGCATCATTATCAAACAAAGTTATAACTTTTTTGTATTTAGACTTAAGATTTTCAATTATATATGGTTTAATTACAGTATTTTCTGAGTCAGGTGCAATAACTTCTACATTGTATCCAAATGATTTTAGACACATTGCATCTTTTAATGAAGAACATATAACAAGATATGGTTCATTATATTGTAACTGATCAAATCCCTGTAGATGAGCTTTTACCTTGATGAATTTATATTTTTTTTGACTTGGTTGATATATTTTATAAATATTATCATCTTTATCAAAGTATCCATATAATTTAGGCTGTTCAATCTTAATAGATTTAAGACCCTCATCATCTTCTTTAGACATTTTATAGTATTCTAAAGGTTTTACATTATACTTAGTAAGCATCTTTTTGCCAATATTAAACTTTAACCAAAATACTTGGTCAAGTCTATTCCACTCCCGTGGATGACAATAATCTACTTTATACTTAGCATGATTTTTAACCTCTATAGAATACTTACCCTCTTCTAGAGTAAACTTATTGTAATCATTTATTATTTTAAATATTGCTTTTGAGAAGTCTAAATTAAACAACTCCTTCACAAGATCTATTTTATTACCATAGTTTCCAGTAGAAAAATCTTTATACTTATATTCCCTTGTTCCATTGTCTACAAATACCCACATACTAGGTGTTCTCTCACCCGGATTAAAAATAGAATGTATTCTAACATTCTGTCCTGTTAATCTTTCTGGTAGATCTAAATAGTATTGGAATACCCAAGCACTAGGAACATTATTCTCATCAAGTTCTAAGTTCTTTGTACTTATCATAATAAATGAGGGGGCATTACACCCCCTCTATTATTTATAGTTCAAAGTCAGAACCACTTCCAGTTGTTCCTTCAAATGAAGAATCAGCTTTTGGCTCTTCTTTTCTAACTAAAGCTTTAACATGTGTATTCTTATCAAAAGTCATTAATCTAGATTTTGTAGCATCTACATCAATTGCTTCAACAGGAACACCATCTTTAGATACTCTTGGTAAGTAAAGGTCATTATTAATATAACCTTGATTACTTTCCCATTCTCTTGATCCTACACAAGCATTAAAGAATTCAGTGTTACTAAATACCTTAGCAACTTGATTCATAAAATCTTCAATTGTGTCAGCCTCAATAGCATCTAATTGATCTCTTTTACCTAATTGCTCAGATAAGAAAATCATAGATTTTAAAACTTCTTGATCTCTATTTACTTCTCTCCCGCTTGGAAGTGTAGCATCTTTATAAGGATAAGGAGTCATTCTAACTCTACCAACTTGACCTTCATATCTACCTTTAGATTGATCATTCATGTCTTTATAGAAACCTTCAAATTCACCTTCTACAGGCTCAGTTTCTACATGTAACATGATATTATACGCTTCAGAATCATAAGGAGTTTTGTCAAATGTTACAGAGTTAATTCTGATTACATTATTCCCTGGTCCCATCACTGGTTTCGGTCTACCACTTCCTGCAGACATGTCTTTTGTGTTAAACATAGCTTTTGTTTTTAAATTTAATTCACTCATTTCTAATAATTTTTAATTTTCATATTTGATTATACAGTCCTTTACAAACTGTAGATCATTTTGTATAAAGGGAATTTTAAACATTCCCATTGGTGACTTACATGTATTTTCCCCATTATTGACAGTATCAAATCCATATTCTAAATTGTTTGGATATTCATCCTCTGTCTTTCTTACTCTACCAAATAACACGATAGAAAAGAGTCCTTCCAAAGTCAAAGTATTATCTATCATTTTACCAATAGTTTTAGCTTTAACTTTTCTATGGCCATTTACATCTGTTGATTCTTCAGAGTGAGTTAAAAAGAATATAGTTAAATCTTCTCTCATGTCTTTAGGCATCTTAGCAACTTGTGCTAGGTTAGCCGCAATTTGAGTAAATTTATCATAACCCTTTTCACTTGCTCTATCAAAATATTCAAATGAACTCATATACTGCCAGTCATCAATAACTAATGTCTTGATCTGTGGCATTTTTTCATTAACATGATTCATTGCTTTAATAATTCCAGCCGCTGAAGAAGTTGAAGTCATGTTACCTTTTGGATTTTCTTTTGAAATGTTTTTGTAATTTCCTTTCCATCCTTTAAACGGTAGTGGTTTATTAGCAATGTTAATAATGAAAGTCTCTTTTGGATCTAGATTTCTGATTGAGGTAGACTTTCCTGTACCTGAATCTGCAATAATCAATACGCTTTGTGCCATTTTTATTTATTTAATTTATTACTTATACTTAATAGTGCTCTCTCAATTCCTTTTAACACATCTAGCATATCTCTTTCTGTTTCTGGATTAGGTAATGTAAAGTCATCTATTTTTAATTGTTTTGATTTTACATCTTCAACTTCAATGATACTTTTATCTCTATCAGTAACATCATTCATTACTTTTAATTCAGATACAGGAATTATGTGTCTTTCAAATCCTGAGCTACTTGTAATTAATTCATATTCTTCTTTCCAATGAGGATTATGTTTAATTAAATACAAAGTTCTTTTAGGATCTTCTGATTCATAGCTTATACTTACAAATTCAGTATAGATGTCTCTTCCCTTTTCTAGCTCACTAGGAAAAAATGAAACATGTAAATCATCTTTACCTGTTGGTCTGTATGCCATCTTTGGTATATATAGTGCATTAATTATTCCAGCACTTTGGAAATAATCTTCATGCTCTTCTCTAAGCTCTTTTACTTTTGCTTTACGTTCTGCTGGAGTCATAATATTACATTTTATTTTAGTATTTATCATAATTATCTTCTTTCTTGTTGAGGAGGGGTGTCCATCTCAACTATTTTCATTTGCTCAAACTGAGCTTTAAAGAAACTCATCCTAGTATCACCATTTCTTGCTTTAAGAAAATGTAATACTAAAGTTTTGTCATCTTGTATAATATATCTATCAGGTCCATAGAATCTAATCTTTTGTTTAGCAGGCCGGTTAATACCAATTAAAGTATCTGCATGCTGTAACATTGCATCTGAACCAAATATATCTGATTCTAATACATAATTACCATACTTACCATCCACTGCTCTGTCAGGATTATCTATATTTCTATTTAATTGTGATAAACATATAAACATACAAGGATATTCACGTTTAGATTGTGTAAAGAATTCACCTAATTCAAATAACATATCTAATCTGTTATTTTGATATGGTGCTCTCTTAACAAGTATACTATGATCCAGAGTTATAATAGTTTTTTGACCCTTATGCTCCTCCATATACATATCTATTTGTTCACGCATTTGATTAACTGTCATTGGTGTGCTTATTATATCAACAGGGCTTTTAACTCTATCTTTTGCATACATATGACATTTCTCAAATACATTATGCTCTAATACACTTCCTGCACTACACAATTCCTTATATGTTTTACCTGTAATAGAACTAAATTCTCTTAATGCTGAGGTTCTACCCACCATTTCAAATTGAAATTCTAAAACTCTATAGTCTTCTGCAGGATTTAATACAAAAGATTCCCTTATAATTTGATCTTTAATTAATGTTTTACCTGATCCAGGTCTACCACCAATAACAGTAAGAGTATTCCACTCTAATCCATCTGTTACAGCATCATTAAATTTAGGCCACGGAGTTTGTATTGATTTCTCTTTACCACTCTGCCTATCAAGCATGTATTTAAGGGCTTCATTAAAGGATTGATATTGTCCATTCCATGCTTTACTCATACTACTTTTTCTTTAAAATGACTATCTTCTGGTTCAACACCATCTCTAATCATATCACAGTAATCTGCTAAGTCTGAGGATTTAACTTTATTCTTTCCTTCTTTTGCTATAAAATATTGACTTGTTTTCATATACATATATTCTCTATCTCTATATTCATTAACATACATTTTTGTTGCATCAATAACTTCATCCCAACTAAAGTCATAATTTTCAAAGAACCATCTAAACGAGTTCTCTAGTGTTTTGATATTTACTCTTGCTGGTTTACCACTTGGTAATTTACCTGCAGGAAACACTTCTCTATATTCATTTAATCTGCTAGCAAAGCTTTTACCCATTAATTGGATACTTGTTCTTTTCTTTGCTTTAATAAAATAATTTTCAAATCTTATTATTATTTTCTTTCCCTTGACAGTTAGAGATCCATCAGATTCAAGCATTCCAATTTGCTTTAACTGATTAACTTCATCTTTGTTATTTGGCAACGGTAATGATAGACTCTTCTTTATCCCGTAGAGCACTAAGAATTGATTTGGTGTCATCTTTTCCTTCAATATCTGCTGAAATAATTCCCACATATTCTTTTATTTTTTTTATTACTAATTTATATGCTTCAGTCATATCTCTTTCACCATATCCCAATAGATTTTCTACTGTCTTATGCCTATGTATAACTGTTGCGTGATCTCTTCCTACAGATCTACCTACATAGGATTTACTATATCCTAGCTCTACACCTAAATATGAATGTATTTGCATCCATAATAATATTGATCTCCTTCTTGTTTTCACATTTTTAAATGCTTTAACATGTTGAAATTCTGGGTGTTTTATATACATTGCGTCTATTATTAGTGACTCTAACACTTTTAATTTGCAACCATTTACTTGAAGAGTATTTACATCTTCATCTATTATAACTACTTGAATTTTTTTATCATATTCATCTTTAATTTCTTTGATGAATGAGTGAATTTTTTCTTTCATGTTTTGGTTTTAAAATAGTTTACAAATATAAGAAAATTATCTTTTTTTTCTATGTTTTCCAGCTAAAAAATCATCCATATCTATATAATATTCTTTCTCTAATTTTTTAAGATAATCTTTTTGTTTATATTCTTCAATGAAGTTTTTTACTAATGCTTTTCTTTCAGCATTTTTTGTTTTTTTATTTTTGTCAGTCATTTGATTTATTTTTATATATTTGCATTATGATTATAACAGAAGATTATAAAATTATTTTAACGGTACCCTCATTTCAAAAGTATAAGGTTAATATTAGACCTGAATTATTAAAATTTTTAAATTATGGCAAAAAAAAAGAAACTAACTCTAGAAGAACAAAGAGAAAAAAATTATAAAGAAACTCAAAAAGCTTTAGAAGATGGATATAATGTAACTATTGATCCTACTGCTGTTATTGATGTTCCAATGTCAGGAATGTTTAGAGATTATTTAGGTGAAACATTAAATTATCTTTTTACACTTAGATCAGAGGAAGAAGTTATTAAATATCTTGCTCATATTAGAAATGGTTTAAAAGATATACCACAAGATGCACCATATGATGGTTATCTTAATTCTATATGGACAATTATGACTATAATAACTGAATTTAATCATCAAGCAGCTGCACAAGGTAAAACTGTTGTAACTAAAGAAAAAATGAAAGAAACAATGTCTACATTTTTATCATCTTTTGAGATAGGTAGTGAAGAGGATACTGCAAATCTTTTCAAAAGAGAAAAAGAAATAAGTAAAGCTAAAACAGATCATTATAATAAACTTGCTAAAGAATCTAGAGATAATAATAAAGAATCAGATTATGATGGTGAAAAAGCAGGTCAAACTTCTAGCGAAGATTAGACCCTAACTCATCACCTAATTCTATAATCTCTTGTATCACAGAATTTAATTCTTCTTTGCTACAATCTCCAAAAGACTTGCAGTATTCTGTTCCATTTTTATTAAAACAGAGTCCTGCTTTTCTTTTTACTAATAGTTTCATTTCACTAAAACTATAACCAACTTCATTTGCTAATTGTCTTATACTAACATGTATTTTAGCAATTTGTGCATTAGTACCATTACCATCAGACACACTAACAAATATTTCTACTTTGGTTCCTTCAGGAAGATCTTCTACAAAACTATTGTAGATGTTTTCCTGGGCTTTTATATTATAAACAAGTTTACTGTCTTTTTTTGTAAGATTTGAAAATAAGTTCTTTTTCATCTGTTTAATCTATCTTCATCAGCTTGCATTTCTAACCAATCTTCACGCTGACGTTCATTATACTCCCACTCCTCTTCTGGTTCATCAAACCAGTCATTACATTTATAACATTTATACTGAACTATACCATCTTCTTCTATTTCTTCATATTCTGATCCACAGCAATAACTCACCAAATCATTTTCTGGTGGTGATGCTAGCTTCCAATCATCATAATTCATTTTTTAGTTCTTTTATTAATATGTTTTTCTACTTGAGAAGCAAAATACATTCCTGTTGCTAATCCTACTCCCCAAGCTATTAAATGTGTTATAATTTCCATTTATTATTTTTTATTGTTTGATTTATTTTCATTATTATCAATGCTACTAAAATTAGTATCACTAGCCTTATTAACAGTATTGTTTTCATTTTTTTTATCTATTTTTTTAGCTTGATCTTTGATCCACCATTTAAGATAATCTTCAGGAGTGCCTTGCCAATCACACTCCTTCATTGCCTGATATAATTCTTTCATTTTTCCCATAGTTACTTTATTTCTTTATCACATATGTCTTCTTTATAGTACTCAATATATAAAGAATCTAATGTGTAATAATAATTTGCTTGTAATACATCTATTTGTTTCTGTATTTTAGCTCTACGTATGTGTTCTGAATCAGTTAGATTATTATACATACTGCATGATGAAAGCATCAATGTTGCTAATATAATCAAAATTGTATAAAAATATCCTCCAAGCCATTTTAATAATGTTTGCGTTCTCATAATTTATCTCTCTAAAGGGTTATAGTATTTAATTTTCTCTTGGTCAAATGTAGATAACGCTGAGTTAACCCATTTAACATCTATAGTATTAGCATAACATAGTATATGACATGTAGCTTTTTCATAAGGTGATAGTCTAAGTAGTCTACCAATTCTTTGAGCAGTTTTACGTTCATTGCCATATGCATGCATTATAATACCTTGTTTTAATTCTGGTATAGATATACCTTCATTAAGTTGAAGTACACAAGACATTTTATTAATTCTTCCATCACTAAATAATTGCAAGTTTTCTTCAGATTTTTTATTACCTGAATGATAACTATGTGTACACATTCTATCAGCTTGCTTTTGTGTATTAGCAAATACTAAACATTTTTGGTTTATGTTTTTTAATAAACCTTTAGCATAAGCTTCTTTTGTACCATAGTCCATCATTGCTTTCATTCTCATGATAGATGAAAATTGTTTTTGCTTTTGTGTTTGTGCCTCACCAACACGTGAAGTAAAATAATCATAGTCTCCTTTTTCTGATGTATACCAGAATCCACCATTCTTATTTTTCTTTTTGTGTGTTTTTAGTTTTGATAATTGCAATTCATGTACAATAATTTGATAGTCATTTAATATTTCACTATCTGTTGCTTCATCAACACTAAAATTATATACAATAGGACAATATTTATTGACCATTTTGTATTTCTCAGTTCCTTTTCTTGGAGGTGTACCAGTTAATCCTAATATTTTACCTGCAAAACTTGATAAGAACTCTTCATGATTTTCTAATAAACTGTGACACTCATCTAAATAAACAATATCATAATCATTAGGATTATGTTTATTAATAGATAAATAAGTACTAAATGTAATATGATTTATAAGTTTATCAGTTAAACTCATTTTTAATAGTTCGTTCATCCAAGCTTCTTGTACAGTTAACTTTGGAACAACTACTAATACTTTTATAAATTGATTATAGTTTTTTAATAAGTGTTGTATTGCTATTCTTGTTTTTCCAACACCCATTGAAATACCTAAACCACATCTTTTATTATTTACGGCTAAGTCTAATGCCTGTTGTTGAATTTCTTCTCTCATTAATTTCTTTTTATTGATAAACCTAATTCTATTGCTTCTTCAGGATGTGTCTCTATCCAATCATGACATGATCTACACACAGATAACCATGTTGACATATCATTATGGTATTCACCACGTCCTTTTTTATGATGTACTTCAGATGACCTTAATGCACAGCCAGGTATACTGGCCATACAATTAGGTTTATCTGTAAGGAAAACTTTTCTAAGTTTAGAATATTCTCTATTCTTCTTAGACATTTTCTTTGATTCTCTTTTCATTTTATATCAAAATAATTACCAGGAAGTAAACCTTCCTCAATAAATTTTATTATAAGATGCTCATACTCTATACCACAATCTCTAAGACTCATTTTGTTCTTATAATCAGGCATATATTCAAATGGAATTGCTATTAATGCTTTAGCATCTTTACTGTTTTCAAATATAGCAAAAATTGCATTAGCTTTCTTATGACATAGCCATTGTTTCCATTTGTTAATAACATCTTGAGACCTTTTCCACACTTTAATTACCCTTCTCTTTTTGTCCCAGTGCATCTTATCAATTTCCTCCTTTTTATAAAGTTTTAATCCATGCAATACTCTTTTAAATAAAAAGTGTTGTTTAGGATTTAATTTACTATAATCAATATTTTCATATTTCTTAAATTGATCTAGTATTCCTAATCTGTGTAAATGTACAGTTTGTTGGGTATTTTTTAATTCTTGTAATTGTTCATTAGTAAACATAGTTTTAGTATTATTATTAAGTTAGTATTAAGTGAGTGTGTATAAAAAAAGAGAGACCCGTTAAGGCCTCTCTAATTTCAAACAAGTATTATGTGAGTCTTACAACTCAAATGTAGAATCTTCTACAACTTCTAAATCTTCTTCAGGTGTAGGTTCTTCTATTTCTTCAGATTTATCAGATTTTTTGTTTCTTCTTGTAGTTTTCTCTTCAGAAACAACCTCATCTAATTCATCTTTGCTAATTGTAGCTTTCTTTGGCTCAAGACCATTTGCTTCTCTAATAGCATTACCATTAGTATGCGTAATTAATGTGTCTTGCTCATCACTATCCATTGAATAGAATGTTTTTCTATATATAGGTGCATCAATTTCTCCTGTGTCAGTATTGGTTCCTATACATACGATGCCAGTGTCTCCAGCTATTTTAAGGTCTCTATCAGGATTATTTGCACTAAATGGCTCAAATTGTTCTCTAATAACAATATGTCCTGGGAGTTCTTTTCTATTTGCAAGCCCAGTTGCTTGTAAATCTTCTACAGTACCATGTATTAAAGTACTTCTTGTAGATCTCTTCACCCATCCTTGGGATCCAAATCCTACTTTTTCTTGAATTAATCTAACGTGCCCAAATTCAGGGTTGTTTTTAGATACTCTGATTACGTTATTGTTCTCATCTGGAACAATAGTAACTTTACCATTTTCTGTCATGTCAGTTTGGTTTTAAAAATGTTAATAAAAAATTGTTAATTGTGCTAAACGTCATCAGGATGAAAGTAATCATCCTCTAGCTTATCTATATCCGAAATCTCAGTAAGATTTGGCTCATACTCAACATGTTGATCATTTTGAGTTATATATTTACCTACTTTTGGTTCTTTTGTTGTACCTGATGCTAATTGTGATCTAAAAAAGGGATCAGTAACTTCACTTGTAAATTCATTACCAAGACAGTTTAATTCTTGTAACTCTTGATCAGTCATATCTAAGTACTGCTCTAGAGACAAGTGTATTATTCTGCCATTTGGTAATTGATAAATCATTTAACAAAAGTAAAAAAAATACACGTCCCTATCACATAGTTTTATTGTCTCAGTAATAATAATTGAGAGAAGTATAGCTATCTATTATTATTATTTATACAAATCAGTTATTTCCCATGCTAAATATGCTTGTTTTCTTGCATAAAGACTACTATATTTTAACATATTATTAGTCCAAGTATTGCATGTATAAAAGAAAGTATACTTACCTGTTGCTCTATAGTATTTTCCATTATTCTTTTTATCTGGAACTTTGATTCTATATCCTTCATCAGTATATTCATATGAATCACTTATATGTTGTCTTAACATATTTAATTGATATTGATCTACTGGAACAGGTATCCAGTTTTTTTGTTTATTATTATAAACAGTTTCACGAATTACAACATCTTCAGAGTTTTTTATTACATGCATAAAATCTAAATATTTAAACTCAGTCCATGTTGGTACATTTAAAAAGAAATATTCTGCTCCCCATCCAAATGAGGTATATTCTTCATAATTATCAGTTCCTGTTGGTAATACTATATCAACATGAACATCATTACTATTTAAATACACAGTATCTACTATTTCTCTTGTGTCACCGTAAATTAAACAAGGACTGTTAACAGTATTCATTTCACAACCCATTAAAACTGATGCTGCTAATATTATTATTATATTTTTCATCTTATTAATTTTATTAATTTACCATTTCTATTAATGCACTTTGCATCTTTTAGTTCTCTTATGCCCCTCTTGACGGTACTATAACTAACATTTAGTAAGTCAGCTATAGTACCATTAGAAGGAAAACAAGTACGTCTTTTATTACAGTGAACTGCTAATACAGTGTAAATTGCCTTAGCATTTGTTGAAAGTTCAGGATCTGTTATAACATCATATGATACTATACCAAATCTATCAGACTTTCTCATTCCATATTTCCATAAGTTTATTATACTTCACATCATTTGGATCTATCTTAATACAATCAAGAGTTTTAACATCATGATCTTGTATTACTACAGAGTTATGACATAATAATACATTAACTTTCATTTTATAATGAGTTGGATTAAAATCATCACCATATCCAGTATCACCCATTATAATACCATACATATAACCATCTGAACTCATTATACCTTTGTCTATCATAATGTCTTTATCCCAATCATCAAATTCATATTTACCAGGTTTAAACTTTATATAGTCATTAATATTTAATAACTCATAATCAGGTTTAAACATAATATGTATAAGAAATTCTAATTGTGAATCAGTTAACATATGTATCACTGAATCCATCATTGCAGATTCTTTATACTTCTTGGTGAATATATCACCAACAAACATTTTAATATTTTCTGTGCTTATACTAATACTTTTCATAATTAATACATAATTTCTGCTAAGATGTGAACCATCACCCACATTAACCCTATTCCTAAAACTAAACCAAATACTATTGTTCCAGTTATCTCCATCCAATTAGATTTATATGTGTGCCATATTCTACCAAGTAATGTTCTTTTCTTTTCTTTTTTAAACATGCTTTTGTATGGCGGAATCTTTTTTCCCTTTGCATTATATGAATACCATACTTCATCAATTTTATTTGCCATAATATTTCTTATTTATTAATATTCTGTTGTCGTAATACTTGTCTTGTACACCCAGTAGGACTTGAACCTACAACCTACAGCTTAGAAGGCTGTTGCTCTATCCAGTTGAGCTATGAGTGTAAAAATAGAAAAAGGGTAGCAGTTTCCTACTACCCTTATTTCCTCTCACTCAAACTTAATAATCATACTGACTACTAAATCATCTACAACTATATAGTAATACTATACTATTGTGTTGTTATGTAGGTCATAGTTGAGCCATTATTACCAAATAAAGGCAACATAATGCTATTCCTATGAATCCTATAAATGCTCCTAAAGCACTAGATCTGTATTGATCATCTCTTTTCATATACATAAGTTATTGATTTTTCTTGTACCTGAGTTTTTACATTCAGTGTACTTATCTAATATATTAGGATTATTCTTAATCAATTGTTTCAATTTTGGAAAGAATTGACTTATTTCTTTAATCCTATTTATATTTTCATAATGATTGTAGAAGAAAAGTTCATTAATTTCTTCATTATATTCAATATGTATATTCCATTCAGATAACATTAATTTATATTTATCATTAAACTTAATTACATAAGTGTAATCACCTTTACCTTTCAATATGTTTGATAAATATTTAGGTACATTTTGTGTTATCTGATAACATGTATAAGTTGTTTTCTCATCAATATTATATGATTGTCTAACATGACTCATCCAATAGTTGTTAATTATTTCAAATGTATTTCGTGTAGTTGTAACAAATCCAGTATGACCTTTGATTTGTTTATCTATCTTCAATACAGTTCTTATATTAAATCCAAATCTATGGTCATCATCCTTTGCAACTGCTTCAGCTGCAAAAGGATGAATCCCATTAGATAATAACCTTTTAAAATATTTAACTAACCTCATGATTTTGTCTCCCAAGATTTCCACGCTTGTCTTGAAATTCTCCAATTGCGGTAACTACTTCTTAGTGAAAAGAAATAGTTTAGTGTTGATACTAAGTAAACTAATTGTATAATACAATACATTAGTAATCCTCCTGCGTCACCTATGTCAAATAGATAACCAACAGGTAACATTGCTATCATTGTGATCAATGCTAAGATAGTTGAAAAGATAACAGCTACAAATATTCTTATAGGTGCTACCCAAGTTTTAATACGTTTCATAACAGTAGTAGTTTTAATTAATAGTTGTAAGTGATTTGAATGTCCATAAATGGAAGTAGGATTATTAGACCTAGATCACGATGTGATTTCTGGTAACCAAATCCAATACCAACGAATGGTATAAAGTTTATGCTAAAGTCTAAGTTAGCTTTGAATTTTTTGTTCATAATTGTATGATTTAAATTAATAGTTTGAGTTAGTATAAAACTTATGCAATCCAAGGTATCCCTTCTTGCCTGATCAACGACTGGTTTTTGTTTGGCACTTAGTGTTTAGGACTTTGCCCACCCAAACCTAACCATGGCATAAGTTTACTATAACTAGTGAGGACTCGAACCTCATACTCTTGTTTCATAGTAGCACCTCATTACCTAGCTTAGTTTAAAATTAATTAGGGGTCTGCATAGTCCTTTCATTTGGTCCAGAACTATGTCAGTATTATTACGACCATACCATCTACAAATGTAGTAGGAATTATCTCTTACCTATTATAATGGCTTTACAGTATCTCCAACCTAATTAGTTTTTATCTTTCAATATATCGTTTTAGTTTAAGAGTGTAATGTTTTAACTCATCTAGTTTCTCAGATGTACATGGAGCTTTATCTCCTTGTTTATGACATGCATTTATTAATTGTAACATGTCATCTACTGTATCTAGATGAAATCCAACAACATCAAAGTCTGTTGGTCCTTGTGAATCATAAGATGTAAATTCTTTTTCTTTGTTCAATTTATTATACCAGTATTATCCACTGGATTTTTTTAATGTTGCGGTTAATAATACTCTCATCCTATAGAGAGAGAACATAATAACTATACATAAGAGTATGTCAAGGAGATCATATTATAGGTAGACTATTGCATTTCTACTCATCCTATGTTCATTACTCTCATGATAGCTATATTATATATTACTGTCAATAACAGTTGTCAATGTGGTAACAAGTGGTAATTTGTGGTAAATAAGACCACACTCTCACAACTTAACACACACAATTAAATATTTTTTTAACTAATTAAATAATTTTTATGTGGTTACACACCTGGATGTGGATGTAACCTTGGATGTAACTCACCTGTGAATACATTTGTCTAGTAGATGAGCACACATCCAATTAAGTTGGTGCTGATTCTATACTGTCAGTATGTATTCACAGTTTGAGTGAGTTTGTTTATGCACTAATCTGTCATAGTACATAGAGGATTCAGGGATATTAATCCCCTTGTATTGGGTTATCCAGCCCAATACATTCCAGTTTCAATAGTGTTATCATCCTGGTCCATTACAGGAGATTCACTCATTGAGATACCTTCAATCTCTTGATTTGATTTCAAATTAAGGGTTGATGGGTCAATGGAATTACCACTCTGGTCACACGGACACCATAGACCGAAGGTCACGGTTCCTTGTGTTCTAGAGTAGATAGTTACACCATTCACAACTTTCTTTGTTAGTTGTGTAGGTTCAGATTTTACAACAACTGTGTTGTTTACAATCTTGTGGAAGAAAACATTCTTTGTCATAAGTCAAAAAGGTTTTTTAAATGATCCCTAAACATAGGGGGTGGCAACATGCCAAGAGTAAACCGGGGAGCAATTCCTAAGAACCTCTCAAGCACGTGACACATAAAACATTTTAATTACCCAAAAATTTTTTGTATATTAGGTATATACATCCTTTACTAAAAGGAAACAAATAATTGAGTGCTCACCTAAAATAAATTACTATGTCAGAAGAATATGAAGATGATGACTTTAATGGACTAACTTACGCACAGAAGTTACAGTTAGAGGAATTAATAATTGATACTGCATTTAGAAATTCATTCAGGATTATAACAAAAGAAAAAAAGTTTGAAGATCTACTGGATGAAAAAAGGGAAGATGGGATGAGTGCTGTCATGGCTCACCAGCCGGAAGAAGAACCGTCAATAGAAACGTTGGAAAATATGATGGCTTATTTCGTGGATACTGAGGAGTATGAAAAATGTGCTAAGATCCGTGATATAATAACGGATAGAGAAATAGATAATGAATTAAAAGAAATAATACCAAATGTACGTATACAAGGCAAAATTAGATAGAGTGGTTGATGGGGATACCTTAGACGCTATCATTGACCTGGGGTTTGATATAACAGTTCATAAGAGAATAAGACTGGCGGGGATAAATACTCCTGAGTCAAGAACCCGGGATCTAGAAGAAAAGAAACGTGGTCTTGCTGCAAAGCAAGCGTTAATAGATTTACTGGAGAAAACAAATGAAGAGAAATATTTTGTAATAGAGAGTGAGAAGGTGGGCAAGTTTGGAAGAGTTCTTGGTAAACTACATATAGTTGTAGAAGAAAAAGAATGTTGCGTGAATGACAAATTAATAGAAATGGGTCATGCCGTGGAATACTACGGTGGAAAAAGATAAATTATGGCAAGAAAAAATAAAGGTGCAATGAAAGGCTGTTCTATCAAGAATGGTTGTAAAAGTAAAAAAGGTGGGCTTACAGCTAAGGGTCGTAGAATGATCAACAAAAAAACTGGCTCTAAACTTAAAGCACCACAGCCAGGAGGAGGTAAACGTAAGAAATCATATTGTGCTAGATCTAGAGGTCAAATGAAAATGCACAATATAAGCTGTAGTAAAACTCCAGATAAAAGAATTTGTAAAGCACGTAGACGTTGGAAATGTTAAAACAGTAATTATGGCAAAGAAAAAAAAGAAAGCAAAAAGAGACGCTTGCTATAGTAAAGTAAGATCAAGATATAGTGTATGGCCATCAGCTTATGCATCCGGGGCACTAGTAAGATGTAGAAAAGTGGGGGCTGCCAATTGGGGCAACAAGTCTAAAAAGAAAAAATAATGGCTAAAGAAAGCTTACATAAATGGTTTAGTAGAAACAAAGGTAAAGGTTGGATAGATTGCAAGACTGGTAAAGCTTGTGGAAGAAAGTCAGCAAAAGGCGGATCTAAAAGACCGTATCCTGCTTGTAGACCAACTAAAGCACAATGTACATCTGCAGCTAAAAAGAAAACTAGTTCAAAAAGAATTAGTTGGAAAAAACGTAAAAAGAAATAATTATGGCAAATAAAATTAAACCTGCAACAAAAAAAGGGACTATGCCTAAGAGCTTATACAAAAAAGGAGGAGCAGTTAAAAACACACAAGTAAAAAGCCCTCAAGTTCAAGGATGCGGATGTCCTTTTGGTATGCAAATAGGACCTAATAACATTCTTTAATTATGTGGAAATTGTTCAAAGATCAAAATGACATTAATGAGAAAGCTATTGTAGGCTTTGCATCTTTTGTTCTTATGGTACTATTTGCTATTACAGATTTAGTAACAGGTCTTTGCGGTCAAGAGCTTATTATCAATAGTACTATTTACAACTCTTTTGTGTTAGTAACACTGGGTTGTTTTGGTATTAGCTCATTTGAGAAAGTTAAATCTAAATAATCATCTATGACAAATAAAGAAAAGACTCCTCCAAAGGGGTCCGTAAGGTTTTCCCTTAGTCTTTCTCTAGAACAGAAGAAAGCTAAAACGGAAATTCTGAAGAATCCTTTTAACTTTATAGTGGGTAAAGCGGGATCAGGTAAGACATTGTTGGCTGTACAAGTGGCCTTAGATCAATTCTTCAAGCGTCAATACAATAAAATAATAATAACAAGACCTACTGTCTCAACTGAAGATAATGGTTTCCTGCCAGGATCTGAACGTGAAAAGATGGAACCGTGGCTTGTGCCTATACGTTCTAATATGCGTAAAGTCTATAATAAACCTCATATCCTGGAAAAAATGGAAAAGGAGGAAAAGATAGAGCTTGTATCATTGGCACATTTCCGTGGTAGAACATTTGATAATAGTGTTGTAATAGTAGATGAGTTTCAGAATTTAACAAGATCACAGTTTGCAATGTGTATAGGTAGGCTTGGTAAAGATTCTAAAATGATATTTTGTGGTGACTCATACCAAATAGACTTAAAAGATAAAAACTGGTCAGCATATCATGACATGGCAAAACTAATAAACTCTAAGTATGTATTTAAAACTGTGTTAGAAGATTCACATAGGCATATAGCAATAGATGATTTACTAGAGCTATTAAATGGTTATCATTAAAAAAAACCTTATAAACTTTTTTTATTTAAACTTTTTATATATATTTGCCAACAGAATTTAATTATTAATTTAAAATTAACAAAATGGCAAAAGCTAAAAAAACAACGGCTCCAGAATCAAGTGGAGAAAACATTTCTAAAGAAGATTTAGAAACAAGAAGAAAGGAAATCACTTCATACTATGAAGAAAATATTCCTCATCTTAAAGTTCAAAAGGAGTATGAAGAACTTTTAAGAGACATTGAAAAAGTACGTGCAGAAAGACTGCAGGCTCAAATGTTTATTGCACAAACTATGGCTACTCCACCAGAAGGTGAAGAAGATCCAAGTGAAATGAAAGCATCATTTGATGCATCTAAAACATCAGGTGCTGATGCAGCAGAGCAAATTAAAAGAACCCTAAAAAGACAAACTAATGAAGTATAGTGTTGATCATATAAAGAGAGCACTAGAACGTAAGGGGTACAAGTTTTTTGAATCTGGTGACTATAACGTGAATATAGTTGGAGTAAGAAATTCATTAACCAAAAACAAAGTTACAAATGCATTTGATGATACAATGACTGTATCCTACAAAAAGGATGGAGTATGGCAGTATCATGAATTTGATTGTACAACTGATCCAGGAACACACTATATGGATAGTCCTATTGTGCAGAGTAAAGGTACTGCAATACTTAAACCAGGACAATATAAAGGTTCTCATAAGATCAGAAAGCATCAAGGTAGATATGAAGCTTTAGGACAACAAAAACCTGTTACAGTTTATAGAGACAATAACAGAGATGATGTATATAATTTAAATCAAGAAAATATTGATACTGGTTTATTTGGTATTAATATTCATAGAGCAACTAAGTATGCTAATAAAAAATCTACACAAGTAGATAAGTGGTCAGCAGGTTGTCAAGTTATTGCATCTAATGATGATTGGACTAAGTTCATGAAGATAATGAGAAAAGCTAGAGATACATGGAGTAATAATTTCTCATATACACTAATAGAAAGTGAAGACATTCCAACAACATGGCTATAGTAAATAGAATAGAAAAAAAGATTAAAGTAGGTAAGGGTGAGGTAATACAATACCAAATCCTTACTTACTGCTTCTTTAATAATATACAGATTAGTGCATCTGATCTTAACTGTCTCTATTCTTTGGCTCTCATGGAAGGTGTTGAACTAACTACATTTTGTGAAAAAATATCTGAACTAGGTATATTTAAAAGTCCTCAATCTTGTAGAAATGCTTTATCAAAAG